CTGCGCAAAGATTTCTTCAGATGGGTAAGGAGGGGAGCCCGGATATCGGCATCATAGAAATCAGACATTGAATCAAACTCAGTGGTTGCTTAGCCCCAAACAAAGGCAGCCTTTCTCAAGCATGGTCCCTGTGCCTACTTCAACAAAACAGACCTTGCGAGTCATGGTTCGACCAGACGGGGCATGTTTGATTTTTAGTTTCTTCCCCCATCCCTCTTTGATTTGAGCCATTTCTCTGAAAATAACCGTATCCCCGGCTTTGGCATTGGCTTCCTTGTCGTTTTTTGGACGAACAATCACGAAATTTTTACCCTTGGTGCAAACATCATCAAATTCTGTCTCACCCAACACAAATTTCAATGTAGGCCGCTCTTCACGCAACCCGCCATAATTGATCAAGATGCTAGGCATCATCTTTCTCCAAAATAGGCTGCAACATATCGAGATGTTGAGTCACGGCCGCTTCAATAAATTCTCTAACCCAAAACTTGTACTTTTGGACGACGTGTGTCCACAGAGTCTGAAGATAGAATCCATTGATCAATGGTCCAGATCCATCGTAGAAACCATGGATCCACCCCCATTCCTGGAAAAGCTGCAACCCTTCTTCTGTGACAACACTTGCCACATCCGCAGCCTGTACCCCTTCAATCTCGCCTTCTGCCGCTCCCAACTTCTCCAAAGCGCAAAGTACCCACTTGGCCGTGGTGGTCTTGAGCCCCAGGTTTTCTCGAATCAACCGGATCTTTCCCGCTTCATTCAACTCGAAATGCTTTGGTCCCGATGGGGGACCCAACGTCGGAACCACTTCCAAAAATTCCAAAACCTCTGAACCTTTCTTGGTTCTTCTCCTGGGCTTTGATGCTTTCGGCTTATCCTCCGTTTTGGGAGGCTTTTGAGCCCTTGGTTTCGACTTGTCTTTGTCGGCCTCAACTTTGGGTTTCTCTGCCTTCTGTCCTTTCCCAGCCACCTTCAAAGTGACCTCAGTCACCGGTTCACCCTTTTCCAAATCCAAACTCTCAGGCGGCTGAGGCAAGGTTGGCACGGATTGAGACTCCGCAGTTGAAACGGGTTGCTGCGTCAATTCTTGTTTTTTGCCTGCCATGGAAGTACCTCACGTCTCACTTTTCGAGTTCAATGTACTCAACTTTAGTGAATGGAAAGACCAAAAGACCTTCGTCTGTTTTCACACCAACACAACTTAGATCCATGGCCACCCTTATTTCTCGGATGCCTTTTTCGAACTTGAATGCTTGAGTGACATGCCTTGGCCCTTCTGGAAAAGTCTCAGAGAAGGAAACCACAACTTTTCGAGCCAACATATGATGGCCTGGATGAACAAACATCAATCTGAACCCTCCACATACCTAAATCCTGGGCACCCCACCCGACCAATATCCTCTTTGGAGTATGGCCATCCTTCACAGACTCTACGACGTGCACCCCAATCCCGAAGAGTGCACGCCTTCCGAATATGATCGTAAACCCCACAAGCAACACCGCAAGTAACTTGTCCCACTATTTTTGATTTAAAACCCTGAACAAGACCCACAGCCCACCCAGGCAACCGATTCAATCTCATTCGACCTTTCTCAACCTGATAATCCAACAACTGGCCCAATAAACAACATCGACCACAGCGACAACACTCGCCTTCTATTTTTGGATCTCTGTCATACATAACCAGCATAAGTAAAACCCTCACACAAAATTAAATCATGTCCACACACCCTCAACGTCTTCCAATGGAATTGACGGCCCAATATCCTCAATTACAGGCCCGGCTCTCTGCCGACGATTATTCCGACGCCTAATCTCCAGAACTGGACAATCCTTCTGATGCTTCTTTCGAAGTTCTTTCGTTGCGAAGTACTCTAAACATGCCTGACAGCGGAACTGCTTACTCACTGGATTGGAGCACCACCCTTTTGTCTTAAGGGTGTGCATATGGCTGTAGTACGCCTCATGCGTCTTGAAATCTTGGCGTTTGCAAACAGGACATTGCCGAGATTCAACCGGGATAGACAGCTTTCGGGCCATAACCCTTCTTACACTCCAGAATGGCGCTAGTCAACAGGCAAATCGATGAAAGTGTCGTCCGACAAGGTTTGGACCAACTCATGGGCTTTTTCCAATACCGGAGCCAGCTGATCCAAATTGGTCTTTACCATCTCCTGCTGGTCACCATGGCGCTTCAGGATTTTTGCCTTCTGCACTTCCAAGGCCTCCAAATCCCGTCGCTTCTCAACACCGGTGTCACGAAGAATTTGGATCCACTTTTTTCGCTCGGCCGTCACCCGGGCAATGAAGTCGGATAGCTCATCCAGAAATTCTGCTGCAGTGGACAACAACCACCTCCAGATTCTAGACAAAAATTCCATCAAGGTTGATCGCAATCTTACCATTGTTGCTGACCACGATCCCAATCGAATCTCCACAACGCAATTCCAAATCCACATCCAAAATCGGATGGCTTCCACCCTCCAGGATTTTGAAATCCCGCTGATAGCCTCCCACGGCTCCACCCATACCCGGAAGGGCATTATCCCAGCGTAATGCATCCAATGTGTCCACAAACAACCCTTGACGCTCCGGAGCCACAAACGCTGGTATGGAATTGGAAGTCGGCCGAGTGTCCTTCAAACGAACTTCCATTTGAAGTTTAGCACCACCAAGACCTTCCCAGGCTGCGATCATTTCCAGGATCCGGAAATTCCGAACATCTCTGTTTTGGAGGTAAAACAGGTAGGTCCCATTGAAATCACCTTCAATGAAACCCGTGGAGATATGCATCTTTTCATTTAGCAAGTCACTCATGGTCACGACTCCTTTGACGCATCTTGCGCCGGTTAAACCAGGCCGTTCTCATAGGCCCAGCTGTATTTGATGTCCGCCACACCTGCTGATTCGTCAATACCCACCACAACCGACTTTGGGACCCACAAGGGGCCATCACCAACATCCAAATGATAGGCAGCATCAGTCTCGCCTAAAACCTCGTCGAAATCCAGCTCAACCGAATCGGCCACAACCCACCTCAATTCTCTGGAAAAACTGCTGGTGTAACGGCCTCCTCAGGACCCACCACCGCATCTAAAGGCATATCCATCGGAGGTAAACTTGGAATGTCCACATAGACATGAGAAGAGTATTCCACAATGTCCCCCCGACAAACCCAACTCCCATCTGACAAAAGACCGAACACCAACCGCCCACCCAGAGCTTGGCGTCGTATCCGCCCTTGCTGGGTCTCGAAGTCCAAATATAGCCACGAGGGTGTTACCAAATGGGACTCATGGCCTGCAATTCGAATCCAACGTTCTTTCATGTCAGACCCTCTTTTTCGTCCAAAAAATCTCGTTTGATTCACCGATCTCGTATCCAAGCAAATATAACTTGTATTGCAGCGTAGGCAAAATCTTATCCAGACCAACCCGAGAAACCACGGCCAAATATCCCATGGTCTCCCGAACCGAACACGATCCACGAGACACCAACTGCCTGGTAGCAGCGCCCAACTTTTTACTATTTTTGTAGGCAGACCACCCTTTCGGCCTATAGCCCTTTTCCACCAAAAGATCCCAAGGCAACAACTGTCCATGGGCCACATTCACTTGCTTGGGTTTTTCTTTCATCTGGACTTGCTTAGGGGCACCCCCACCCTCCGGTATCCGATCCAAGATAGAAGGAGCCCTTGGCTTCGGCATTGGTGGAGGAACCTGGACAGGAACAAAATTCCTTTTTAGCTTTTGGGCAGGTCGTCTCTCCGGTTTCGACTCGGGCTCAGGTTCTGGTTCCAACTCCAAATCATCCTCTTCCAATTCAAATTCCAAGTCTGATTCATCCTCCGATTCATCATCAACTGGAATCTCCGGCTCCAACTCACCTTCTGACTCTGAAATCTCAATCGGATCCGAATCAACAATATCCTCCGACATCTTGGCTCTCTTTGGTTTTGACTGAACAACCAATCGATATCCAAACTCAGTACAAACAATGGTCTCTTCAGGAGCAAGTTCTTTCCGGCATTTACTCATCAAAGTTTCAATGCCTTTCTTGGTACACTTCAAAGATCCCATTAACGTATCCACCGCGTACGTATGACCTGAACGTAACAAAGACAACGCTTCTCGTTTTCTCCAGTTCCGATCTCCGGTGGCCTTGGCCGATTTCTGGACTGTTGGCAAAAGCTGTTCGAGTGACTTAACTGCAGATGCAATTTTGGCTCGTTCCCGCATCAGGCTATCCAGACCGTTCAAATACTCCGCTTTTTCTTTTTGCAAAGTTTCAATCCGGTGATCCAATACAGCTGCTGTATCACGGAACCCAGCAATTCTTTTGTCCAACCGACTCAGCGCAACAGACAAATTACCCAACTCGTTCATCAATACCTCAACAGCGTGTAGTTAAACCAAAGACTCTGTCCCCAGCTTTGTTCGGGTCTCACCACACACCGAACAAACGGAAAAATGAGTCGAGGATACACAACCCTTCAGTGTGACGCGCAGTTGGTATGTCCAAGGACCATAATCATGACCCAATGCAGCACATTCTTCGACGACACTATTCCGCATCAATTGGCGAACCTGTTGTACAAACGCCCGATTGCTATCACGCATCTTGCGGAGTCTAACTTTGTCAGAATTTCGCATGAGTATATAGGTACACCAGATTGGTGTACCTGTCAAGGAAGGAAAACAAGGAATTAAGTCATCTGGACAACGGTCAATCCAGCCTCCTTCAATTCCCGCACCTGATCAGCGGTCAACTGCATGTCAGCACCGTTTCCCTTTCGAACGTTTTCGGCGTGAACTTCAGACAACTGCTGTTGGAAACCAGCACCCCTGAAAACTCGGGTCAAACGATCGACCGTACCCAAACCAGACACTTTGTACACCTTGAACATAGTACTCTCCTTCGTGTTGCGTATAAATCTAAACTACACACCCTTTTGGAGATCGTCAATAGTTCTTACGAGCAAACCCAATCACTTGTTCAGGGCTAGGATAGGTCAATAGGTCGTTCGACTCCAATACTTCATTCCCCAAAAAATCCGTACCCACATCTGAATCATCCAAAATACCTCGCTTGCCTGCCACCAAGTCTTCCAAGTCTTGTTCAAACGTTCGGTCCTCCCTCTCCTGTTGCTCCTCAGGCGATTCTTGGTACGCAGCCTCATCACCAAAGGCCACTGAGAATCCAATACCCTGCCGGACAGCCTGATCACAGAACCATGCAGCCATCGCGATATCGTCATGAGCCACCACCGACTTGACTTCCCCCTCGTCCCAGGTGAAGCCATTCATCTCGGTGATCCATTCTTCTGATTTCGCAATAGACTCAGCATCCCCCCTGGGGATCCGAAACTTGCCATTCTCCAACAGCACTCGTAACGAAGGAACACCCTTTTCCAAACTGTGTTTTTGGGCCCCTGTATGAAATTTTTTGATTGGTAAATCCGTGGTTCGGATCAATTCATCCCCAAAAATTCGCTGCATTTGGTTCGACTCAATCAAAACAAGATCAACCGCATACTTTCGACAAGTCGCATTGATCAAACTCAATTGCTCCTGATACGGCATTCCTTTCTCTCGAATGATGTCCAGGATCCAACGATTCCCAAACGAGTCCAAACCAACCACGAACAGCACCGTGTAATCGGCCTGCACATTGGCCGAAATCGCGAGATCCACCCCCATGTAGATTCCTTCGAACCCTACCGCCTTCCAATAGTCGATGCCCATACCCATCGACACACCACGTTGTTCCACCGGATCCCCCCGGAACAGCTTTTTTGGAAACAACGACATGTCATCAGCAATCGGTTGCGTCTGATACTCGCGAGTAAACCGAATAGATTTGATCTCACGCTTTTTGGCAAGCAACGCCTCTAGATCATACCGCTCCGGCCAAAGCGGGGTTCCATCCTCCTTAATCGCCTGGTACCTGGCGAATTTGTATTCCTCATTATCCGCCAAATCACCATAGAGATCCCGAGAATGCTGGGGTGTCCCAACCACAATAATTTGGCCACCCTGTTTCCGAGGCACGATCATGTTCGAGATCGCATTGTAAAAATAATCGATCTGCTTTACCCGAATGGTCTCGGAATAGGCCGATTGATCTCCAACCCCATCATCGACAACAATCCAATTCGGGTGCGCACCACGAGTCTTTGTACCAAACGATTTGGCATAGATGTGACTCCCATTCGACAGTCGAATATGAGTCGCACCCCAAGCATAGGTTTTGCGAGTTCCTTTGGTATTTGGGATCAAGTGTTGCAGCGCTGGATTGGTCTCAATTTCTTCTTTGATGTCATGTAGGATTCTCGCAGCTTGAACCTGGGATTCCGAGAAAATATAACCCTTTGATTTAGGCCAAAACAGAGCTTTCCAAATGGGATACGCAAAATCAAAGAAAAAGGTCTTGCCATGATCGCGTGGCGCCAAAACACAAAGACGCAGATGATCATGGACCAATTGATCCCATTCGAAATGGTGCTCGGAAAGAAAGAACTTGCCATTGTAGGGCTCATCCTGGGGTCCCTGGAGTATTTCCTGAGCAAAAAATGCACAAGACGACTTAAGCATGTCTTGTGTCATCTCATCCCAGATTTCATCTTTTGATGCTTCGGACTCTGCCGCTAGCGAAATCAATTCGTCATGCGACATCAATCCCAACTCAGGATCATACTCTGCGCGTTTGAGGTAGCCACCAAGGCCCAGTGGAAAAACACCATCAACAGGTTCTGTGGGTTCTAAATCTGCAAGCTGTGTATGCATCACCCCTTAATCATGGGGTAAATCTGGAAAGGAATCAAGGGGTACTGGATAAATCAACCACGTTTGCGTGCTTCTAAGACATCCAAAATAGATCCGAAATCAGAATGGAACGACGTAACACACCCTGTGAACCACACGGACAGGTCTGGAGACGCCCCGGACCATGCTTCCCATACCAACACATCCCTTCCAAGGAAAGCCCCTAAACTGGCCTCTGAACGTGTCCCATCCCCTGCGTATTCATCCAACCGGACCAACACAATGTTGGCTCTGGCCAAAAGTCGTTCATCGCACTCCCGCAAAAATCGACAAGCTTGCCGGTACAACCGCGGACTCAAAGTCGGAAGCTGCAACCAAGCATCCAAGACGAACAAATCCCAACCCAGAAACCGCGCCAATTCGTACTCAACCCCTTCCGTGGGATCGATCACACTGTAGCCAGCCATCTGCAATTTAGGTCTCACTTCTTGTCGCCAACCGACACCACGATCAGGTGCATGATCAATCGCACCCGACAGATAGATCGCTTCCTTCCGCCTGCAAATGAAGGAAAACACCAATCGCCTCCAGACTTCCCGAATCATACTGTCCTCAGCAATTGAAGTATGGGAAAAAGCCACTGAGACCAACACCAAACAACACACCAAACGCCCACCAAAATACACGAATTCGTGTTGATCTACCAAAAACATTCGACCGAAGCCTTTTGCAAACCATTGGAGTTGGATCCGGCTCAGGGTACCACTTCACCAGTTGCCATTTGTAGTACCGTAGCGCAGCCTGACATGCGTCCAACTCTTGATCCAACCGATCTGCTGCCTCTTTCCCTCGAGAATCCCCCACAAAAGCTTCAATATTCCGAGACAAAGACCCAGCATCTATCTCTAGTTGTTTGATTTCTGACTTAAGTTGAATGCCAGTCAGACCTACTTTGATCTTGTAATCCATGATCACCCTCCCAAGTCTACAATAAAACCATACACCATTTTGGAGGGTTTGAAAAGAGAAAAGATCAAAAATTCGTGATCAGTACCTCTCCGACCTTTCCACGCTTTTTGGTGTTACTGTTCACCCCACGTCCCACCCGAACAGTACTGATCAAAAATTTGGAATACCTGTTATGGATCCATTCAGTATCGGAATTCGACAAAATCCATCTGACTTCTCGATCATGCAACTTCTCCAACGTAACAGCCAACCGCTCCTGATCATCCATACTAAATCCATCCGGCGTATAAGCCGTGAAATTCGCAGTAGCAGTCAATGGAACATAAGGTGGATCCAAATAAACCAAATCGCCTGAACCAGCGGATTTAATCGCCCTTTGAAAATCCTCCACAGACAAAGCTACATCCCACATCCGAAGGAGGGTATTCACAGCCAACAAATTTTCCCGATCACAAATCAAAGGGTTCTTATGCCGCCCAAACGGAACATTGAACTTTCCCTTGGAATTCACTCGATACATCCCGTTGAAGCCAGTTTTGTTCAAATAGATCATCCGAGCGGCAACTACATCGTCCGGAAGGCCTTCAAGGTCCAACGCCCGTTCTGCCAAATAGAAATCCTTGTCATACGGCATTTTCTCCAACCGGAGAATCACCCTTTGCACAAACACCTGCAACGTCTTCCAGGTGACAATCAGCTCACGATTCATGTCGGATAGGTAACATCGTCTGGGTGCAATTCCATTCCGATACATCCCAAAGAAAACAGCCCCACCTCCCAAAAATGGCTCGTAATAGTCTCGAACAGAACCAATCAATGGGAGGATCGAATCCAACGATCGGCCTTTCCCCCCTACCCACTTCAAGAAAGGTCTAGGATTTTTCATTCTTGTCCCGATTTCTCTTTCGGCCATAGATTGACCTTGGTTTTTGTTCGACAACAGGCTGGTAAACCACTTTCGCGGCGCAGTAACAAATCAAACTACCTTGAGGAAAACAATGAATGGTGATCTCAGTCCCATCTATCACGGCTTGGTAGCACTCCTTAGGTTTTCGCGGTGGTTGATATCTTCCTCCCAAAACGGGCCTCCATCACAGCTATGGCCTGCGGATTGGTATCAACCAAGACACACCGACGACTGTGTTTCAGCGCCGCTGCCCCAAACGTACCAGAGCCCGCAAAACAGTCCAACAAACGATCCCCCGTATACGAATGCACCTTTACAATCCGCTCCAACACCCCCAATGGCTTTTGAGTCGGATATCCCGTCTTCTCCTTACCATTAGTTGGGACGATTGTATGCCACCAACAATCTGTAGGTGTCTTGCCCCGAGCCACCTTTTCGGCTGACACCAAACCCGGCGCCATGTAAGGAATCCGATCCATCTGATCAAAGTTGAACGTGTATTTCTTGGGGTGTTTGGAATACCAAAAAATCATGTCGTGCTTCCGAGACCACCTTTTCGTAGCCCGACCACCAAAGTCATAGGCCCAGATAATCTGATTTTGGAAGCAATTCCTACCAAAAACACCATCCAGAGCCACCTTGGCGTAGTGCCCTTCACGCTCATCCATATGCAGAAAAAGCGATCCATGGGGTCTCAACAACCGGTGGCCTTCCTGCAAGAAAGGCAACAACCATTCTTGGTAATCTTCCCGATCATCCTCATAGGACAATTCACCACGTTGCCGCGTCTTTCGGGTATTGAATGGTGGATCAAAATAGAGCAGATCAAAAAACTCACCCTCATGGGCTTTCATCCACTCCAGACCATCCGCATGCACGATTTCTAACATTCAACCCAATCCTGATTTACCCACCAAGGATCAAAAAGTAATTCACCATACCGATTGTCAAAGTAGGCCATCTTGTGGCGCCCGACATGACGACAGAAGGTGTCCGCAAAGAATCGAATACCAACATAAGCTTCCGCCACCGAAAACCCTTTTTGACGCAACCGAATCACTTCCAAGGCCAATGCTCTGGAGACTTCCTCAACTGTTGTGGCCGGATTTTTCATTTTTCTGGAAACCACCTTGCCTGCAACCACCCATGCGACTGCAGACGATTTCGGAGAGCCATTGCTGTTCTGGGGCCAACGACCCCATCCACACCGAGGCGCATCATTCTCTGGAAGGTCTTTACAGCCCGTTCAGTCCGCTCCGAATCGACCTCTTGGAGGAACACAGGGTAACCCAAGAGCAAAAGCCCCAAACGGGCCGTGGTCGGCTCACAGACCCCTTTAACTTTCATCAAATCGTTCTCTACCTGCTTCAAACGATTCTCCCCATCGCTGTAGCCTCGCAGAAAAGACCACGTTTGAACAACCGATCGAGCCCCACGCAAGGGACCCCCCTGTTGGATCCGTACAATCCGTCGAAAATAATCCGCATCAAAAGGATTCTCGACCGCATTCCGCATGAATGTCAGCGGGAACAATGGGCCAGGATCTTTCTTTGATTGCTGAACGGCCGAATGCGGCAAAATTGTCTCCTGACAAATCTTTGGAAATCGATCCCTCATTTGGATCATCAAATCCCGCACTGTCTCCAACTGACCAACTGGGTACCTCCCCCAGGCATGGCCAAGGACCTTCACCCGCCCCGGAGACCAATTCTTTTTGGCCATACCCGGATTGACAATCTCAATACCAAAATGGGTTTTATTCACCGACTTTGAACCGGCATGCCAAGCCGACTTCTCCAACGGAACACACTGGACGACGATTGCCGGCAAACCCCGAATCAACGGCAAATCTCCTGCCAACTCCCTGTCTTTGTCGGTCCAATCATACCCAACCACGAAATGTGCAGACGCCTTGGATTGATATCGTCGGCGCATAAACCAACGAGTAGCCCCCAAGTAGGAATTTCCCCCAGTGTAATGGAGGATCACCCCATTGGGCTCAAACTCATTGTAAAACCAGGGTGAAGTCCTCTCAGTGATCCCATGTGCCTCAAAAACACGCCCAGAAAAAATCCGCAACTGATCAAAAAAGTCCATCTCTCACCCCATCTGCCAAATACAGATTGTTAAAGATCCAGAGTCCAACCGCAATGGGTGGCCTACATCTCCAGTGTAGCACAGGCGAGTTGAAGACTCAGGAGCATGCTTTAACGCCTCTTGAAGCACCTTCCCATTGATCTGCACCCATCCTTCTTGGTGACCTTGTGCATGATCCACCTCCACCGACGCTGTGATCACTTTACCCACACCCCCCTCTTCCCACGCACGCAACGTCAACAACCCCTCACCGAATTCAAGCTTGATTATCCCCAAAGCCGCCAAAGCCGCTGTTTGCCGCACCACTTCAAACAGTTCCTTTGTCGAAAAAAAATAGACAGCCCCGGTGGTATGCTCCGGGATAATCCCATTCGTGTCCGGAAAACCCACATTGACCAAGGGACTGTATCGGACTTCTTCCTCACCAATGAGAAAAAATCCATATGCCCGATCAAAGTAAGTCCGTACCTTGCCCTTCGGCCACGTCTTAAACAACTTGGCTGGAATCAATCCCTGCCAACGACCTTTCACCTTGGCTCGCGCCAAACGCCCCTTTGCCAAGGACTCCACATAGTCTGGATGAAAATGAACCACCCCATAGTCCTCTAACGTTTTCCCAGCCGCATGGGTAGCCGCCTTGACGTTTTGCCACAACACACACTCCTCAAAAAGATCTAACGGTGGGATGTTCAAAAAAACACTATACGCATTGACATCCAATCCTTTCAGCAAATAATCCGCTGATTCAGACCGCAAATAGTAATCCCCATACCCGACTGGGGTAAATGACAGGCTCCCAGTATCCTTGACCGCAGTCTTGATCACAGTTGCATCAAACAAAGCATTCGGAAGGGTCTCCTCTACGAACACCACCGAAGTAACGATGCCATCCGACCCACAAACCCAACTGGGACATCCTTCCGCTCCGGGAATCAAACGAAGCAATTTGGCCTCGTCCTTTTTCGTGGGCAATAGTTTGAGAGCCCGTGCCAAAGCTTTTTTAAGTTCCATAGGTCCGCACCCATCCAAAGTCCAACGCCAGACCACGACGCAATGGATCCAACACTGTCTCAGTTACCTTGCCTTCCAAAAATTCCAACAAGCGTTTTGTCGCTGTAGGCAACCCTTTTCGTTTGATCCGTTTCATGTAGGTATGATAACACCTGCAACACAAACCCAAAGCACGATGGGAACGAGTCTCTGTACCACAATTCAAGCAACCGTAGAGACCATGTTTTTTGCACCAATAATCAGACACAAGCCACTTCAGCATTTCCCGAAATTGTTCATCCGAAATCATATACGACCCAGTGGGACTCGTTTTTTTCCACTTCTGCCCCAGCCCCCCACGAGCACGCAAGAAATGAGACATACTATACCCGGAAATCCGACAGACATCCTGAAGGCTATACGTGCCTCGACTTAAACCACCCGGGCCTACGAGCACCCGTGCTTTAGCGTAAACGGCCGCCCGAGATCTGCCCCCCGGGTGGTTGGGCCATTCCGGATAACTGTCCCCTGTATTCCGCTGAAACCACTGAATCCCTGATGTACCCAATCCTTGTAACAAGACATTAGATTCCTGTTTTGACCACTTCTTACCCTTCCCCATTGTCTTCTTCCTTTTTTTCTGCTGCAGCGATCCTTGCACGCACCGCAGCTGTCCGATCCCGGGCAAGCATCAATGCTGCTTTTCGGGATTCATCAAGAGACAATTGGGGTTTCAAATTCGGTCTAGACGTATCCATGTCCCTAGGTACAAGCTCTGTTCCAATACCCTGTCTTAACTCATCCAAATGCTTAGACAAGCTCACCAAGGCCCGTAACATTCCCTCTAATGAGTTTGGCTCAATCTTCATCTGGGTAGTCAAAGCCATGCTCTTATCAAACAATTCAGTCATGTTCTTTAAAGTCTGAACACGGCCATTCACAATCTGTCGGCCTATCTCCTGTTCAAACTTGGCAGTGAGACCTTGAAAATACTGTTTCCGTCTCTCTACCCAATTATCTTCAACACACCATTTCTGGAGTGTCGACAAACAAACTCCAAACTCAGGCATCGCCGCTAAATCGCGCAAACCCAAAGACTCACAACTTGTCCTGTATATGATGCCTGCCTTTTCTCGTAACCAAACTCCCCCTTCATTCCGTTCTGCTTCCTGACAATTACCCAATTTCTGTTCAATCAATCTCAACTTTGCCTGGGCGGATGTCTCGGTCCGAATGATATCCGGCTTCACGTACGTTGCTTTCAACGTCGTGACCCGGAACAACGGTGGTCTTTTTTTCCGCCCAGCCATTTTCAATTCCTCGTGTCGTGCATCCCTTTCAACCGCCTATTCAACTCCACCCTCAAATCAGACCATTCCTCTTGCATGATACCCGCATATCGCTGTTCTTCCATAGGGGAAGCATCGTCAAAATCATCCACCTCAAAATTGACACTCAACTTGCCTATCTTATCAACCTTCACATCAGCGGAGACCTTTTCCAAATCTACATCCAAAGCTTTCGCAATCCGCATGGTCCCGAGTTCAATCATCTCCCTGAGAATCAATTCTCGATTCAACAAAAACAGACCGTCTTCCATGTCCGTCATGATTTAACTCCCGTGTTGGCTTTCCAAAACCATTCTGTTGCAATGATCCCGTGTCCAGCCGCATCCGCAATGTGTTCAACCCCCACAACCAAAGACTTGTTTAGAGCAAACGCTAGGCCGTCTACCTCAGCGCAAACCGAATCCTGAATCAAAAATTTTTCACTTTTTCGTGTTTGAAGAAATCTATTCGCCAAAGACGCAGCTATTGATATCCGAACAAATGCATTCGTAATCCCGGAAAGGCCCACAATACACCCATAAACTGCCATTGCTTTAATCGCATCATTCTGTGAACCGACCTTGATTTGATGCCTATTCAGCACGTAAGCCTCCACCCCTATTACTTTTGGTTGGTAGAGCTTAAGTATCTCATCGTATTTTCGAGCAATCATTACGTAGCGTCGAAGATCCTCGTCCATCACCCTATGCTTACTGCTTTTCCGAATCTCTTTCATCGGGATGCTTGGCGAAGTCGGGATGTAAACTGCCCTGATTATATAAAACTCCCTCTTGGGAGTACAGCCCAAGACAGCAACACCCGTACTAGCAAAGCCAGGATCAACACCAACGACAATGAGGTCATTTGGTGTTTTCAACCGGCCGCGTAAAACAAGATCTTTTCGATCAATCTTCATTGTCCAATGCTTCCAGGGTTTCCACGACCTCGGATCGTTCCATCCGAGTGAACTTGCAAAACTCGATATTGGAGGTCACTACCAAAATAGGCTTGGCCAACTTTTTTCCCAACTCCGTTCGAAGTTCCTTCACAAATGAAGTCGAGGCAGTCACCGGGACACTCACCACCTGGTACCGTCCCAAGGGCTTATCCAACATGTAAGCCCCGGCCTCAATCAATTCCCCCTCTTGATTCTTGGCAAAGACTTCAATCTTCCAAAAAGTCGATGTCCGCTTTCGTTTCTTCTTCTTTTTCTTCACAAGACCTTTCCGGCGAGCATCATTCTTGGCCCGTACTTCGTTGTACTTCTCAATCAATTCATCTTCCGTGGAACCCACTTCAGCTGTTTTCGGATTCTGATCCATCTGCTTCCTCCGGAGTCAACGTGATCGTCGTATCACCATTTGTTTTGGTGAACAAAATCTGCCGATCAAAACTGGTCACAAAGTCAGGGGCATGCTCGATCACAAAAATAGAATCTTTGTGAGCACGGAATGCTGTCAACAATTCGATTGCAGCCTCCCGACCAGACGCATCCAAATTTCGAAATACCTCATCCAAAAACAAAACATTGAATGAAGTAGACGCTCGACGCGACATGAACATGCTCAAACCGAAATCAACCGCAAACGATATTCGCCTCTTCTCACCACCAGAATACGAACGGTAATTGAAATCTACAACCGTGCCATCCGGATTTGCATGGAAAACACGTATCTCCGGCGCATTCACAACTTGATTAGTTCTGGTGGTCTTCTCAGTTTGAAATTCAACCCAAAATGTACCATGCGTCAAAACAGACAACCACTTGTTGGCAGCTTCCGACAATTCTTGAATCCTTTGATCCATGATGTAGGATTTCAGACCCTTCTTTCCAAAACCCTCCACCCAAAAATCCACATGAGCCTCTTCACGCCTGGTAGCTTCCGCTCTCGCCTTGGCCTCTTCTACCTCCTGAGCCAGCACAGCCACTATTTGAGTCTGCTCTGCAACCTGACTATTGAACGGATTCTCTGAAGCCCTGAGTTGATCTATCTGACCCCTATAGTTTGCTAGATCAGACTCAAGACCAGCCACCTCTTTTCCAACAGTTTGTTCCAAGTAAAGCAATCGCTCATCAATTCCTGTCAATTGATCCTGGCTACGCTTATTCAAATCCCTATACTTCTGTTGATTCACTCGGCTCTCTGCCTGACCTACCTGTATTCGCGACTGAACAGAGGCTTTTTCCTGCTGCAACCTTTGTCCTGTTTCCTGCAACTGGCCCAATGCCTGATTTAACTCTGCGGTATGCACTTGATGCTGCCCCAAATCAACAGGTGTTTTACAAAGTGGGCAGACCCCTGAGGCCAATTGTCCTTGAGCCTGTAATTCCCCCTCAAGCTTTGCGGCCTCTCCCACATTACTAAGGATTCTCTGATCCAACTCTGACAGCTGTTGATTACATTCTGAACTATCAAAATCGGGTGGAGCCATCAACATAGCTTGAGCCACTTGAACTTGTTTACGGGCCTCCAATAGACTATCCCGTTCTTGCAATTCCGCACGCTTTTGAACCAAATTCGCTTCTGTGGCCGTCACCGTATTCGCCAGTAAGGCTATCTGATCCGTTTTATCATCTTCAAAACTATCCGCTTTCACCCGAGCTGAAGTCAACGCCATTTCAGCTTGATTGTGCGCCTGTTCTTTCCCCACCTGGTAGGCGTTCAAATCCACCAAATAGGTGCTCAACTGGCCCTTTCTCTCTTTCACACAGGCCAAACAACGATCTATCGCCTCCAACTCAAGCAGCTTTGTAAGGACAGACATTCGGGCCGCATCGGTTGCATCTGCATACCGAATCAAATCAAACTGTCCAAACATGATCGTTGACTGAAAAACTGCTCGGTCAATCCCCAAAACCTCTTCTACCAACTTCTGCGTTTCTCGAACATCCTTTCTCGTTTTATCCACGCCCCCCACTTTGAAAACCAACGTGGTCTTACCCCTCTTTCGCGTCCGAACAATCCGAATTGCCATCCCTTGCTCATCTTCCAACAACAGGTCCACCCGGGCTTCGGCCTTCCCTTCGTGTAATGCCTTTCGATTGATAACCGCATCCACATGATCCCCACGAGGATGAACCCCAAAGCAACACCAGTCGATCGCATCGAAAAAATACGACTTCCCAGCTCCATTTGAATCCATACCCGTCTCATCATTGTTCTTTCCCGAAAGCAGAACCAACCCCTGATCATCCAGAGAAAGACTATGTTCCCCTCGAAACAACGTAAAATCCTTGATTTTTATATGCTTAAATCGCATTGATGACCTCTTCAGCAATCTCTAACAATCTTTGCAGATCCAAACCATCTCCAAATTTCTTTGCGTACTCAACCGCAAAAGCACCTATACCGGCCCCTTCCGGCACAACCAACCGGGCTTCCTTCTTTTTGATCTTTGGACAAACATTCGCCTGTAACTGCATTGCGGCCAAATTAGCTTGAACAAGTTCGATCGACTCAGAAGGGGCAATCACCTTGATAATATCGTGAGAACGCATCCCCTCCGGATAAACGAAATTTGGATCAGTCATGTCCAACGAATAATAGCGAGGACCCCAACCAGTGTCTACCCAATTGAAATGTCCCGTCTGTCTATTCCAGACCCCATACCCAGTCACATTACCTTCCTCATCCGCCCTAGTCTGATACGGGGAACCCACGAATGTCACATTGCCCACCACCTGTCTCTTATGATAATGGCCTGAATAGACCCTGTTCGTCTCCGGAAAAACAGTCCCGCCTTTTGATTGGATCAACTTGTTCATTAAGCCCCCAGGTACATCCTGATGAGCCCAAATCACCTTTCCAGAAGCAGGTGCCCCCATATACAAAAAATCCGAATTGTACTCGGCCGCTTGATGGGGCAACCAAACCCCCCAATCATTCAGCGTAGGTTTAGTGTAGACATGGACACCATCCACATGGCCAAACGCCTCAAGAGCCGTTTCCCCAGCTCCATTGATCTGATCATGGTTGCCTGAAATCATGTGGATTTGACATCCCGCTTCTGTCAACGTCTCCAGCCAAACCAAGGATGCATTCAACAAATCCACTGGCAATCGATACCGCACATGCCACCAATCACCCAAAAAACCAACAGCCCGATCAGCATCTTGCAAAGCCGCTTCAAAAATGCCTGGAAGAACTTCACCAAACACGATATCAGCGGTCTTTGGCCGCAAGTGCAAGTCAGTGAAAATGATCATTCTCAGCTCCTATGCTGTAACGGAGCCGACTTCCCAAAGTGCCCCTTCACCCGGCGCCCATCCTTCAGAATGGCCTGCATTTCGTACTTGTGATGATGGGGCCCGCTGGTCATTTGACGACACCCTAACAACCCACACTCAGGGCAAACTGCGTCTTCGTTCCGTTCTGCCATTGGACGGATCAACTCGAATTCGCTCTGACAATTCCCACAGCTATATACGTACACTGGCATGTTCCCGCTCCAAGTATGCATCTTTCAAAACAGACATCAAACGTGGACCCAAACCAGGATCCTCTTCACACTTTTTGAACAACCCAGCCCAATTTTGGTATTTGATGATTTCGCCATCCATGTCAATAGTACTCCAGCTACCATCTTTCACCCGAATACCATACTCGCCAAGGGAATTGTGAATATTCCAAACATTGTTGATCCCCTGACCGGTCACCATCGCAATCTTCATTTCTCGAGGAGCATTCCCCAATTTGTTTTTCACAAGTTTCGCATTCAAAATGTGACCCATCAAACGCTTACCTGGACCCAATAATTGGCCACCCCAACTCAATCCCAAGCGCAACGTTGCCAGATGAGATAGGCCCTTTCCCCCGTAGGACGCACGATTCGAACCATAGCTGTTAAACGTTGTGTATTGGTGGTTGCATATCACCACGGCCATATTGGTATTGCCTAGCAAGGCAGGAATCAAACGTCCCGCCTCTCTCATCACCTTGGCAGCAGCGCCGGGTTGATTCGACGCGGCCAATCTATTAACAGATTCACCCTTTGTAGACGTGCCCCCCAAAGCATCAAACCCATAGATCACCGGGATCTCTGGATAGTTATTCCGCCAAAAATCAGCCGTATTGTAAATCGACTGCAAAATCCCCTCTAAATGCAATTCTTCCCGTTTAAACAACAAGTACTGCAATTGCGCTGGATCCACCCCCAATCGTTGAGTGTAATGCTTGTCGCGGCCTCCCTCCGGCTCCGCAAGAACCACCACCCCACCAATCTTTTGAGCTGAGGCGAAAATGTGATCCAAAAATGTGGATTTCCCCAAGTAAGGATCACCGTACACCTCTGTGACCCTCCCCCAAGGAATCCCCAAACCATTCATCATCAGATCCACACCAAGAGAACCAGTGGAGAAATGCCCCGGCACATTCGCCAGGCAATCAGGTGCATCCAGAGACGTGACATTGACACCAGTCGTCTTCATCAAAGCCTGGTACTCGGCCAAAGGATCGCCCTTTTTGATCTTTGGTGTGTTTTTCGTCCCTTTAGATGCTTGTCTTCGAGACGACCCTTTGGCTTTTGTACCGGCTCCCTTTTTGGCTTTCGGAGCCATACGGATCACTTACCTCTGAGGCGTGCCTCAAGATTGGACATTTGTTGATCAACCGGATGTGTTCCAGGACCGGGCAAAACACCCGGTGGCGCAGACGGTAACTGTGCTGGCTGTTGGCCCACACCACCGGGTGTCTGTTGGGGCACTTGAGGATGGGCTGCATGTGGCTGCTGAGGCATCATTGCCGGATTTGGTTGTCCAGGTTGTGGCGGTACCGCTGGATTCGATGGTTGTTGTGGTGGTTGCCCCTGTACCTGCGGTGCAGCTTGCTGAGGCGGTTGCTGCGGTGCCACTGGTACATTGCCAACTCCAGCCACAGACGGTTGTTGTCCCTGTTGTAACGCATACCCTGTGCCCAGATTAGACAGATTTGACCGGACGGGTGGAGGGGACACAGGGAGACCAAATGGTTGTGGTGCCTGATGTACTGCCTGCTGTGGTGGAGTCTGGCTCATTGGTGACGCAGATGGAATCGCTGGTTGCTGACCCATTGATGCTACTGGCTGTGTGAACGGTTGCGCCATCGGTGGACTTGCCTGTTGAAACTGACCCGATAGTTGAGCCGGTGGTTGGGATGGTTGTTGGCCAACTGTCGGGAATGGATTTGCCAATTGCCCTTGCGGAGCCATTGACTGAACTTGGGGACTTTGGACATTGATCGGACTCATGGAACCATTCGGTATCGGCAATCCATAACACTGGATGGCCCGAACCATCTGTTCCTCCGTAGGCATTTGGCACTCTTGCTCCAAATCCCACATATGATTCAGCATAGGCATAAACTCTGGGGGTAACGGCATTGGATTATCATCAATCGCGCTGTACTTGATGTTCATTTTTTCAGGACCGGTCTTTTCACGGCTGATGCGAATCGGTCTCCCCTGTTGTGGATGAATCAACGCTGCAGCGCCCCCACGGGCATCAACAATCGTCCCAATGGCAGTGTGCAACATTCCAGGGGCCCCCAACAACAGCGGTCTGTAATACTGCTGTCCGGATTGATCCTTGAACAAATGGGCCATGATGTTTTCCAGATACGCAATCTGATACAAAAATTGCGTCTGAACCCTGGCATTTTTGACACGCGGGGTCATTGCCGGATCAGAGAGAGCCATGGTCTTTGCCTGACAAATCAAACAAAACTCAGGACCAGGACAACCAATCGACGCTCCCTGGGGCCGCTCCGGTGGCCTGAAAAAATGGGTCTTACTTTTGACAAAGTAGTTTTTTCCTTCCGCCCAAGAAGGCAACAAATAGATCACCGCTTGTGCTTTGTAACCGACCTGGACAGTGTCCCACTGCTTCTCGCCCTGCGGACCAAGAAATCGAAAGTAAATAGCTCTCGACGTATTGAAAGCCATTTGCTCAGCCTGTGCTGACTGATACGCCTGCTGAACAATACTCTCATCCGGCATAAAAAACTGAGGCATCGGTTGCGCCCCATACACACCAGCTTGCGCCGGTGCTTGCACTGGGGGCTGTGCGTTGGGCTGTACTGGTTGTAATGGCATCGGTTGGCCATGGGGTACCATGGCCCCCGGTTGGGCTACCGGGGCTGGTATAACCTGTCCGGGAACACCTTGTTGCGGTGGTTGCTGGTACCCAGGCTGCATCGGTGGTTGGCCTGGCTGAGGTGGCACCCCGGCTCCGTATTGGTTCGGATCAAATGTCATCTGTCTGTCTCCTCACTTTGTTAACACGCTCCAGCAACGATTTTTGGAACAAGAATTTTCAACCCGCTGCGTTTTGTTCGTAATCAACTCTTTTCCTTGGGATTATTGAAGCCTTTATTTTGAACCCCGTCATCACCATTTCACAACAACTGCAAGCTTCTTCTGCTTGTTCAATCAAACGCTGATGTTCCTGGTATCCAGGTTCCAAGCGCAACTGATTGTCCACCATTTCCTTGGTTGGACGCTTCCAACCTTTCGGAGGATCCGCGGGTGGTTCGTAAAGACGCAAAGACACTTCCGCACGCCAGACCCGATAGTCCTTTTCTCGAATCTGCCACACCCGGCGCATCAGAGCAGTCAATCGTCCCCAATTTGCCACCTGGCAAGGCAAGATAGCCTGATCCTCATGAACACGGTACTCTGGCATACAAAGTTCGTTCATGATGTCCTGAACCGACACCGTGTACCAATTCAGAACCTGACCTTCACCATTGATCTGATCAATTTGCCAAGGTGGAATCGTCGAAAGCCGTTGCATAACCGCCTGCAATTTCTGTTCACCAGTTTCATGCGTATGCATATTAAGCCGCCTTTTTGTCTGCCCACGAAGTAACGCTCCATTCGGCATCTACTTCGATAGTAATTGGTTGAAATTCTTGGTAATTCTCCATCTCGTACTTGATGATCCGGCTGACTTCCTGCAATTCGTCAAATGGAACGTCAAACTGGATCTCATCGTGTACCGTGGCCACAATCTTTGTTTCCATTTTGCGGGCACGGATGGCCAACCAAATCCTCACCATGGATTCCTTTGTCAACTCCGCAGCCGTCCCTTGAATAAGGGTCGAAATGGCCATCCGCTCACCCCGACCACGCAGCTTAAGATCCATTGAACAGATCTCTGGAACGCGCCGCGGTCGGCCGAACAGATTTTGAAAATTCCCCTTCTGTGAACGAACATAATTCCAGAAATTGACCCGAAAAGCCGCGAACCCCGAATATCGATCCATGAAGATTCCAAGGTACTCTCGCGCTTTATCCACCTCAACTTTTGCCAATTCTGAAAAGGTCCATTCCGTCATGCCATACGACAAACCAAAATTGATGATCTTGGCGTACTTCCGGATCTCCTTGTCCGTAGTACCAAACACTTCCATTGCAGTCCTGTCATGTAGATCCTGACCCTCCACATAAGCTTCAACCATAATCGGATCTTTGGAGTAAAACGCAATGACCCTCAATTCAATCTGAGAATAGTCCCAAAACATCCGGACGATTTCAGGACCCCCAACAATAAAAGCACGCCGGATACTCCAGGGATCGATCCCCCCATCTTTCAACTTTTTCCCAGAATACTTTTCCGCCCGATCGCTATCGTCCTGGGGTTGATTCTGAAAGTTGGGCCGCTGGCAACTTAACCGGCCCGTATCTGTCCCTACCTGCTGATAGTCCGGATGCACACGATTCTGCTTATCCAACCTACTCAAAATCGTGTCGGTATAGGTCCCCTGGAGCTTGTCTGCAGTCCGCCATTCTATGATCAACTCCAACACAGGGAATCGATCCTTAAACGAAGACAATACTTTCTGATCAACAGCAAATGCATTCGGATGCCACAGATTCTTTTTCCTGGCCGTCTTCGTTCTTTTGGTGAGCTTGCAGCCCCAACTGTAAAGCATCTGCCGAAGTTCATCATCCGAATTAGGATTTACATACCGACCGATCATCGCCGTGATCTGCTCAATCAACACATCTTTGCGCTGACCCAGGGTTTCTTTCAATTCTTCCAGATACCCAACATCCACCAACATCCCGGTTTCTTCCATCTCAACGACAGCTTCCACCAGAGCCATTTCTGTTTTCCAGATTCTAGGATACTGTTTCGAAATCCCATTTCCCGCTTCATAGAGGGCGTAAAGACCGGTCGTGAACTCCACATCAAAACAACCATAAGTCCCAACCAAAGGAATATTCACCTGGGAATACCCATGGTCCTTCATATAGGCCTTTTTCCCCATATTCTGAGATTTGGCCAACCGCTCTACTTCCGATACAACCTTCCCCTCAAAATGAGAAGCGTCCATCCGGCCCAAATCCGTCTCAGATCGATACTTCAGGGCCGTTGAACGATTCTCATCGTACAACTGCGCAGCGATCATCGTGTCATAAAACGGACCCACCGGATTCATCCCATCTTTATGGGCAAAATGAAGTTCAAACTTCAGATTGTGCGCCACCTTCATCGTGTTAGGTTTTTCCAACAGATACTTGAAACCCGGTTGAACCATGTCAAACGACAACTGTTGCACCCCAGGGGCATGATGCCGATAGGGAACATAGAAATTATGAAGTTCTCCCACTTGGGGATCCCATCCAGCAAAACCCAACCCACAAGACTCAGACTGTTGAAACCATCGTGTCCCCGAAGTTTCATAATCAAACGTCAAAACCGGTGTTCGATCCAAAAAATTGATCATGGTCTGAAAATCATCTGCATTCATCACCAGGTGCTTGTCTGGATACCCTGTTTCATACTTCAGCCAAGGATCAATCTGAAGGGGTGCCCGCATCATCGTTTTTTCTTTTTCCGTTTTCGGATTTTTGCAGGAACAAGATCCCGGTCTTCCAGAAATGAACGCAGCTTCCAAAACTTCGGACCACTGTAGGGACAAACTTGACGAAAACCCTCAGGACGACTGCCATCACCCAACAACTGCTTGGGTACCGACTTGGTCCCCACAATAGACACCGTTGCAGCGTAAAGTGTAGGATAAGTCTCATCCCCCACCTTGTAGCCGCCATTCACCACAGTGAGTTGATACGTCTCCCCCCTCCACCTTGTGTCAATCACCATCCCAGGCGCGAGCAATCGAACCAACTCACTTTTTTGACGCTCACGCTCCCACCGATCCCCATCTCGACCAGACCCCCAAGGATGACCATGTCTCTTTGACTTTTTGACAATATCCTTTTCCGGCTTTTTCTTTTTCTGGACAGGTTCTGGGGTCTGGACAGGTTTTTGTTTTTGTGGTGGGGGGAAAGGTACGACACCTATGTTCTGCTGAAAATTCATTGCAAGCAAAATAGACTCTGCTGGAACATTCAGAAACACAGCCAATTGCTCCAATGACGCTTTCGGCCCCAACTGCTGTTGGGCACTTAAAAGCGTTCCCTTCGAAAACTCGTATTGGCACTCATCGAACAGCCCACAAGAATAGACCCGACATGGTGACTCCTGCGTACCATTCCAAATGACGCCATAACACTTCGGTTTGTCAGCCACGGTCCGCTCCTAGATAATTGGATAAACGACGCCGAGCACTTTTTATCTTTCCAGAAAGACACCTTCGTGTTGTAGCGAGCCCCAACCGATCATGCAATTCCCGAACAGATCCGGCTGAAGCGAGTGCAACCAACATCTCCAGATCTTCCCCATGTGGGGAATCCGCCAACTCAGACAGCAAACATGCTGCCTCCATCTGCCTATCCCCAGGGTGCTGGGGTTCCAAATCTTCCACCCACACTTGCTTAGACCGGCCCAATGACCGAAGAAAAGAATATCTGGTGTTTGTCAACAGTCGATTCATCCACGAAGAGTCCCCTGGGTGCTCATGCATTTTCAAAAGGAAAATTTGACAGTAGTCAGACTGATCATTACCCAAGGAATCAACTTGGCCAGCTACAGGCGCGACTCTTCGAGCCAAAACAAGCGCCAATTCTGAATCTACCATTGATATTCCTTCCAGAAATAAACAACTGTAACAAAACTAAGAACTTCAAAGAATCCGTACACCTAAATGGTGTTTTTGTCAACTTTTCGTAGATCAAATGTATGAATAGAAAGGGCCTCTATATTAGATACCTCCTACAACCGTTCCCGGGCTGTCTTCAACGCTTTCTGGAAAATTTTAGATACCGTGTTCAGGTATTCTTCTCTTTTTTTGCTTCGAGGAAGCAAGGGGATCAGCTCAACAAGCAACAACGCACCCGCCAGCGAGTAGAACGCATTCTTGGGGAGTCCAATCCGATCACAAACATCATGGATTGGTTCCAGAAATTCTCGCGGAATCCTTACATCGGCCCGCACACGGCCTTTGACTGCACCAAGAATCGAAGTTTTTTGATTTGCCGTCATGATGTCTCTCCTACGCTTGCGAACTTGGAAAACTGGGAATATGGTACTGCTTGTTCCAAATACCCCCGTAACGCCTCTCGAGGATACTCACCCGGATCCCCTTGAGGTAAAAAAACCAAACGAACATCGGGAAAGACCCCGGCCAGCCGCGGCGCATGATTGAACATCTCTTTCCACGCACCAAATGGCTCAGTCCTGGACGGTCCATCCCACATCAAAATGATCGAACGGACACCCTTTCTTTTCAGCTTCAAAATCTGCAATGGGGAAATGGTTTTCCCGAACGTCGCGACAGCATCATATCCTACGTGTATCGCATCAATGGGCCCCTCGGTAATCACCACCGTTGGATATTGGCAGGCTATGTCTAAGTTAAACAACACCTCCGTAGCAGTTGCACATTCCGCCAAATTTGGCGGATTCAGCGTTTTGATATACCGCCCCCAGGTTTGCTGGCTTTCTGACCACATCGCACGCGCCTGAAAATACTTCAGCTTCTGATCCTCCCAACACGGAAAGATCAACCGGTTTGCATACGTTCCAGACACGCAACCAAACAAACCAAAATGGTGTATATCATCTACTGTTATACCCCTGGATGCACAGTACGTCAATATGGTGTTTCGATTAAAATCCGATCCCGGGGGCCAGGGAATCTCCGGATGTTCAAAATTCCCTTCAACACTGCCCCAATCAGGCGACAATACCTCCGGCAATTCCGCAGTACCCCCAGCCATCCCCCGGGCACCTTGCATCACAATCTGTACTGCACGAAACTTTGTGCACCCCTCCACCAACTCAATCAATGCCAGGAGGCCCCCGGCACCCTTCACCGGAACCTTCTTACCAAATTGGTTATAAACGTACTCCTGACAAAAGAAACAATGCCAGGACTTCCGCTGCATGTGCACAGCCAATTTCCGTTTACCACAAATCGGGCAGTCCATAATCCATTCGTGGCCTTTGATGTCCTCTCCACCTTGATCAGTCACGTAGGATTCAAGATCAAATAATTCAATTGCCCGATCTAAATTCAAAAAGGCCCCCCTTGCTGAGTCGGGAACGCCTGTGGCGCATACCCAATAGGGGTACCAATTTGGGGGGTAGGAATGATCTTCTCAGCAGAATCCCGCACAGTGGTAAACAGCATCCTTGAAAAATCGGCTCTAACCGTTGTCAGTTGTCCAGCCAAATTGTCTCGGTAAATCTCATGGTACAACCGTGCTTGCTTCCCACGTCGCTCTTCCAACGTCTGATTAATCGTTCCCATGAAATCAACAATACGGACCTTTGCAAAGGCGTCTGCAACGTTCTTAACTTGGAGCACCCCCTCATCCACATCTATGTCTTTCACCGGTCTCTGCGCCTGGGATGCGGTCCACAGAGCGTACCCTCGCTTAGCCAGCTGTTTCAAATCCTGGAATGCCGCTGCCTGGTGAGAGGTTTCGTTGTGCTTGCCCTTCTCCTGGCTTCGGAGGAGATCCCCATAATCCACCACCAACAGATCCGGACGCCATGAGAAGTTCCCTCGAAGATCCTTCAACTCCTCCCAAATGTCCGCGCAAGAATACGTCCACTTCTCAGTGAACGCGCGAATAACCAAAGACCGACCATACATCTGATATTCAAACTGGAGGCTGTTGAACACCTGAGAGGTCAGATCACTGCGTTTAACCTTGTTGTATAGCTCATTCGCAAAAAAGGTATCGTACCTCGCCTCGGTCTGTTGCCGATCCCCTTCGAACACCAAATGCAAAACAGGATGGGCCCCGCGTCGGATTGCTTGCGCCCCCAGGTTGATCAACATCGTGGATTTCCCACGCTTGGCGTAGGCCACCCAAGCGCCTATTTCCCCAATCGACAATCCCCCATCCAAAACTTGATCGGTCTCCGGCATACCAGTCGGTATGGCTTCCCAACTGGGGTCCACAGCCAGCCGATCCGAATACCTCTGAAGAAATTCTTCGAAGAAAAATGACCTATCAGGCATCTCCATTTCAGTGTTCCGGATCGCTGACACGACCCGATCCATCACCTGATAGCTCTCTTCCAGCTCCCCCTTGTTGAACAAACTCCGGGCCTCATGGAAACCCTGATAGAAAAGACAACGCTTAACGAAATCAAGTGTCTTGTCCCTGACCCATTCCTCAGCTTGAAACTTGTTCGAACGAAGATGATCCAAAGACACCCTGTACAATTCCCGAACTTCGGGAGTCAGCCCCCGTGCTTCCTCAATAAGAATCGCCAAAGTGGGAATCGCCTGGTACCGATCGTAATAGCTCTTGATCTGATGAACGGCCCAAATCAAAACCTCATGTTCAAAGTATTCGGGTTCCAGAAAATTCAGAACCTTGACCGCAAAATACGGATCCGCGGTCAACAATTGGACCAACACCTGTTGGAATTCCAGGCCATAAGGAAGGACTGGAGCCTGAGCCGCGGCTTCAGCCTGCTGATACCGCACAAGCTGATTATCCATCGACGGGTTTCCTAGACTTTGACTTTGATTTCATCGCCGCAAATAATGCCTGCGACCTGGCAGTAGATGATTTGATCAAACCATTACGCAAGGCCATGATGTCAAACGGGACACTCCCAACCAATCGATCGTGGCAACCAAAACGAAGAGAGCAAAACAAACACACTTCCGAATTGGGATGATACCCCATCGTGTTTTCGAAATCGTCAAAACACTTCTGTGGATTCTGTTCGGTCTGGACATAGGAGATTTTCAGCTTTTCCACCCCCGGAGAAATATCGCGATTCGGATCATACCTTTCCGGATTGTCCACATCATCGTAATCCTCAACCCCTTGCTCAGCCGCCAACCGTTGCTTGTATACCTTCCACCGACTCAAATTCTTGTACTTAGGATAGTGTTTTTCAGACTGAAGATGCGCTTTTTCGAGACGAGGAGGGAAAAACCAACGGCGGACCGAAAACAGAGAATAGATCCACAACCGCGGATTCACCTCCTTTTCTTTCGACCAGGTCAAAAAGGATTCAATGATCTCCTGCCGTTCCGCCGTCAATTTCAGATCGCGCAAATGAGGATTTTGTTGTTTTCGTTTCTGGACATGGGCCGTCATGTTTCGATAGTAGTTGTAATCCGCAAAAATCTGATCGACAGAAGACATACAAAATCTCCTTCACCCCGCTTGACGTTGACTCAACCACTGTGGAAACTCCTGAGCATCATTCATCACCGAAACATCAAAAATCGGATCTTTTCCGTAGATACGCAATCGAGATGCACTGTGGTCCAAGAGCTTGTGATGATGCCTATCCGCGAAGTCCACAAGAATCGCATTCGTCTTTCCGGGATGAGCCGTACAGATTCTATACATCGCCTGAACCAAGCTCACTTCAGCCTTCTCACCACGCGCTAAAACCAGCGCATCCGCGGAAGGCATATCGACCCCCTCACCAAGAATCGTGGTCCCAATCAACACCTTAACAGCCCCACGTTCCTCAAACGAATCCAATACCTCCTTTTGCCGATCCCGCTTCATGTCGGTGGAAATGAACTCTATCGGATTCAAACTGGTATTCGGCTCTCGAGCCGGAGACAACCCCGACAGCATTTCGAGAATCATTTTCCCTTGCTTCTTCGTGCCAACCAAAATCAGTACCGTGCGTCCCGTCTGCAACAAGAAGTTCGCCGTGTAGGAAACTAAGAGATTCCGATTCTCGTGCTCATGGATCCCGTGCTTCCCATAACCACCGGTCCAGCCACCTCGAATCCCACTGAGACTCTGGAATTGAGATGGGAGAAAAGCCACATGGACAGGCACCAGATAGCCTCGACGCATTAGCTCATCACTCTTGATTTTGAACAACGTACGAGAAAGCTTGGCGTACAACGCGAGATCATCAGCCCCCGACCGAAAAAAAGTCCCGGTCATCCCGAGCCGATAATAGACATGAGGGCAACGCCCAAAAATCTCATTGTACGAGTCCGCGGCCGCATGATGGAATTCATCCACGATCAATGCTTCTCGCGTTTGATAAAACTCCTGTGGTAATTCTTTCGCCGTTGCAGCTGTACAAACCACCAATCGGGAACTTTGGTAATCCCCCCAACACGTGGCCCCCACCAAATGGTGGCCGTAATTCGGACCAAACCACTGATCAATGACCCCAACGGTCTGAGCCGCGATCCGATGTGTAGGCGCCAACCAGACCATTGGTACCGCCAACCGTCGAGCTATCTCCACCATGGTCCGCGTCTTGCCGGATCGCGGGGGCATGTCCAAAACACCCCGACCTTCCGCGACCGCGACATTAACGGCTTCCTGCTGGTAATCCCGCAATGGAATGTCAATCAGGGGAGGCACATCCCCCAAGGGCTTTTCCCGCATGTCCTGAATTCGAATGTAGGAACAAAGACCCAACTGCCCAGATACCCACCAGGCCAAGTCCAACAAGCCTGTCGGGAACCAATCCGGATCCCGTTTATTCCGATGATACAACCGGTGGATCCCATCCCATCCCGGATTGATATCATCATCAGGCAGTTCAATGTTTTGCGCCCTGAGAATAGCGATCTGACTGGGGTAAGACAGGTACTCGTGGAGGCCGTTTGCAAGTAGTGTAGGAGGGTTTACTACTTCAACACGATCGTTGTAGACCTTAAACAGAATTTCCGACATGCCACACTCGCAAGCTCAAGATGCAACAGCTAAACAAGCCTGTTGGAATTCCGATAGTATTGAACATTGAAGAATGTACGCCATAATGGTGTTTTCGTCAACCGAAAATCCGGCGTCTTTCTTCAACCCTTCTTGCTGCAGTGCGCCTAGCGTCTATTTCAAAAGGGTTTTTCTTGTACCCCACAACACACAAAAATACCAAATAGAGAATCCATTGAAACACAGAGAGCACCATCATCTGCTCCACATGCCGCATCTCGTGCTCAATTGTCAATTCTCTGATCCCCTTAGGCAACCGGCTTCGAATCACCACGAAAGGACCCCAGGCCCACCCGCGGAGATTTGGAAACTTTCGACCCAACCAAGAGTTAGGCTTCAAGTAAAAGAAGGGGAATCGGCCCGTGTACCAATACCCCCAATGAATCCAACCCAACCAAAACGACACCATGACCCCAAACCACGCGACCACAGTCACAGGAGCCATCCAAAGATTGCCAACAACATAAAAGAATTTTGAGTGCATAGATCTCTCCCAATATGATCATAAGATCAATGGTTTTTATTTCTGGAATTAATGGTTTTTTCTTAAGAATTTTCATACTCTTTATTTCTGGAAAAATTCAAGATCATTTCTCACTGATTTTAAAAAAGCTATAGTAAGAAAGATAGTGATTACTATCTTAAACGCTTGAGAAAGAAAATTTGGAAAATTTATTTTTAACTATTTTATTTCTGGAAGAACTAACCCAGTCAAATAAAAGGAAAAACGAGACGAAAAAAAGTTTCAAAAATTTGTTCCAGAAATAAATCTATTTTTCCAGAAAGAAAGAACCCAGAACAGAATTTTAAAGGAAAACTACCTAACTTGATCTATCACAAGAACGGTCAAACAGATGGCTAAAGTCGTACCCGCTGCCACTACGATCGGTTGCTTCCAGAATGAATCAAGACGGTCAATTTCTTTCAGATACATCTCTTCCTTTTTGGCATAGGTAACTTGATCAGATTCTCGAAGAGCATTTAGCCGATTGATTTCAGCTTGAAAAAGGCCCGTTTTCTTTTCCACTTCAAGATTGAGTCTTGCGTTGTAGTACATCGCTTTTTGTCCAAGATGAAGGGCCAGATTTGGAGTCAACAACTGTCCTGAAAACGGGGCAATATCTCCCTCCTCCATGTCCTGACTGCAATGGGTCGGTTTTTTCAAACTACATTCTGCGTTTTCCGTACCCGCTCCCACCTGAACCGAGAACAAACTAGTCAACATCCCCAGCACGAACCAGAAATTTCGCCAGTTTAGCGGGATTTTTTCGCAATCTAATTGCCTCTTTTTGCTGCTTCTCATTGAGATCTTCCTTTTGCCTCTCGTACTGGGCTCGGACTTCAGCAACGGCCCGATCATGGTCACTTCCTATTTGCGCTTCACGCACTCTCCGTTCCGCCTCAATGGCACTGACTTCTCGAAGTAACCTTGGGATAGGGTTTCGCCCTCGGAAGAGATACAGGGCTGCCACAAAGACACCAAACGGGATGATGTACCAGTATGCCCGAAGCCACTTCACTAGACACCACCCATTTTAAAAGTTTCAGTTGTTCCATCCTTCCTGGTTTTTGAAAGGGTGGAGTTGATCTTGCTCCCGAGTTCATAGCCGCAAAGCGTCATGAACACCGGCATCATTCCATCGGGCAATGGGGTTGCAGGATCCCCAAGAATGGCTTTTCGCCAACACCACATCATCATCAGCAAAACGGCCAACAAGGAAGCCCGGCCCAAAGAGACTCGGTTGATCCCATCGGGACCAGCCTTCATGATCAACCCACCGACATATTTATGTGTCCAGTTTTTGATCCCTTTCCAGATTTTCAGACTTTTTTCCATCGGGTTCTCCTTCTTCCACCTTGAAAAAATGTTGGATATCCCCCAGTTGTTTTCCTTGAAATAGCGTCATTTCCCGTTGACTATTCGCAATCATAGTTTGAAGTTTGGCCAACTCATCCTGCAATTGTCCAATCCGGGTCAAATTCCGTTTCATCTCTTCCAGAAAGTAGATCCCTAGGTCAGTCTTGGGTTCCCGTTTTCCAGACAAGTACTCTTCAATCAGCTTTGGACGATTGGCCGGCACTTCCGGCGAATCGACAGGCAAGACTTCCATTTCTCCAGAGATGATTTTCTTCTTTGTGTCGTCGGACATGATGTCTCCCTTTGTGTCTTATGTCCCAGTCCAATACGGGATGTAGATCGCAGTTGTTCCTGAATAGAATTTGATCCAACCTGTGTTGGACGAAGCATCAGAACCATTGATAGTTCGAGCAGTCGTCAAACCGGATGTGGTAACTGAACAATCGAAGGTGAAATAATTGGCTGCTCCCGAAGACGCAACACCAGTTTTTACTCGACCAATACCATCCAAGGATATTGTGGGATTACTTCCAACACCACCAATCGTGATGGTGTCTTCTGCATTGAGAGTCAATGTCCCAATTTCATAGTCGTAAGTTGTTCCTGGTTTGGCCACCATTTTAAATCCATTGAAGGCATTCCCAGGGGTGCTGTACTGGTGAGAACTGATCCTCAATTCATCTTGATCAACAACAATTCTGAATTTTCCAATGTCATTGGTTGCATCTTGATGGTTGAATTCCAAAGTCGCTTCACCAATGCTTGATTCATAGTTGATCGTTGCTTTGTTCACCGTGGCGTAATCCGAAAACACCGTACCCCAATTGAGTGATGTGCTCCCGATGTTACCTTCCCCATCTGCCCGCGGCAAAATGTCTGGATGAGTTCCGGTATCCCCGGCATCTCCTACTGTAATGCTCTCTAGCGCACCATTCGCATCTCGGGTGAACAAAAGACAATCATGCACAGCAGAGGCATTGTCTACGGAAGCAATAACAAAATTGTCTCCATCAGCCCGCATCGTTGCGGTATCGCGATTAATTGAAGCCGTGGAATTATAGATCTCGAAATACGTATCGTAAAACAAGCATCTTTGATCAAATTGGGTCCTGGTCGATGGATTCAAAAAGATCTGATTCGCCTCAAGATGTACGTCCCCACCAGCGCTGTCTGCTCGAAGCCAAAGATCTTCAATGGCCGGATTCACATTTGAAAATTTGTCTGCTTGCAAAAACACTGTGGAATCAGCTCCAGCTGAAGTCAAAGATGCCATGTGGAGTTCACCTGTGTTCTTTGCTTCTACGCGCCACATCCCACCATCAGACGCAACCGCTGTTTCATTGAGACGTAAAGAGGCGGTTGTATCTTTGATTCGGATTGCTTTAGTCCACAGCAATTCAAATGGTTTTGTCGTGGCACCAAGACTGACAGTGGACGAAGGTCCAGGTACCATGTCCAAACCGACTTCAATCCCATAGGTCTCAGAGGATTCAACACCCAATCCAAGATAGACCCCGAGTACATTGGTTTGTTGGACAGCATTCCCCGATCGGGTCATCTTCAAAGCAGATGTTCCCACGGTACCCACATCAGAAAGGCTTCTCAGTTCTAGAGTTCCAGCCGTCCCACTTAAAAATTCCCAACGTCTATGATCAACAGCAACCCCTGTGTTGTCCCATTCCAGTGAAGGATCCGATGTTTTCTTGATTTGGACATCATCAAAGTGTCCAATCAATGACCAAATGTCCCTCCATTTATTGGCCTCAACACCTAAACCAACTGCTGTGCTACCTTCCAAGGCAATATTGGATTCTCGATACGAGATTCGATTCGTCCCACCGACAGATAGATTCAATTGATTTTCACTTCGATCCCAGATGAGAGAATCATTGGTGTCAAAATTGATCGCTGGGTCTGTTCCATCAAAGTTCAAATTGAAAGAAGCGTCACCTATTGCAAGTCTATCTTCCACTGGATTGGCGTCAAAACCTATGTTCAGCCCACCAATATCACGAGCGTACCATGCCCGTAACCCACGGCCATTGATATCTTCCAACCTTTGCCGGATCGCAGAAAACATGGTCTGAAAATCTTTGATACCATAGGTCGCCCGGTCTGCATTTCGATCATTGGCAGTACCACCACCATCTGTGGACCATCCAGATTGGTAGCTATTATGGATGGGACCCTCAAAGTAAAAACTCCGTTGATCTGTGATCCCTGTGGTCGGCGCGGCCAATGTTGCTTGATCAACTTCTCCAATTTTCAACCATTCCAACCCTCGAGAAGAAGTTTCCACCATCAAATTCCAATTGGCTTCTTGCCGTGTATCAATCGCCTGACTGTACTCAGAACCATTCCCAGCAGGATCCCAAAAAACACGACTTTCATTCTCCCCATCAATGTACTCAAACCGAATGTACACACCGTAGGTTCCAGGCGTATAACTCCCAATGTCGATGATTCTGGTGGCTTCCCCTGCCACTGCAACAGACCCATATTTGATCGTTCCCAGGTCTCGTCTAGCCAACACAGCAGCACCACGTGTGACTCTAACCTGTTTTCCACTTGGGCAATCAATACCAAAACCGGAAATGATCCATGACCTGGTTTTCTGTGGATCTGTAAAAACGTTGGCGACTACATCCCGGACATGTTGTTCTGACATGTCCCCACCAATGAAAGACACATCTTGGAGATCCATTCGTTCATTGCTTTGAACGTTGACCATATTTCCTGACATAGACCACCTCTCAAAAAGTGAAAACTGCATGGACTCCAGCCGCTGTGAGAACATCCATAAAGGCCTCCACGAGACCAATCGGGTTAGCCAAATACAGCGGATAGTAGTCAAAGAGCAGTGGTGATGCTGAGATCATGTTATTTTGGATTTGAGAATTCTCCAACACTTGACCGCTCAAAACGTTTGTGATCGTCAATTTCATGAGCAAATCTGTTGTCCACATTGGAGATCTCAAAGTTGCCAACTGATTTGGGGATGTTCCAAGGATATTTCCGCCATCTGACATCTTAAAGGGTAAGGGGCTTTCAGTTGCGAATGTGGGTTCCAGGTGAACATCTAGCCCTGTCTCGTTTGTAAAACTAGCTGAGGTCACTTCGCAGATGTTTGTTTTTTTCTTGATGGGTGTGTTCCAGAATGCCAAATCGTCTGCAGGACTATCCGGATCTCTCAGTATCGAGATGGTGTAACTTCCAGCATTTGATCCTGCACCCTCAATCACAATGTCTTTTCCCAAATCATCTGGGAAAACCAATACTCGTTCTGACAACGTGATCCGTGTGGGAAGTACCGTCTGCACAAAGCAATCTGAGAGAGTGTCCCCCCTCAACTCTACGTTGGAAGCATCTATATATGAATGGATCTTCCATTTTCCATTGTTGGACCCCCCACCTGGGTTTGTAATTGCTGATTCTGTGACAGCCAAGTATTTTCCAACATCGCCCGAAACAAAGCCGGGATCTCCAGCACCTTTGGTTAACCTATCCGGATTCGCACCCAGAACGGATCCATTTCCATTGATGACCCAGTAGTCTGTTGGATCTTCAATTTCCAATCCCAATTGTTTGGTGTGAAAAACCATCCCCGTGGACGTGGGTTCCAGTCCAAAAGTGATTTGGCGATTAGAAGACACTTGGGTAAATGCGCTGTAATCAACAGATGAAATGAGATTTCCATTGATAATCAACTCCATTCGTTTTTGACCGAACTTCTTGATCGTCAATTCGTGCCACGTGTCTGTAGGAGCCGCAGCTTTGGTTCCCAATTCGTTTCCTGTCCCATTTGCATTAAAACAAACAAAACCCATGGGAGTGTTCCCAAGTCCAACTCGAAGATTTTTGGAGCCGTCCTCAATCCCAAAATGCATTTGAGAATAGTCATACTGACCCACAACAGCGGCTGAAGGAATCAGCAACAGACAACTGATTTCCACGTAACTGTCCGGTGTGATTCTCCCGCCTTTTGGTATATCCATTTGATACAAGACTGTTCCAGTTGGGGCCGTATTCTCGAACTTCGTGTACCCAGACAGTACCAAAACCGCCGTTGCTTCTGATTCAGACCCAACGTACCCCCAACCAATCCCCCCAGCATGCCCCGGATAGTATGGATATGTGATGACACTTGGTTTTTGTGCTTTGAAGGAAAAAAGATTGTTGATTGGGGATAGTTTCACACCACCCACAAGTTCTGTGTTTGCCGGTAAAGCAATTTCATCCAAATTCAGCGCCCCTTCCCCAGCCACACTGACATGTTCAGTAGTCAAATACCCTTTGCCCTCTTTAACATTGGATAGAATTGCGCTAGATCCCAAATTCACGAACACCTTGTGTGGGTGTTGCAATAAATCTTCGGATACCGAGAAATTTCCCGTCCCAAGCAACCCCGTAAGAGCAGTCTCGATCCCATACAATGTGCCTTTGGGATTGTAGGCAGACGCTTTTATGATTTCTCGATACTGATCGTCCCCCTCCAAACCTGCCAATCGACCAACTCCCAAATTACGACCAATCACAGTCAAGTAGGGACCTTCACTGGTTTCCACGTTTAAGGAACGATACACCAGATCTTGAGCACTCCAGATCTCGGAAGCATCCACTACCACAGAATGGAGTCTATGGGCCACGGCTGCTCCTGCAGTTTCAACTCCATTTTTCATGAATGTGATTCCGGTTAGGGTATCATCCGTTCTACTGGTGTACTTATACTTGATGCCGTCAATTCCCACGTACCCATTTTCAGCCCAGTCTAAGACGGATTCCACTGCAAAACTTGTGGCCCCAGCACCGGCCACAGTACGAAGTCTGGTGGCTCTGTAGCCTGCAATTGCAGAATCAGATTCACCTATGATTTCCGTAAGGGCCTCAATAATTAGTAGACTATCTAATCGTGGTGTCGTTGGTGTCGATATGTTCGGACTGGCTGACACCTGGGCCGGAGCCGCGTAATTCGGTGGTGGTCCTTGAATTGGATTGTCGTAGGAAAACCCACTGTAGTAGTACGTTTTCAAATGATCCAATCCAGAGTCAAGCACGGTTTCGGCTCCACCTTGGTAAACCAAATCTCCATCATTCTCATCAACCGGATAGCTATTTTCTTTTCGACGGATCAACGTTCCTTCAAAGTCAGGATCAGCCGGATTGTCCCAAGTCAATGTGATTTGTCCCGGCCCGGGGGTCGCCACAAAATTGGTGATTGGGGGTGGTGCTGTGGTGTCTGGGGGCAATGGACTTGCAGAACTTTGTGCGGCATTTGATGAGATATTCCAAATGTCAAAAGCAAAAGCAGAATAGAGATAGGTAATTCCAGTAGGCAGACCACTATCTGTATGGGATGTACCAGTCCCTGTGTAGACAGGATCACCGTCTGTTGGACTCGTGGGAAAGGTACCCACTTTGCGCCGAATCACAACTTCCTTGAAATCGGAATGGACTGGGTTTGTCCAAGACAAATCAATATCCCCAACCGCAGAACCCTGAACAGCTGAAAATCCTGTGACAGGCGAAAAGACATAGCTGGGGGCATCATTCCCAGTAGATTCGATGGTCCAATGCCCTAGCGGTCCTTTGTAGGCCATTACTTCTTCTCCAATCGCCAAGTGACAACCCGACCACGCTTTTTACGAGTAATCGGTGGGTAGGTTCTACGAGTTAATCTTGAAAATCCCTTCATCTGTCCAATCAATAAATCATCTGCTCCACTGGGATCTGCCAATGGTCCCAATTTACTCCTGGAAGCATAGGGATAGGTTCTTCGTTTATGGGACAACGAAAAGATGTTCATATCATCCTCTTCTACGACAAAAAATCTACATGCTGCCTTTAGAAAGTCATTGACGGTTGATTCTGTGGATCCGGACTGAACAGGTGCCCCTTCTACATCAAAAACGATTCCTTCATCTATCCATCCCGGATTCCGTGTATTGTCGCCTGGTAAAGTGGATTCTTTTTCGGCGCCCACGGTATCATGGAAATCATCGTAGTAGTCCGGTTTGTATTGCACTGGTTTGACATAGTAATCATTGGTGATATTGTCCACTTCTGTGTCAGTCAAACGGCGAAGCCATATAGCCAACCAATACAAATCTCCATCAAAATGCTTGGCTGTAGATGCTTCATAATTGGCAATCAGAAAATCAGCTTCGTTTGATCGAAAAATTGGTGATACAGCCACACTGGATACCACCTCTGTCCCATCCACCTCGCATCTTAATTCACTCGTACCATCCGCAACCTTTTGGTACCGCATAGCGAATGTTGACTTGATTCCTGCGGTTAATACGCTCGGGACCGTAACAGTTGTGGTTCCTGCTGCTGTTCCGTTTTTTGATATGGTAAAAACAACGTCATCTTCATTCTGGTAAATGAGCCAACAACGTTCATCTACGCCATTTTCATTCCATTTTCCCAAAATACCGACTGAATGAGACGCACCGACTTGATCTGGTGTGAACGTTCCCATCACTGTCAGATCACCACCCCATCGATCAGGTTCGAATAATCGAGTTTGATCCGGCCAAGATGGTCCTTGATCTCCATTGTGGACCGGCGTTCCAGTAACCGAAAAAGTATATCCACCAATCAATGTTGTGTGGGTTGCGGCCACGGTGTCATTGAAATCATCATAGGCCTTACAATCAAAATCCATGGGATGGACATCATGGTTATCAAAAAGGTCTTCCAAATTCGTTTGGGTCAAAGTTTGTTCTGTGTAGCCCCACCAATAAATTCGATCGGGCCATTCTGTACTACCCAAACCATCTTGTGCAGCAATGACCACATTTGCGGTGGAATCATGCAGGCTGCTACCCAAACCAGTCAATTGCCCATTCAACGTTCCACCGGAATTGATTAAGTAGGCATCTAACGTTCCAGCGGTTTTGTCATAGACTAGAGCCACAAGTACATCATCCGTGGCAGACCAAGAATACGTTGCTGTGGCTGTTTGCCAGGTCGTCCCATTGAAAGAAATTCTTGCCTGGAAATTACCCGAAGAATTGAAACGGAGATCCCAACAATGCTGGCCTGAGGCCGAGTTGAATTTTGAAATAATGTTGTGGTCATTGGGGGTCGTGTCAATCCGGCACCGAACCAACAATGTGAAATCGTCGTCCGGAACAAAGTCTGAAGTCTTGCTGTCGGATTGAGTCAAGTAATCTGGATTTGTCTCATCGAAAAGCCAATAATCCGCATTCGGATCTTTGACCCTCAAACGCAAAGAGTCAACATTGGGAGATCCGCGGAATTCCCAATGGGATGCTTCTGGCTGAACTCGAATAGGCATGGCCTCTCCTTACGGCCAAATGAACGGCCCCATGACGTACCATTGAGTATTCGTTGTATCATAAAAAATGAAAGCTTGTTCTTGGCCAGTTTCCCAGGGCATGTCTAATTCATCTTCTGATGCACCTGAACGTGTATCATAAATTTTTCGAACAAAATTTTTGATTCCAAGTTGATAGACAAAACCACCGTAAGCAGAACGATCCGCATCCCAATTCACAATACTAAAAGGGGAAGATAAAAGATCTCCTGTGGCGTTTTCTTCATCGTCCATGTTACCCACAATAGTTGGAAGCATTGACATATAGGCTCCAACAATTTGACCCCTAGTGTCATAACCTCCATTGGCCGCCCAAGGATTCCATGAAGTTGTAGAATTTGTGCATTTATCTTGTCTTCTGTGTGAAGGCCGATCCACCCGAAAACGGGAATTTGAAGAAACATGAAATGGATGCATACTGGCAAACTGTGTGCCTGAAGTTGTTCTAAATTGATGCGCATAGGATATGCTGTTTCCTCGATTGATATAGGTAATAAAATGAGCTGGATCCTTTCCAATTTTTGCACCTGATTTGTAACTATAGATAAGAGGATCCCGAATGGTCAGGGTACCAGCGTTCCCTGTTCCTGGAGTAATGCCGGTGACGTAAACATTCTCCTGGACCATTTCATCCCCCTCCAGATCAGCCCAATTACCAGCTGTTGCACCCATGGATGTGTCTGAAGACCTGTCTTCATTGTTAATCCAATCCAAGTAAGATTGAGACATGATCCTATATTTGGATTCCAATGAAAAAATTCGAACATCGTCAACATCAATAGATAGGGCCCCTGCTGCAATATCTCCTCCGCCAACAGCATGAGCACTCGTAGTCCTTTCGTCTGAGAAGGGCTTGTAGGCACCCCAATAAAATGGTTGGAATTCGGTGCCGTCTTTATGCATAGCTGTGATCGTGTCTTTACTAACTACGAACCAAACGTCTTTCGCGATAGTCTCTACCCCCTTGGGTCCAATAAAGGGCGTGGACATCTTAAGCACCGAAGATGCACCAACTTGTTGATTGTTGGAATTTGGAATGCCCCAACCTGCAGAGACAATATCGCAATCATAAACTCCGACGGCAACACCGGGAGTCGTTGTTTTGAATTTGTCATATGTGTACCGTCCTGCCCCATCATCGGTTTTGATCCATCGCATTTGTCCGTTATGGGCGGAACCGGCATCATTGATTTTCAGAAGACCTTGTCCATTTTCCCAAGCTTCACCAGACGGCCAACCATCCAAACCGATGATTGGATCCACGTTCCCTGTATCACCAATGGACCAACTGATTGTTCCCGTGCTCTGCCCAATGGAATTGGTCAAATCCCGATAGGCATACAACCTGAAATAAGGCTGAATGGAAGTTCCAGCGCTGCTGTCATAGGCCAGAATCAACACATCTTCCGCATCGTGGGCTTCAGGTGACGTTGCCCCATACCCTCTTGTACACCCATTCAAATAATGTGGATCGGCCGTTCCACCGGCCCCCGTGGTGTCCACCGTTCCAATCAAAATGGCCTCGCCATCAATGATGATGATATCGTTCGTGGCTAACCCAGTTGCGTCATGAATGGGGATAGAATCCGTTTGCGAATTGGTAATGGCCGCAGTCAGCCAATTAAACCAGCCTCCTGGCTGTCTGGTGTTATACGACATGGCCCAATGCAAATGCACATGCCAATCTTTGGTGCCATCTTCTCCATTTGACTGAAGGAACCACCCCAAGATACGGGCATGTTTGTCGTCTTGCGCAGTTCTATTTATCAGGGTATCTGTGGGCCCTACCAATTGCCAACCTGCAGCCACCATGACATCTTTCAAAGTGTCAATATAATGGATCGCAGAATTGATTGGGTAATGATTACCTTTTACCGTCATTCTATCCGTCCCTTCTACCCCGTGGGGAATTCCGAAATGGACTTTGGTCCTGTGTAATAGATCGGAGCCATCAATGTTCGAACGTCAAAAACCATGCTTTGATACTGTCGATACGTCGTTGTAACAATGTCCACCAAAGTACTGTGGATCAAAGTCACAGAATCTTGAACAGTCACGCTCAAAGTCGCATTTGCTGGTAGTCTTGGGGTATAGCATTTTAAAACCGTTGTGGAATAGGGTAGGAGTCCATTTCCCTTATCGATCCCGCCACCGTGGCATGGAAAATCAAGAGTACTTTGGGTGTCACCAATGAATGCGTAGTAGGTCACACCGATTTCAAAAATTCCATTGATCTCGATTTCGGAACCACCGTTTTCGGGAATTTTGGACACATTTAAACTTGTGAGACTGAACGCCATGGGAACCCTCAAATAACGGAAATATTCCCGTCTTCTATTCTTGGCAATTGGTTATCCAACAAAATCACGTCCGAGGTGGGGGCCGTAATTGTCGCATTATAGACACCTGTCACAGAGGCTATTTTTCGGTACAACTGACTGATCAAAACGTCGCCACTAATTCCCAAACTATTGATGTATTCCTTGATCGCCTCCACTACATTGGCTCTAACCGTGACGGGGTCAAAACCTTCCGAAATAATCGTTGTGACGTTGACGGTCTGTACAGAATTGGTTGGTGTTTCAGCCAGAATGAGTGTCCCGGCCGCCCGCAATCCAGGATAGTTTGTTCGATCGTTTGCATCACCATCTATGATTTTTTGAGCGAGGGCAATTAGCCCTGTGAAATACCCATAGGTGTTCGCGACAATCTGTTCCCCAGCTGCTAATGCAGGACTGAAATTTACCTGCCCTGAAGCTGGATTTACCCAAAAAGCATAACTTGCACTGTACTCAAACCCACCGGTCAACACACCCCTTGTTGAGCTTGTAAGAGTGAATGTAGCTGTGGTTTTGATGGGCTTGTTGTTAAGGAAAAGCATTTCCTCACCACCCACAGCTGTATCTCCGGGACCTAATCCAGCAGTCAAAATCTCGGATGTAGCTGTGGCACTACTTTCTGCAGATCCTGTTCCATCATCAATGTAAATCGTGGCGCGTCCCAAATTGACCTGATCTTCTACCCCTTTTGAATAAAGAATCGTTGCACCTGTATCAGTATCCGTCGCCCCCAAGACCCCTGTTTCAATTGCCTCCAAAGTGGATCTGGGTAAAGATCGAATGTACGCCCTAATTCTGTTCCGGAAAGCATCGTCACTTTCTTTGTCTGTGCCATTGGCAAAGGGTGTTGGATTCGTCACAGAATCTACACCCGTTGGTTTGGTTCCAAATTTGATCAATGTTCCGCTGGCAACATTCCCAGAAAGGCCAGCAACCGTTGCTGTGGCTGCGACCAATCCTGATTCGGTATTGCCATTTGTAATGGATCCTGCAACTGTGGTTTTGACAGCTTCCCCGTCTTCAGTTTTGACTTCGGTCCCCACCGGGATTGTGACAGTTCCAGTGGTTCCAGTCCTAGAAAATCGAAGATTACCTGTTGATTTTGTTGCGGCCTTTCGTTCAATCAACCCAGGTTGAATCTCTTTTGCACGATCATCAAGTTGATTTCCGGACGCATAGTCAATTGAAAATTGATTCAAGAGCAAAGAGAGTTGGTAATAAATTCTATCGTCTTGTCGAGCCGCAGCAGCCAAGACGTGTTTTACTCCAGAAGCATCAGAAATATCAGAAAGACCGGTCCGAGTAACGATCTTCCCAATCATCTGCTCCAAAATCTGCTCGTATCGAAGTGCAGTGAACCGTGGCATCTATGGCACCTTTCACAAGGACAGTCGAATGGTCCGCGTCTCCGCAAAGCCATGGGCTGCCAATTCGAAATCGATTTTCAAGACATCTTGATTTAATTCCAACGTCATGTTTTTGATTGCACCAATCCGTGGATCCGACAACCATGCCTCTTGCAATCGGAATCGAATGATCTCCAAATCAATTCCAGCCGTACCAAGACCAACAATTTTTTCAGTACCTAGATTCCGGTAAAGTGGGTCTTGCCCCTTCTCAGTCAACAAGATGGTGGTGGCCACTTGGACCAAGTTGTCGATACCAGAAACTGTTTTGCAATCCACAGAACCATGGGCAGTATCAATCACAAAATCGTACTGAACACGTCCTGAGCCAGTCACATCATCTACCGGTTCTAACGCAAAGTCTGTGCCTAGGTATTGGGCTTCCAATGCTTCAGTTGCCTTGACACCAGCCACAGGAATTCCTGTTCCAGACAAAGTAGACGGCTGATTTGAAGGAATTAAAATCTTGGAACCTAAACCCAAAGCCCCCGGAAATGGAGATTCATCAGCGCCAGCGAGTGCCCCTGTGACAGTACTTCCCGATCCAATGCCCTTGGCCAGTGGAGCCCCGGCTTGTGTGTCAACAAAGGGAGGTCGAAGCCCATTCAGAATTGCAATGTACTGCCACAATCGGGCATCTCCCATGTATCGAGCCGCGAGAGTCGCGAGGGTGTCTCCCTCCCCAATTACTACTTCCCTGGCCGATGTGAATTTCTGAATTTCTCCACCTGGAGATAATTGACCTTCTCCGGAAAGTACATCCCCAGCGGTCAATTGGGTCCCGAGATTCTTGACTTCGTCAAAACTGGAGGGTGAACCCACAGCCAAAGCTTCTTCTTTTTCAGTATCAGAAACCGATCGTCTGAATTCTTGTTGCTCCCTGATTTTCCGAATTTCTGTTTCCTGTGGACTCTCGAACAAACTGGGGTATCGTCCCAGAATTTCCAGATTGTCTACGATGGTGTGAAGTTTTTGTTTGACTGAAACTGGGAAAGTCCGCCCTGATGTGTCGGTCTCCATCGTGTTGTTCACAATCCCGAGTGCAGATTCTAATTGATCAATAGCCGTCTCAATAGACGCAAAAGGATGCTGGATGAATTCAGACAAACCATCTGTGAATTCTTTAGCTGCATTCACGATGTTCGTCACGCTGTCGATGATAGACGCGATGTTTTGAATGAAACTTTTGATCTCTCCTAACAGGGCTGTGAGGTCATTGATTGCCCCGGTGACCCCATCAATCACTTTTTTGATCGTCGAAATGAAAGATTTGATGGAATCAAACAGAGATTGATCCTCTGAGAAATTAAAGGAAACGGCCGTGGCCTTGTCTACAACAAGCAATTCAATGTCGTAGTTGTACAATAAGGGTGCGGACGCATCCTGACTCAATTTGAAAGAAATCGGACTCACCAACCAATGCTCCCGATCTTTCGGATTGTGAAAAATCAGATGTGTATCTTTGGCAGTCGAGGGATCACGTTTCAAATCTGCGTAAGTGCGAAATACCGTGTCTTGTAGGTAGTGAAAGTGTTTTTGTCCAGAGAGAGCCCCCACAATGATTTCTGGAAGTTCCCTGCTGTAACTGGTGTTTTTTGTTGGAACCAATGCTGATTTCGCAAGCCCTTTCAGTTTCAGATCTCGTGGTCTGAAACCGGTATGTCCTTTGAGTCGGATTGTCCGTTGGATAATGCCGTTCTCTTCAGTGAACAATCCACCCCCTTGTGTAGGGGTGGACTCAATAGAAAAGGGCTCCTCCAGGGAGTAAGAAACGGGCGGAACTATGAGAGGGTACAGGTAGCTGGTCGAAAAAAAGTAGGCAGCCCGGGATGGAACCCTTAATTCGAAAAAGTAAAGAATTCGTTTTAAAAAATTGGCATCATCATTGACCTTCTGTCTTGCCAGTTCTCGAATCACTGTCAGCGTCGAAGCCATTGTAATACCTCTATTCTAGGATCTACGCAAGCACTCAACTGTCAATAGATCAGCCTGTATCTGGAATTTTCAGCTTGTCTGATTGGATATTCGGATCCCATGCGGGTGGGGTCATGGTTGTGGGTGGGGTAGCCACCGTGGGATTAGTTGTAGGATCACCAGGTGGAGTGGACGTGTGGACATGACTATTGAATTTCGAAATTTCAGTGGAGAGGAGATTGTAAAGGGTCTGTAGATGCTCGGCCACTGTCACGCTCATGGCTCCATCCCCAATTGTGCATTTCGCGGCACCATCTTTCAATTCAGCTTTCAAGGTGGCACCTGAATCAACTGAAAGATTCCAGTAACCAGCCGCATCCTTGATTTGCCAAGTCCGACGATCTTTCAGGAGCGTTCCAATTGCTTTGGGATCCGGATTGTCCGGATCCACCATGTCATTGACTCTAACCTCTTGTTTTGCTTCAAGAGGAACGTCAAACAGGACATCTCCTTTACCAGCTGTAGTTGGGGATGGCTGTTCATGCCCATTGGCCTGAAGACTGCCATCATTCGCAAAAGTTGTATTCACCTGGAAATTACCTTGGTCTGAAACACCCCACTGGACCCCATGGTGCCGAAAGAAATCCGGATCCCCATCAGCTACTTTTAATTTTTGCCGTCTTCCTAACTCCTTGTCTTCCCTACCTAAATCTGTAGAAGGATGAGGAAGACTTCGTAGAATCAAAGGTTGGCTCAAATTGTCATTGAGGAACCCGACCAACACATGATCCCCATCACAAGATGCCGGATTTGATCCCTCCGGCAAATTCAATTGATCCAGCCAGTCAATAGAGGCAGCCCGTGGTTTCCAGATACGGCCCCTATGCATTCCAGATATTTCTTGAGACACGAGAACATTCTTCAAACCCGACCAACGTTCTCCGGGAAGACTTGGGAAAAGCAAAACGTCACAGTAGACCGCGATTGCTGCCTGTGGTTCTGGGGCTTCTGCTTGCGGATGCAAAGCATCATCTGTGACGTAGGTTGCAACAACGATGCCGCGCAAAAGTAGACCATTCGCCCGTCGGGATCTTGCGGCCCGTGCATAGGCAGGAATGCCAGTTTGAAGTTTACTCATGCGTCTTTCCTTCTCTTGGGGACAACATATCTGGAAGACATTTTTTCCAGAGATTCAAGATAGGAGGCATCTGACCCAATCCAACCACGAGTTACCCCAAGCTTTGTTTTGGTTCCACGACCGAACACGTAATCGTGCATAACCTGTTCTACATAGTAAGTTTCGTCGTCCGATTGATTCACAGCAAATCCGGGAATTCGAATTCTTGTTCCAATTTTCAAATCTGGACGGCCGATTCCCAAATTTATTGTTCCAGAAATAAAATACGGATTCAATGCATACCAATCCCTCAAAATCCGGCGTTGATGATCTGACATGGTTCCGTAATCCAAGTCTTTGACGGACGGCTTTTGCTGACTTTGGATGTCCATGCGACGCATACCATGGCGCTGGATATCTTTGAGATCTACCATGGGGGCCAGAATCGTGATGGCATGCTGCCCAAGAGACTCTTGATGAAGCAGGGGTGCCACAAAATAAGCATTGAATCGTTCCTCCCCAGATTTCCCGACCGTATCCGACACAATTTCTTGTCTGGCCACGATGGAAACCGGAACTTGATCCCACCAGGAAGTAAAATCCACCCCAGAATCCACAACAGGAAAAGGCTTGTCCCGGACGATGATCGACATGATCCCTTCACCCGGAGCCATTGGATCTCCCGTGACCAATCGTTGGCTGAAAGGGTCTCCTCCTGGAAGAATGTCTGCGTAAAATTCGGTAAACAATGGATCCGAAAACTGCTGTGCTAATGACCAGAGAGTCCCCTGTGGCTGCAAATGGTTGGGGTTGAAGGCCTCCCTGGGGGGCTTGTGCTGAAAGTACTTCGAGTGAAAGGCTACGCTCTTCAGGAAAGAGTCATCGAGGATCCCCGGCATTCCTTTCGGGGGATTCCAATTGACACCAGCCGACGTGCTTAATTCTTCCAGAAAACCCCGTAAATAGGCTTCAACCGCTTCAGGTGGGGATTTGACAACTTGGGGAAGAGAATCCATGACTCGGTGAGCCACGGCATCGGTGACCAAATCAGCATCCGCATAGGGTGAGAACCAGACCGGCGTTTTCTCGAAGATCTTAGACCATTCTTGCCCTTGGATTGTGTATGTGACCGTTGTGGCCCCTGTTTTGCTTGTCACTCGATTTCTGGTGATCCGATCAATCAGTCCCCGCATCACATGCCATGGTTGATCATGCCGGTAAAAGACAATGTCCACCCAATCATCGTCGACCATCCAATTCAGAATGTCCGGCGCCGAATACGAGGGCTTAAGTGTAAATTGCCATTGGCCGGCAGCCGATCCCAATCCTTTGGAGACGGAACAAGAAATGATGGAATGATGGGGATCTGATGGTCGCTTTCCGATCAACTCCTGTTTTCCACCCCCACCGGGAGTCAAAATCACAGGGTCATCTCCATGCTGGTAAAGGGTGATCTCAACCCAGGTTGTCTCCGAACCCTGGTACCCTGGTTGGCGGATTATACCTGGACGCATGTTCAGCCCCCAAGTCCAACAGAAGGATTATCCCCAAACAAACTGTCCATATTTTCGGTCGCGGCTTCGATCTTTTCCGCGAATTGAACCAACCGAGATGTGACCCGTTTAAGAGTGTTCTCAGATAAATTCATGAATGCTGAATTTGTGAGCGCTGCAGACTTCGCCAAATTCTGGACTGAGGGAAGCACTTGTTGGCCCACCCCCAATTCTGTTACAGCCAAGCCCGCTCGTTGCTGCAGATTCCTGGCCATTCGATCGGCTCGCCCACGCGCGGCCTGGGCCAAGGCTCCGGGATCGGCAACTGCGGGAAGTTGACCAGCGGTCGCTTCCCGGCGAGCTTGTTCCTGTTGCATTAGAGTTTGCTCTTCTGGAGATAACTCCTCCCCGGCCAACCGTTTACCCAAGACAGACATTTCTCGCGCCCCCACATTGACACCCATTCGGCCAAGGATTCTTCGGAGGAACAATCGACCCCCAGCGCCCCCACCACCCATTTCCATGATTCGGCGCATGAACCCGCCCATTTTCCCGCCAGCATCAATGGATTGGATCCCCCCCTCCTGTAAAAGGGTTCCCATCTCTTCCAATTGAATGAATGCTTGCTCTAAACCAGCAGCACCACCACCCTCATACCCACCCATGGTTTGCATCAAGAGAAGATCTAATCCGCTCCCGGGCCCCCGTTGCCCAATACCCTGGACGTATTGTTGGACTCCCTGACCAACCGCGGCCGCTCTTGTCCCAGTCAAACCCATGGAAAATTCTTTGGCTAAACTGGCCATGGATTGTTGATTGAAAGGTATTCCTGTGGATTGGAATTGACTGATCCCAGATGCCACTTGTTCCATGTACCGTGTCACTTCGGATCCGGACATCCCAAGTTCTACCGCAGTCCGAAGTGCATCAGTAATGGCCTCAGCACCCGTACCCGCTCCAACTAAACCACCACGTCGAACACCTTGGCCAAACGCACCAGTTGTGGGAATACCCACCCCAAACAATTTCTGAGCCGATAGAGCGGTTTCAAAAGCACGCATACCTTGGCTTTGTCGCAGGACACCTCCGGCTCCCTGAGCATAAGTTGTTGCTTCCTGCAATACTTCCTGAGGAGTCATCCCAAGCCGAGTTCCTATCCTGGTCATTTGGGCTCGACTTGTCTTTGCTCGTTCCCGTCTGACTTCTTCCTGGAGCATGGACCGCATCCCAGCATCAGATAGTTGTCGCGCTTGTACTCGTTCTCTATATTCGGCGTCGGTCTCATCAACTAACCGCTCACTCCAAGGGACTCGGACGGTTTCCCCTGGATAGGCTTCCGCTTCTCCTGTTTGCATCCGCTCTAACTGTTGCCCCAATGGACTTGAACGGGAGACGTATCGACCCTGTGGGGTCATGATCATGTTTGGGTCTGCAATCCGGCCCAAACCACCTCCCACCCGACTCAGGGGGACTTCCATGGTGTCATCACCTGTCTCGAATGCGGCCAATTCCGCACGAGCACGCCGAAGACCGGGGGACGTTCCACCCAACTGCACAAAAGGAGAAGCCTGGTACAATTGCCGTTCGTAGGCCAAGGCTTGCTCCGCAAACCCCGCTGCGGACCCCAGTTGACCTGCCAGTACCCCTCCAAAAGGAAGGGCAGCTAGGCCTTGCTGAAAGCCTTGCAGACCCGTTGTCAAAGCACCCCCGGTCAAACCCCATCCTGCAGCCCCACCGCGCCGGATACCACCACCAACCATCTGCCCAGCCAATTGGTGGTACATCCCTGGGCCTCGTTCAACAAAAGCTGATGGGATGGGCATTGCCTGGGCAAACCCTTGGACAAAAGCCTGTCTTCTTTTTTCCCGATCAGCTTCGATTTGTTTTTGTTCTACTTCAGATTGCTTTCTGTGATCTTGTTCAGCTTTCATCAATTGGCGTTGCGCGGCCGCAGCACCTTCATTTGCTCTTTGGATGGAGTCAATTGCTTGGGAAAGATCTCGATATTCTGCTTTAACACCCTGTAAGGCTTTCTGGAGCTTTTTGTACTCGTCGGTTCCTCTTTTTGTGTCCGCTAGTTGAGTAGCCAATTCTTTCTGTTGCTGGATGATCGGTTTAAGCCGATCTTCATACTTTTGGACTTCTTTTTGGGCTGCCTGAAAAGCTGCAGCCTGTTTCCGCATGCCTTCCAAACCAGCTCGATTGACACCCATCGTTTTTTGAAGTGCCGCGTCAAGCCCTTTTGTTTTCGCGGTTAAGGTGACATCTGTTTGGATGTTACTTGGCATAGGCGAATCCTTTTTCTAGATCGGGGTCGCGGCCAGCTTCCAAGTCTTTGATCCATTCTTCGGCCAGTGCATCTCGCACAATCGTTGGATCAGGTTCGTCCAGTGCTTCCGCCAAAGCTGTGATGTGTGCCCGCAAAGCTTTTCGTTCTTCTCGGGACTTGGCATTTTCCCATTGTTCTTTCGCATCTTGGAGATTGGCATAAAAATCCTCATACATTTCAAGTAATAAACTCCCCATTGTCCGATTCCGAAACAATGGATCTGTTGGAGGCCTACGGTATTTTTCCGACCACCAACGTGATAGCTGATGATCGTCTGGTTTATTTTTGGCCTTTGCTTTCCGTTTGATTCTCCGCGTATCCGAGAAAGTAGGCCTCGTGCGAGAGGACCTCCGTGTAAATCTTTTCCAAAATCAAAAAATCATGAAGTTGCATCAAATCTTTGGCCCAATCCGGAAACTTGATCAAAGAGTATTTTAGGTGCGCCAACATCAAATGGATGTCCGCCGTGAGTCTATCCAGACTCTCAAAAGGAACCCCACCCGAAAGTTTTGCACGTAGAACCCCGACGGCAGAACGTTCTTGGATTGTTAGGATCTTATTGGTAAAAGCCCCTTCCCGAATACGCCCGCGGCCATCTTTGTGTTTGAATTGAAACGTCCAGATTTCCTCGCCTCGAGGATTGTCCAAATCAGATTCTTCAGTTTGTTGTTGTGCTTTATCTATTTCTTCTTTCAGATTGTCAAGATGTGGCATGTTGTCGAGATCGGCAGTGGACATAGATTCCTCCTTGGATGTTCTAATCAAAAAATGACATGGAAATTAGGGACCGACAATGGGAGAGAGGGATTTGGACTTAGATTTCAGATTCGTCTTTCACCCGTACAGCAACAAAAGTCACATTCATGGTAACCAGCTGGCCTTGTTGTACCCGCCATGTTTGAGACGATATTTGGACCTGTTCAACCATAGTAACGATCGTGTCAGTTGCCACGTCCTCAATGGCTGCAGTCAGCTTGCTGCTGTTCAGAATGTTGAGCAAATGCTCATCTGTGTTGGCGCCGGTCTTAGGCATGAGTCCAAGACTCTTCAGTGAGTTTTTCACCAACCGTACCATGTCCGCGCTGAGTTGAACATCGTAAGATACTGGAATATCTTCCTCTTTTTCGATGTTCCCCAAAACACGATACGGTTCAAAGGTGATGTTTTCTGTGACTTCTACTCCAGTGGCGAACCCAATCACTTTCCCGTTGATCAGGAATCGCGCTCGGGCACCACTTAGAACCAAACCTTTCTCAGCCATCGATCAATCTCCTTTAGGCCGCCACTGAAATGGTGACCAAGTGGTATGTGATTGGGGCAAAGTTGACAGGCAAAACAGGAGCCAGTTCAACACTGATATTGATTCTATCTTGCACCAACTGAATGCTTAGACTTCTCCAAGTGACCAAAAAGCCTTCGTCTCGGTACAAGCCCAAAGCATTCAAAGCTTGGGCTTTTGTTGCATTGACTGTCCCAGCAAAACCAGGTTGCCCAACGGCCGTTTCCATAAGAGTCCGGAAATCTTTGGTAACGTAATTGACAACTTCGTTGACGCTGCCTTCAATGAACGCCAAATTGTTGCTGGTCAAATGGGTGGTCAAATTTCGAACCACACGACGCCCTTGACCGCTGATATTCTCCACAAAAAGCAATCCAGCTTCCAACAGTTCCTCGCTGTCATCTCTGGGATTCCAAGACGCGTCTTGGCGAACAGCAACGGAGTTGGTGTACTTGAATGTCAACGGCATTCCAATTGCTGATCCTGCCTGCATCCCAGCAACAAGGGCAGCGAGATAGTACGGAGAAAACTCCTCAAGCTCACCGTCGGTATTGTACCGCGAGAGTGTTTGTCCAACCGCCCGGATATGACGGGTATTGAGTGCTGTAATTTGGCTCTTGATTTCGGTTTTGGTAGGAACGTCGGTACCAGCCGCATTCATCAAACCCACAACCCCATCTCGTTCATCTCGTCCAATCCCGCCCATCAATTCACAATGGGCTTTCAATGCTGCATGGACGGCCGGGTCATGAGTCAGGGGGACGATGGTGTTGCATCCTACCTGCTTAAGCAAGTTCAGGGCATCCTGCCAATCCTGGAAAGCCAAAGGATTGCTGTCGGGGGCAGCGAGATTTTCCTCACCACCAGAAAGAAACACCGGAGAAGTTGTGTTTGAGACCGCACCACCGGCCGCACCGGTAGCTTTGGTGGCAGTCACATACTGAGAATTGGTTTTGATCCATTGAATCATTGCCCACAAATCAGCATGGAATCCGGGTTCTGCCGGAGAAAGGCAATTGACCGCTCCACTGGCGCCATCAGTCACATCCAAATCATCCGGATCGAACTTCAATAGACCGGTCACCTTTGTGAAAGTGAAGCCATACTTTGGACTGGAGCCGTAGCCTTTGGCATTGTAGAAATCCGCGATCTTGGAAATGGTATTTTGGTTGGTTCCCGATGTTCGAACTGCTTCGCCGGAGATGGTCACGGTTCGAGCCGCTTCTACCTCGCCAACTGCTAAGAAAGTGACTTCTCCGAACGTGGCGGAACCACTGACCGACGTTGTTCCGGTCAACGTGAATTTCTCCATTTGAACAGATCCGGATGCGGAGACACCAATCACCAACATGACCTTCGTTGTTGCCCCATCAGCCACGATTGACAAAGTGGAGGCAGCGTACATTGCAGCGCACACAGAGATTCCAGCTGTACCATTCGCTCCACTGGCAATGGTCAACATCGTAATTGGATCATCATCGGAGACGGTCACAGTGCCCGCAGTGGTCCCCACAATACGGGCACCCAAAATCACAGAAAAGACCTGAGTACCTGTAACCGTAGTTGTACCATTCAGGTTGAGTGTTTCGGAAGCAGCAGCGGCAGAAGCATCCAAACCATAGATGATGATTTGTTGGGTGGTGTCCGCGGCATTTCCCGATACTGCGGACATCACAGAGTTGGCCAAAGGTTGTGCACTGATTTGGCCATCGAGTCCTGCTTGTGCCCTCGTTCCATCAGTGACGACATGGCCACCAGATTCGACCGTACAAGTCATTGTGTCCCAGCCACCAGTGGGCTTGGTGTATTTGATCGTGAAAATATCATCCCCACCAAGATCATCCACTGATTCGATCTTGTCCTCAAAAGTGATAGTGAGCAATTTTCCTTTTGATGTACCAGTGGCCACGGCCACATTGACTTGACTGGTGAATGCCCCATAATCGCTCGATGTCAAAGTCAAGGCATTGCCATAGGTGTTTCCTAAAGTAGCGGTGGACTGCGTCGCTGGGTTAACTTTCATGGCGATGACTTGTGCCGCACCACCTTGCACATCCGGATCTGAGGCTGGAGCAAACAGGATGTCTGCAACTTCCCGAAGCTGACCTGACCGAAATTTCTCCCGGGCATCGGAGGGACGATTGATGTAAACCACATCTTCCGGTTTCGTGATTGCAGATACGGGCTTTCCGCCTTCCGCCGTCCCAAGCACGGCAACGATCCCACTGGCGGTTAAACCAATGGACTCAAGGCCCGATGCGTCCACGGTGGAATACGCGCCGGGAGTGCGGATTACCCGTCCGTCAAATTTGATTCCTGAGGCCATCGTGATCTCCCTTTACCTAGTCGGTTTATTCATAAAATTTTTGTACATTTTCCGCCATTTAAGGACTGACATCGGGCCTAACTTTTCTTGTTTGGCGTAGTACACAAACCCAGCTGTTTGATCAGGCTTGTGCCCAGAAATCGAGACAAAGACTTCCAGAGATACAAGAACCGGTTCTGTTTCTGGACGTTTTTTCTTCATTCTTCTTCTCCCAGGGTGTAGACACCCACATTCGTCTCAGTCCCTTCCAGGTTACCGGACGATCCTTCGCTGTCAATGTGTAAACCGTCGATGTAATTGCCTTTTGGCAATGAATCCAGAATAGTCCTAGTAAATTGGGAACGGCATTTGAAAGTCAATTGCCGAACGAACAATTGTTCCGGCAATCCCAATTCATCGGGTCTCAATTCTGATCCTGAAAGATGAAATTGAAACATCCCCAGTTGCGTAAATTCCCGATAGCTTGCCACCATCATTGCTTTGGTCAATTCGTAGTAGTACTGACTCTGATCCAAATGTCGCGCGTAGATGTACAAATTGAACATGTGCTCCATCAAAAAAACTTCGATTTGAGCACCATTGTATAGATCATCGGAATCTACAATCATCCCACCGGCGTCACCCAAGAAATCTTGCACTTCCTGTTCAGACCCCAAGGTCACCAAAATAATGGGTGGTTCAGGCCGTGTTTGCGAAAAGCCATTCACCACTTGTGGAGTTTCCGCCAAAAACTTGGTTTTGATGGCTGTGATTTCTGTTTCCCTGGTTGTAAACACCCGAGAAAACAAGTCAGTCAACATTTCTGGACGTGCTTGAAAAGATTCAATCTTTTCTTTGAGTAGCCGATAGATGTGTCGTTGAATCATGATTCCCTCACTGATGCGATTGCGTGTTCCATTACAGTTGCGGCGAATTGGGCTACTTGACGGGCGTAATGTCGCGCCCGAATTTGACCACGAATCCAGGTTCCATTTCTGGTAGCTGTAGAAATAGTTCTCCACGTCATGTACTGTGTTCCTGTTTCCTTTTTCAGCCGACGTAGCCCAGCGTAGATATCCGTAAAATGAAGAGCCTTGGTCGTCGGATTCCGCAAACGAAAAGCACCCCCGGCACCGGGATCAAGTGATCCTTTCGCTTCTTTGGCCATGGCATAAATGGTACGTCCCATGGCTTTCCAATCAGGAACAACCCCTGCATAGGGTTTTCCGAAAGTCTGACCTACCACATTCCCAGAACCAGGTACTGTGTGTCTGAAAGGAATGTACCGGTAATAGGCCCCTGCTTTTGTAGCATGCATCCCCCGTTGGCCTTTGGGAACAACCTTGACTTTGGCTGGGTTCAACAAGACATCACGTAAATCCGTTTGGGGCGTCCCATCCTCCAACATGTGTGGGACTTCTCCAACCAAGCTGATAGATACTTCATCGGTGCCTTTACGCTGGACTTCTTGAATCCCATTGATGTAGTCCCCACGCATCGAGGAAGAATCTTCACCAGCCAACCGGATCCAATGATTCCGGGCGGACTGGGCAACGTTTTCTAAAATCATTTCTTTCACGCCTGCAACAAGACCGCTCAACAGGTTTTCAGGCACTAGAACCCGATTGTGTTCGACTTCGATCATTTGGGAATCCCCAAAAATTCATAGCGCATCATTGCCTGAATTGGGAGTCTTTCAATGTTTCCCCTGGGTGTTTGAAGCACTGGTTGTTTCTTCTGCCGCTTGGATGTTCTGACCAAATGCGGATACTCAGACACCAACCAAACCGGATTGCAAAGATAGTGTGCTGTGATTCTGGTGTCTGTTGCAGGCTCCCGCCCAGAGACCCATTTAATTACTCCTGTGTCTAGGGTATAGTCCGTTTGCCAAACGTAATCTTGGCTGACCGAGGCGAGCAAATTCACGCCCGCGGCTGGATAGGACGTTGGTAATGTCCCGTCTCCGGGAACCTTGAGTACTTCAGAGAACGTGATATAGGCATCGATCGCTGTCAGTCGATCCCAAAATCCGATCTTGTTCTCGCTGCGTACAGTCAGCCGCATTGTTCCACTGTCCCAACGCCCAATTTGATCCAATGGTTTCCATGTTTGATTTGCAGTGGTCACTATCCCGTGAATCAACATCCCATTGTCGCGATCCAAAACCTGTTGTTGAAGAGTAGATAATTCACCGATGTCTTCTTCCACTTGTCGATTGACTGTCCCAAACCAAAAGACACCTAGCCCTTTGCACTTTGTGCAATTGGGATCAGGTTGTCCTTCTGATTCCGGGGAAACCGGATTGCATGGACATTTCGCAGCGCGAGTCCAAACTAGGCGGTATCCGTGCATTTCAATCAAAAGATCGAAATCATCTTTTTTGAGATCTACTCTTTTGCCGCTTTCCTTGGTACCTTCTGGCAAACCAATTTTGGGTGGTCCCATCGTGATAGCCATTAGATCACCGCCACTGGGATTGCTTTGTAGTATTCTCTCAGTTGTGGAAGTTGGCGTTTGATGTCTTTCCAATATTGAACCAACCGTGCACCATATCCAGCATTCGTAGCACTTGAGGTAGTGGAAAAGCTTTGAGAGAGACCATCCAAGGAAATTGATTGTGATGCGATACCCGCACCACCCAACAGATCTCCCGCGATGTTCAAGGGCCCAAAGGAAGCCAACATCCCAACCATGTTTACGATGGCTGGGGGTACTTCTCCGGAGGCAAAACCAGCCGTGTACGTTACTCTGAATGCATGCGGGATATACGAGGCATTTCGGTAAAAGGCTGGAAACCACGATCCCGATCCAAAAAATAGAGTCTCACTTTGCCCTGTGGACGGGACCAAATTGATTTGGCCCGAATCCTGTTCCAATTGGATCCAACTGTCCGGGAATGTGAAAACCGTTTGATTAGGGACAACGAATTTTACTTCATCTACCTGAATCACAGGATAATGCTTCAATGCCAAAAAAGCGTATTGATGATAATCTTGACGCCGAAAATCATGTCTCTCTTCTGTGAGAGTTTTTGGCGCCAAGTTGATATCTAGATCATGTTCAAGCATGGAAACGGCCGATTTTATGAAAAACTCGTATTGAGTGACCGGAAAAGGGTTCCCGCTGTCATCAGTCAGATCCAAACCGAACAAATAGTTTTTCAAAAGTTCACCCACAGATAATATGGAAAGAGCTGGATCACCTTCCCCTTGTATCGGGTCGGACAACGATGATTCTTGCGCCGTGGTTGAATTGTAGAAACTCGACTTGTACCAATACTCCGGATCTCCTGTCGTGTCCTGATACACGTAGATTGTCTGACTTCCCGCAATTGCTAAACGGGTGGTTGCATCTGTGATTTCGGTATAGGTTCCCGTTTGTCCTGTCGTACTCCGATAGACCTTCAATTGGTTAAACAGCGTAAGGACCGTTGTAGGGTCCGTCAAAACGATTCTGACTGAAATCAGGGGCATGGGTCCTCCGGTTCATTTGGAAGTATAACAGGACGCAAGTTGGTCACCGATACCTGAGGCACCAGCGTTTTCCGCGTGTGATTCACAGGCACCATTTCCTCTGTGAATGTTCTTGGAAGTGTTTCTGATGCGGTCAATCGCCGTTCATTGTCCAGAATCGTTGCTGGTGGTGGAACCCCTCCATCTGCCCCACCTCCAGTTCCCCCAAACAATTCATATTCGATTTCCAATGTGTCATTGGCAAGAGGTGCCTCTTTCATTCGGATGGTTCGGGGTTGGACTACTTCATACCCATCGTCAAGATGGTCAACCAAAAGTAGACCATTGTGGAAAACGTTGACCTGACCCACCAAATCATTGGTGACAACGTAATCCCTGTTGGCGCCATCAATGGAACCAACCAACGTTTCACCTTGTGTCTCTTTGAGCCACCGCGCCATCAGGGAACCCCATACTTCACTTGCAACGTATCGCCAGGTAAAGGAGCCTCTTTCATTTGAAAAGCACCTTCGATCGATTCTTCGTACCCATCGTCCAATCGCGCAACCAAACGCACCCCATTCAACCAAACAGACAAACTGTTGGCTTGGTATGTCTGGGATACCTGGAACACCGTTGTCACTCCATCTGGAACCGGTGTTGGAATCTCCATCACTGGGTTCCTGGCCATTGACCCTCCATAACCAGCTCCTGACATTCTTTGTCCTTTGGTTCCATTTCCCGTTTGAACCGTTGGACATCTGATAAAAGACCTTCTAACAGGGGTTTTAGATGAGCCAGCTTCCCAATTACCTGAATCGTGTGTGGGGCTTTGGCCTTTTCTTCTAACGACATGGGATAAATCCTCCGATGATCGTTACTTCCGTAATTGATCGTTTACGTATCCCTGCAGTTCCAATTTCAAGCGTCTTTCCAACTCATCTACTTTGTCGATCAAGGCTGGTCGAACCCCTCTCAATTCTTCTTTCAGTCCGTCTAATACTGTGAAAACAGCATCCAATCTCATTGCACGTTCTGTTTCCAAAGCCACACTATCCCTGGTAGTCTGTCTCCATTCCTCTTGCAGTCTAGATAACGTTGCTTCGATTCTGTTGATATCGTGATTTTTCCTTTTCTCACAAGACGCCCTATCCGCGGTAATATCCTCCACACTTCGAGTAATGGCTTTGAGTTCAGCTTCGAATTCAACACGGAGTCCGGCAATCATCAGTCTGATTGCGAAGACAATCAAACCGGTAATTGTAGGCAAAGCAATTCCCAGAGCCCAAAGAACCGTTGACGTGGGAATTCCCATTTCTTGTCCGGCCATTATCTAACCTCTATTTCTACGCGCCAACCGGTATCGAGCGTCAAATGATGATTAAAAAAGCGCATCCCAGGTTTAGAGATTCACGATTTCGGGATCCTTGTCAGGATCAATCAAGTAAAAATCGATTTCGATAGTTGCGTTCCCTGCTTCGGCACCAAATGGATTCAGGTCAATTGTCCATGAACCACCTTTTCCGAAAATTTGAGTTGACGGTCTGGGGATGAGATTTGGGCCCAGCCCCAAAGGAAATTGTCTCTTGGTCGCTACCTGGGTAGCGCCAGTCATGCCATTACCAACACCATCCCATTTGTACACTGTGATACCTGATTCAGCGGTGGATTTGCCATTCAAATTCGAAGGTGTAATTTCTGTGTGATTCGCTGTTGGCGCACTTGTAGCTGCTTTGATTGTTGCCAACAAGGGTTTATTGAAAGACGTACTTCCACCATTCCAAAAAATGGTAAAAACATTCATGGCCATTAGTTTTGCGGCATTCGTGAATTCGAAGTACAGCATGGTACCACCGGAGGTGGTAACCGAAAGAAGATTAGTGGTGAACGAAAACGCTTGACCATCCAGACAATATGCCGCTCCGGCTGGAATAGACCGTGATTGCACATTAAGATTCCCACGTGGATCTACCACCGTAGGATGTTCAATTTTTTTGTACCGTCCGGTGACTTCCATTTTTACTCCTCCAGTTTTGCTAGATCATCAATATTTCCTTTAAGCCCGGAAATAGCTGCAAGATGAACCACTGTTTTTTGCAACAGCTTTCTGATTCTTTGCAATTCTTCTAGAGCCCTGGAATCTTCCATCGCGACCACGTAGCGATCACGGATATGATAAACGTCAACTGGATTGCCATCCTTATCGAACAAAACGGATACTGGACTTTTGGAACTCATATCGTGATTGTCCTTGTTCTTCTATTTTCAAAAACCAGATTGACGTATGTATAGTCATCAGTCACAGTCACCAGTACTGTTGTCCCGTCCGGATGATACAGTTTCCACACGATCTGTGAGTAGACAACCCCAGACCAAGTCAAAGTCTTTTCCAGAATTTTCTTGTCATCGTGGGTCCACCAAGTTTGATTTGTGTCAAATACCCCGTCCCATGTAGTGGTTTCGTACGCGCCTGAAACCGTCCCTTCAGCTGGCCCAGAGTCGATAAAATGGATCAACTGCCGAAGAGCTTTGTGCGTCTCTTCAGTCACGTACTGTCCCTGTATTTCAGTCAATGTCACTGGGATGGGGTCTTTCCAATTCAACGCCCCAATCATTCGGTTGATTTGGCTCAAAAGAAGATTTTGGAATTCTTGTTGGTCTTCGGCGGTAGATTCCGCATTTGCAATTTCAGAAGGGGTCTTAGAATCGTCGTAGAGATCCGAGGCACGAACATTCTTCAGGCGAATTCGTTGGGTTGGACTCACGAAACACCCCCGAATTAACCTCGCCGCTGGTAGGCAACCAATTCGATGTTGGATGTTCCACCATCACCCTTGATCCAAATGCTTTGGATCTCAGCAGGGCCAGACCATCCATGTGGGTTTGCTGCTGCAGCTATAGGAACTTCAATATAGTCTGCATCCGTATCAAAGTTTTCTTGAGTGAAATAAACTTTGGCTGGAAAGGCAGATGCACGAATTTGAATGAATTTCGTCACAAAGGGAATAGGTAATTCCCTTCCTGCCGTTGTACAGCTTGACCGAATTACATGGGGCCAGCCACCGCGGTTTTCCATCACACTCATGGCGTGGTCCTTTCAGAATTATTCGGTTTGGCCTTCCATGGCTCCGAAAATCAGCAAATCCACAACATCAGAAGCGGCGCCACCTGCAATTGTGAAACCAGTGAGAGTCTTACTACCGACGGTCAATTGACGCGCCACGGCCGTTTGGTTTGTGGGAAGGACCTGATAGGTCGCATTTTTCATATCGGACAAACCCAAGGCTGCAAACGTGGTTGCGTGTGAAGCGCCACTGACCGTCACGGTCGCACCTTGAACGCTGCGGCCAGCCTCGCTACTGGCTAGGACATGATCAATTCCCAACTCATTGAGAATCGGATCGTAGTCACTTACTTTCTTGGCCATTGAATGACCCTCCTTTTACTGACCTGGATACATCGCTTTCGTGATGGCATCCATCAGATCGGATTTGTTCATATTGCCTGTCTTAACGCCGTAGGCTTTGGCCATGGCTACCAGGTAATTCTTGGGCATGGATTCCTGGGGATCCGGCCAATCTTCGCCTTCAGCAGGAATCATCCATTTCCCATCATTCCCATTTGCCTTTGGGGCTGCTGGTTCCGCTACGGGCTCGGGTTTTGCCGCGGGCTCGGGGGCTGGATCCGGTTCCACCTGGGCTTCGATCACGGGTTCAGGCTTGGCCGGAGAATCCGGTTGAATCGGTTCCGGAATTGGCGTTTTAGGTTCGGGGATCGGCTCGGGTTGTGGAATTGCCACAGGTTGAGCAACAGCAACCGCAGCTTCAACCACTGGCACCTTGGGCATATCCTCAACCACTTTCCATTCATCCATCATCGACAGCATTTCGAAATCGCTCAGATCATCAACATCCAGGAAACCATTGACGTCAATCTGATACAGCTTTCCGTTGACGTTCAGTTGTTGGCCGTGCATAGGGCGTCTTTTGTTTAAGAGTCTCATGGTTGCGGTCCTCCTGGCTGGTTTGAAAGCAGTAAACAGGAGGGGGTAATACCCCCTCCTGTCAATGGGACTTACCTATTATGGCGCCCCTACGTAATTGGCCGCCCGGCCGATGTTACGGAACAAAACGTGGCGATTCGGGGCGTACAATTCGGGTACGCAGTAGATCAATTGGATCCACCGAATCCGCAGATTGATAACAGCCAAGGGCACTTTCATCATCGGGGCCAGCTGTTTCAGACCCATACCCTGGTTGTTTTGTTGGAACAAGAAACCATCAGAAGTGAATGGCAAGTTTGCGTTGAGATCGGTCAACACTTGCTCACCAACACCGGCCGCATTCGGAATGCGATCGATCAAACTCAATGCCGTGGCGCCCGGTTTGGACCGATACAATTCGTACCAGTCAACAGCCTGGGCTCCCGCGGGAGTCATGCCGACAGTTGCTTTCTGACCTGCAGCAATGGCTAGCGCAGCACCCAAAGAAACAACAGCTGACTTGCCATACCGGTTACAGGCTTTGACGGAATAGGTGTAACTACCAGCGTCGCTCGCTGTGAATTGAGAGGCAGCATCGACAGAAGCTGCCAACGCAGTGGAGATTGTTGGGGTACCCGGAATCTTGGAAGCGTCGCCTTGCGCGGCCGCCACCGGGGCACCACCCACCCAAATGAACGGATTGGGTTCGAATTGAACGGGACCGGACTGGCTAACCCATCCACCGATAGTTCGACCCCAACTCACATTGGGTTCATTCGAATGGGTGTCGTGTCGTTCCTTCGGGAAGAAGGTTTTTGCCAGATCGGCAATCACTTTCGGATTGCAGTGGAAGTTGGTTGCCCGACCATAGTTCGGAGCATCCGAGATAGTCAAACACGCATCCTCAAGGACATCTTGGGAGAGAGGTTTGCCGCGCATGTCGATGATGTTGTCGGCGTTGCTGTTGTCCAGGATCATTCGACGGAAACCATCAAATTGAAGTGCGGACAGATTGCTATCGCCGTAGAACAAACCTCTTTCCAACATCCGAAGCAGATGCATGGTCCCATTTGCGGTTTCCTGACCGATGGCCGGACCGTGGGCCGTGTTGATCAGTGTGGCAGCATGTTTTACAGAACGGGTGGTCGCCAAGAATTTCACCTTGACGTGCACACGCTCGTACGTGCTGTCGTCTTCTTCGGGAAGGTCTCCATCCTCGATCCAACCCGCATCCGGATTGTTGCCGTAGGCATGCAACCGGTTGTACTCCTCAACCGTGTTGTACGCTGGCTGTGCGATCAGAGATTTGTAGAGACGAAGATGTTCCATCTCGTACGTGATCACATGCAGCGTGTCTTCCAAGGACTCCATTCGCAGGGCAAACGCATCGCCGGGCGTCAAAGACGCCGGGGGATTGACGCTGTCTCCCGCAGTCAGGGCTTTGTTAAGGTCGTCTAGCTCTTCACCAGACATCACCCCAAACCCATCAAGATCTTCGTAGTCGCTCATGGTAACCATTTATATTTCCTCCAATTTTCCTTTCATGGAACGATCAAAAAGTTGGGGGTGTGTCCCTATTTGCCCGCTTGAACGATCCGGTTGTACAACCTGCGATCGACGTTTCCAGTTTGTTCGAATTCCCCCATCGCAGCACCAAGGGGGAGACCTTCCGGGGAAAGACCTTGGTGGCCTTTGTCCACGGAGTCTTTGTGCATAGCCTTCAAGCCAGCTTTGATTTCACTTTTGTTCAGCCGTTCACCCTTGGCCTCCGGCCCGGCCTGTTTCCCAAAAGATTTTTGGAGCGGTTGCCCCATCTTGGATTTCGGGCCCCTTACCGGTTGTTCCATGTATTCGGCAAAGGATTTCTGCATGTCCAAAACCGTCCGGCCAACTTCCCCAATGGCCCGAGCCAAGGCCACATTGAAATTGCCCTGTTGAGTTTGATTGCTCTCTACCACAGCAGCCAAATTCCCAAACGACTTGACCAATTCACCATGTTGTTCAGCAACAAACTCAGAAATATTGATGGTCTCCTGCACAACCGGATTTTCGGCCATCGACTTCAACAAACTGTCGCTCAACGGCGCCTCGTCTTCCTCATCGTCTGCCTGACCACCCATGGCCTTGAATAGGTCGGTCTTTTCTTCATCGGTCAGATCCTGGGTTTGGGCCTTTTTCAGGAGAGCTTGTTTCCGGTCTTCGGAATCGGCCGGAATATTGGCCTCCAGATTCTGGAGAGATTTTTCCAGATCGGAAGTTTCCAACCCGGTGTCCTCTTCATCTCCGCCCATGTCTTGGTCATGGCCAGTAGGGGCCATGGACTTGTACAGATCCTGGCCATACCCGTTCTTCCTCGTTTTCATTGATTCGCCTCCTGATTGTTTCCTGCGTTCTTTTGGATTTGGGTGATTTTGATCAACCGATTGATTTGAGAAATCGTAGCCTGCGGAAGATGGGTTGCGGCCCATGCATAAACTTGGCTTTTGGTAAGGGTTTTGCTTTTCTTACAAATCTTGCAGCCAGGCTTCCCACAGGAACAAGTTTGGGGATTTTTGACATCAGATTCCAGAGATTGACGAGAAATGACGCGACCTGCAGAATCGCCGCTTTGAGGACCGGTAGGCACGGGTACTTCATGACTGGTCCCAAGCGCCTTACCGAATTCCTCTTCCGCAGCCTCCAAAGATTTGGCCAACACATCTAATGTCGCATCTCTATGGACCGGACAATGTGTCACAGCCACATCGCGCACCAAAGCTTTCGCAATGGTCTTGCCATTCTTTCCAATTCTTTTTTGGATTTTCCCCTCAACAGAAAATCCGAGTTTTCTGGGAGCATCAGTGAGACTGTTGGCCAGTTCCCAAATTTCGTTGGCTCGCTTGGTTCTAACCATGTTGGCCTCAATCCAATGCCCGGCCGCTTTCGCGATATCTCCAGAAGGCAATTCATCGCCTTTCTGGAAAAATTTGACAGTGTCTGGATAGCCGATTCGGGCTCCAGTCCCGCCATCATGGTTATCGTTGATCCAACCCTCATTGATGAATGGCGTGAAATCAAGGCCCCTTTGAAGAATCAACTCCCCTTGCTGATCTTTGGTTTCCAGAGATGCAATTCCCCCGATTCGACGAGAACCGCCCTTTTCAAAGGGCCGGAGAGGTACGCTGAATCTGAATTCATCTTTTTCCATGGTCTCTCCAGAAACAAAAAAAGGGGCAGATCAGCAAGAGCCAATCTGCCCCAATCGGTTGCCTAAAATACAACCCTAGCGGGCTTCTGATTTTAGGCTAGAGATTATTTCTGGAATTGTCAAGCGGGAAGAAACAACAAAGGGGTTCCACCGTCGCGGAACCCCTTGAAAACTATTTGCGGACCGTGTCGGCCCATGTAAAGGTGACACGTTGGCCCGGCTACCTAGGGAGGCCGTTTACCCTTGAGTTTGGGGGCCCTGGCCGCGTCCGGCGCCACCTGTATCATCATGGGACTCAAAGACACCGCGCCCCATCGACCAAGAGGGTGTGCCCAAAGTCCGCGCAGTATTAGGATGACACAGGCCAAAACGATCATATCTAAAATCCGATTAAGCAGTCAGTTGTCTTGGAATTTTGATCCAATTTGGATCGGTTTTTCGACGATGATCCAAAGCATCCTGAATTTGTTCCCAGAAAGGGACCAACAATGCCTGAACCATTTCTTGTACCTGAGAATTGGTGATTCCCAATAGATGTTTTTCTGGGAGGCGGATCACATGTCTGAATGTACCAGCAAAACGATGATGAACTTCGATCTTTACGATACTTTCCAACCGGTGAGACACATGCCCTATTTCGACTATTTCAGCACGAAATTGGAACCTTTTCTTAAGCGCATCACAGACTATTTGGCCAATCCAAGACATCAGATCGCGCATGTTCGTAAACCGCCTCTCAAGGTACAAGTGGAAGTATGACAATCCCGTACTTGAGAATCAAGCCTTGACCAACCGCACCTTCAATTCGAACATTTTTCCGGTTCCAGACTTTGACATCTTTTCTTTTTTCGCCAAAGCAGCACCGAGAGACATGCCGTCCGTCAATTGCAAAGGTTTGTTTTTCTGGTTACGCAAGCTGCCAAACACTGCGAAATCCATGTTGGTCTCCGGGAGCGGTTTCGAAATCTGAGCCAGCTTTACTTGATAGGTCATGGGTTCCCTCCACGCGTTATAGAGATACAGTACACCATTATGGTGGGTCTGTCAACCTTATTTTTCCAGAAAAAAATATTTCTGGAAAATTTTTATTTCTGGAAATTTTCTCTTTACCTTCCCTCCAAAGTGCCGTATATCATGTGGAGGAGGGTTACGATGTACGAACACCAAAATGGGCTGAAAAATCGCAAAGCCAAAGACTTGGATCCGGGGGCTGCCATGGAAAAGATCGATCAGCAGTTCAGCCAAGGTTCAGTTGTCTTGGAAAAACTCCACAACATGGCCGCGGGTGTGGCTAAACTAGGTGGGGAACTTCGTTGTGTTTTTCTCCATCCTGGTGACTACAACGCATTGGTTCTCTGGAGTCTGGGTACACCCAGAGCATTCCCACATAATGATTTTGAAGTCTCACTCGGTGGACGAATGATTCCCATCAAAGTCAACACCCAGGGAAAACCCACACCTGGTGTTTTTCGGGTAGACTATGTCTAAGTCAGAAGCAGTTCTTTCCAGTCTGGAAAGCCGTATTGGGTTGAAGTTTTCCAGAAAGTATCGAGATTTGTTTTTGGATCTTCCAGAAATAAAGATTCAAGCTATTCATCGCTTCCTGAAAGTAACCGGGAAAGACGAAATTGATTTCTCTGTAGCGTATGGGTCCTGTTTCTTGTTTTCCACCAAGACAGGAATTCGACCCGGGTTGTCCATGACCATCAGTCTGATCACCCCTTTATTTGAAGGGGCTCTCATGACATTCGAACAATCAACTTTCAAATCTACTCGATTCCCTACAGCTAAAATCTGGGACCTTTTTCCAGCCTATATTGCAGCCAAAACCCATGCAGACTCAAAAGGCCGTTGCAACATGTGTGGTAAGGAATTGGAGAATATAGGAAAAAAATACTGCTCAACCGAATGCCGTAGGGCAGCTTTGGATGCAGGTAAAAGTTCAGCCACGATTGGGTGGTAACCGCCGTCTTTTGTTTACAATCAATGGTTTATTCGGCATCTTCTCACCCAAAATCAGTTTGATAGGTAAATCCACATCAGCTTTGCACCAAAAGCATTTGGCTTGGCACTTCCCACGCTCAGCATCGAACACCAATGGCCCCTGAGTTCTTAATCGGATTTGTGACCCAGATTGTTGAACGACATGATGTCCACACTGATGACATCTCATTTGCTACCCCTTACCGGCGTCTGGATCAACGGTGATTTGTTTCTGGAAACATCCACTTCCAGAGTTTGCGTGTGTCGCCACTTCTTCAATCGGTTTTGTGCTCCCTCAATATCACGATCGGTCCGGACTTCGCCAATCAGTGTCTCAATGGTTGGCCCCAAAGGTTCATGTTTAACCGGTCGATGCGTCACAGGTACAAGCAAATCCTCTTTCTCCCAGGCATTAGCTTTCCGCCGTCGATCCAACATTGCTTGATCATTGGCTTGTTGCTCTGGGGTTTGTTCCACAACTGGGTAGCCTCCCGAAGTCTTGTAGGACTCGCGTTTCGGTCTGGGGGTAGGTCGAATGTAGTTGGCAATGGTCCCGGGCGATGGGTTCCCGATTCCCCGAACCCCCACCAGAGCCATTTCCTTTGTGATGTTGCCTTTGCTTTTTCGGACCATGCCATCACTTGGATCACCCTGCTGGAACGTCTCCTGTACCGCCCGCTGCGCCAACAACCACCGCTTGAACGCATCCATCGACATGGCCTGGAATCGGAGCACGAAATCATCTCGATCAAGATGGCGCCGATAGGCCATTTGGGCTTCCTTTGTTGACGAAAACCCCACCATGCATTTCTTCTCATCGTAGAGACCGGTATGGGGATTCTTCTGATCCACGACATACGCCATTCGAGCTTTTTTGTCTGGCCCAACATACACGTCCAATTCATCCCCATCATCCCCTGGGATACCTGGGATATAGCCGTAAATGGCAGACATGATGGTTACACCTTCAGTTCCACTTTGATCGCACCATCGGCGTTCCATCCCCGGCTTGGACTCGATCACGATAGGGATTCCCTGAAAGACCATCTTCCCAATTGGCTTCCAAGATTTCCTGAGCGGTGGATCGCTCTTTTGAATCATGGATTCCGGGACAATATCCCCATCCTTATTGAAAGCCCAACCATCTGGAATACGAATCAATTGACACTGGCAATGGGGATGCAACGCCCCCACGACAGGCAACCAATCTGCTACTTTCTTTCCCACGTTGGTTCCATTCGCCTCAAGTTCAGACAACTTGAAAATCTTGGGATTGCCGTTGTCGTCGAGGTAGAGCCGTTTACAATGCTTGCAGGCGTCCGGCATTGTCCTCTTTGCAACCAGGGAATCCGGCCCATGGGATTTCCGGTAATGATCAGCCAAGCCTTGTTGCATGGCCATGTGCTTTTCGGTGATGGCCACCCTTGTCCAATCTCGTTCCCATTTGTCCATTTGCCAGTGCAGATCGCTTGCGAGATTCTTGACAGCCTTTCGTTTAGCCACATTCAAAGCTGTGGCATCTTGGATGTTTTGCACACGAAGTTTTCGATCGGCCTCCTGAATGCTGTTATTGACCCCCACAGAAACACGTTGGCCAAGGCCAGTGATGTACTGCGCCGCATTAAGCGCGGCCATCTTGATCGCCTGCTTTTCGCCTGGGCCAAGGTCAGCTTCCACCTTGGGAATACGTTCCCGCATTTTCCCAACACCCATGGATATGGTGGTTTTGCTCGGACTCTGCCCAACCAGGTGGCCGTATAAGTACGCCTCTTTGATGGCTTCCATCTTGGGGGAATAGAGACCTAGGTCTTTCAGTCGCTGTAAAGTCTCCGGAGGCAATGCATCTGGACTGATCGTATTCGCAATGAAAGCATCATGGTGGTCCCGAATGATGTTCAGGATTTCAATCAACTGCTCAGGCGTTAGAAGCATCGGCTTTCTCCAGATAGCCTAAAAGCTGATTCACACTCCAACCGTAAAACCGTCCGCCCTCTTCAAACTCTTCAGGACCATGGCCTTTCTTTTTCATTCTGGCTTTGATTTGAGCGTATTTGGCCCCGTCTTGATCTGCCAATTCTTGAGTGTGATCAAAGACCATGGATTTTGTCACAGGTTCTTCCAGACCACGTTCCATCACAGCCTGGATTTTTTGGATCATATCTGCCATAAGGCGTCTGTACTCTTTTTTTGCTTCGGACTGGATACCCCGCAAAGCTGGATATTTGAGGCCAGGCTCGGCTTCCGGGAGGCCTTTGACCAAGTCCAGGGTCCCATCAGGATCAACCAAATCAACAATGGCCTTAACCAAGTCGGCCCCTTGGGTTTCAATCTCTTCTTGTGTCGCATCGAGTTGAAAACGCATGGCTACTCCTACGAAGCATTGCCCCAGATAACAAAACGTCCGGTGATATCTGTCCCAGTTTGTGCAGCGATATTCAGTTGAGTGACTGTTGCCTCCATGACATTTTGGGATTTCTGCGGGGTGGCTCCGGCTGGTACCAAACTGATCGCGGCCCCACCATTGATTGCTAGATCACAGGCGCCGTCTACTTCGATGAAGAATCCTTTTCCCACATCGACATTGCCAAAAGGAAGGTTCTCATTGGTACCACCTGGAATCTTCAGAGTCCCACCAGAAGCCATGTTGTACGTATCAATGATCCGCTCAGAAAGAGTATCGTCCAACCCAAACAACAGGTCTTTCATCTCCGTGTCCCAGGCAACGATGGGACGGACCTTTATCTTGATTCTCATGATTTACGCTCCTTTTCGATCACAATTTCCCACCGTTTCGGTGCAGGCAAAAGCCCCTTCACCGGCCGGGCCGGATTCAAAGATTTGGTTGCTTGATTCCCGGTGGCATCGTCTCCAAACATCTCGGAAAATTCGGCATCAATGATTTCATCGTTGTCCATGTCTTCATCTTCATTGACAGCCGCAGCGGCTTCATCTGCGTTTTCATTCCCTTCCTCTTCTCCCATAGACACCTGCATTTGCATCTGGAGATTTTGGAACCAAACCGGGTTCAGGATGATAGCTCCCTTCCCATCTGGTAATGGTGGCAGATCTTCAGCAGCCCGGACTTCATCTACTGTCATGTACGTTGCAACTTGTTTTGCGCTCAGTTCCGCTCTTTCTTGGCGAGTCAAAGAATCCAACCCAACGAATTCGAATTCAAACTCTGGATTGATCTTCCAAACAATGTGCCGATTGATGTTGGAGGCTACCGAACGCAAAAGCGGCCGCAAACCACGTTCCTTTGATTCAGTCAGTTTCTCTTTGTTGTTTCCTTCAGACAGGGTTTGGCGTTGGCCAACATTTCCATACTGGAAATTGATTTCCAGTGGGTCCATTTGGTACGCGGCGCACACAACCTTGATCAAAAAGTCCATCCACGCGTTGAATTCCATATCTCGAGCCGACGGATTCATGTTGATCCATTCGACACCTTCCGCAGATGTGACAGGCGTCCGCCAAGCATTCTTGACACCGGTAGTGAGCTGGTGCCAATGGCGCCGGAAGTCGAGCAAGTTCCGACGATTGATCCCCTTAAAATTCAGGACACCCCGACCCATGAATCCTTGGGAAAAGAATTTTTGGTTGAACTCCCAGCTGTACAACAACGACGTGATAGCTGGGATCAACATCTCCAATTCGGAAACACCATAGCCAGCTTGTTTAATGGCTGGTCGAGGATTCCGGATTCCAAAACACATTTCTTCCTGTGTGTACTCTTGATAGACCACATCGTCGTAAATCTGGACATACCTAATCTCGTCGGTCTCATCCTCGCTTACATGCTGTTTAGACGAGTCCGCGATCCGCATGGACGCCCCATCCACAACATGCCAATCCGCAGGTTGGCCTTTCCGGTTTGGAATGATTTCCCAGGCGTACTGATCATAAACCAGAGAATCAAAGATGGTTTGCCTCAGGAAAGATTCCATGGGTATCCGGCCCGCTGGGTTGTCGCTGACACCCGTGGTCTCCAAAACCCCTTCCATGTCTCGCGCCCATTTCAGTTCAACCCGAGTAGGCTTCTTTTGGGTATCGCGAAGTTTGATTCTATATCCCAGTTGGAAGCGGTCCTGGACTGCCTGAGAGAAACTGGCCACCTGGTTGATTCGTTGTTGGATGACCAAGTGCACCACTGGGCATTTCCAAACCATGGCGTTCAGTGTGCCATAAGTCATTCGGGTGGGCCGGTCTTTGTACCCCAGTTGATTGATGATTGCGAATGGATCCCAAAAAAGTGATTTCGGATCTTCAGAGGCTTTTTCGGTGGGGACGGCTCCTTTGGTTTTTGCGAGAGCCTTGATCTCTGATTCGTTCGTCTCTTTTGGTTCCCGCGCTGCTTTTGTCAATGCGGTTACACCCTGTCCTACAACATCGAGGACACCTAACCCTATGTCCCGGGCATCGTTCCAGAAACCCATGAGAGACCTCCTTAGGTATCAAAGACTTAGGAGTCGTCTTCAACGTGAATCTGGCCGCGGGGAACTTTCTTGGGACGAAGTATTCGCCGTTCTGCATCAGACACAGCCATCTGCCCAATGGTGTCTTTCTTCATCCATTGGTGTGTTTGGCCGATTCCACAGCCCGGACAAGCTGTCAACGCCTTGAGCATGATGGTTTGGCATTGAGGGCATTCTTTTTCCAAATGAGACATCTCCCGCTCATGGCCAGACCGATCATTTGAACTTGGCGCCACATGGACCACCCGTCGACGCATCATCCGTCCTTTCCGCATGGCCATGACACGAGAAAGACGTTGCTCAATACTGCAAGGTTGATTGAATCCATCTCCGCGGCTGGGATCCCTGAGATCTTCCATAGCCTGGTCCACCAAGGATTTCTGGACAGGTTTGGACTCTTCAAAGTCTTCCTCGAAGTTTGCGCCCACTTCCGAATGATGTTCACTCTTTCCAAGAGGCTCCCCACCGCTGAGGGCAAGCAATGCACTCAACCCTTCGTACGAAGTACCCATGGACTTTTTGACACCCTTGGACTTGTCCATCAGGGCCTTTGTTCGGCTGATAGCTTCTTCAGCCGTTTTTCCACTGTGTCCCGGAAGCCTCTTACCCGAATCGAAATGGATATTGGCCACGTAGTCTCCCGATTTTCCCTTTCGGGCAACAATCTTTCCACCGGAAAAAGAAACACTCTTTGTGCCAGAGTCCTTTCCCACTTCCTTTTTCCCTTTTGTCTTTCCTTTTTCTTCTGACCAGGGAATTTTGTGTTCAGGGTCTTTGTATTTCCCGCCCTTTGGTCCAATGTAGGGACCGGCTTTTTCCAAAGGCTCCCCGCCACCAAATTCAATCAGTTCTTCCAGATACGTGGACATTGATTTCTCCATATTTTGAGATTGGATTGTTTGAATAGTTTCTTTGACCTTTGCAACAAAGGTAGTCAGGGCCGTGACGGGATGGTCTGGATTCGCCTTGGCTTCTTTGGTTTTGTAATCGGCATGTGTCCTGCGATATGACGTTGCAGCTTTCTGGGCACCTATGACGTAGTGACCCAAGGCTTCAACGATCTTCTCTCGCCCTGCTGCGTCTAAACGAGCCGTTTTGTCAGCCAACCCCGTTAAGACCTCATGTTTCTTAGTCAACGGGAGTTTTCTCATTTTGGAATCAAGATCAAGTTCGACTTTATCAGCAGACAAAGGGGCTTTTCCACCAGCAGTTTTAGGGGTAATAACTCTCCCTGTTTCATAGGCCTTCTTACCGGCTTCTGTGGGTTTCCCCTGAATATCGATCAACCCCAATTCTCTTAATCTTCTTTCTTGAGCGTACGTTGCGTCTGTACCGCCTCCAACCACTGATCCAAATTTCACGGCCGCCCGTAGCCCGGGTAACAAGGTTTTTGGGATCGACCGCCCCGGTTGCTTTTTCTTTTTAGGTGCTTTTTCCCCAGCAAAACGATGTCCCACAGCGACCTTGGCTTCCTCCAGGCTCGCCAATGGCTGCATGTAGGGATTGGTTGTTCCAGCCCAAACCTTTTTTCCTAAATACTCAATCTCTTGCAGAACATGGAATCTACCTTTTTTCTCTTCAATTCGAAAACGGTCTTCCCCAATGACCCGCTCAATCCCGCCATCTTTTTCAGACCAGCTATCTTTGATCTCTTTCTTTTTTCTGGAAGACTTTTTGGTTTTGGGAGCGTCTTCTTTCCACGGAATTTTATGTTGTGGGTCCGCCCACTTACCACCCTTTGGGCCAATGTAGGGCCCACCGCTTTTTGCGAAATCGATTAAATCGTCCAGATATGACATGATCGCTCACTTTCTGGAAATATAGTATTCGTCTTGCATCACAACTTTGATTCTAGAATGGTTCAGAAATCTGTAAAGACGTGAGGAAAAGGGAAAAAGTGAAAGGGCCCCACAAGGGACCCTTTCTGTGTCATCGCCATCAAGACCAAACCCAACAAGGAGAAGTATATTCTACTTTTTCTCGGGCTTCTTGTCTACTTTTTCTGGGGAAGTATCTGTTTTAGCTGGATAAAATTTCTTGCTTTTGTTTTTGAAAATCAGCTTTCCAGAAGACACGGCCGCTCGAACAATCTTGGAAAGCCGCTTGGCACCGTATCGTTCAATCAACTCTTTAAACACCTTGGCTTTGGATCCCTTGTCTCCAACTTTTGTGACACAATCCACCACTTTAGTAGTCAGATGCGCATCCTGATTGTCTTCCCCGGACATGTGGGCATCCTCGCGCTTATGGTAATCATCTTTTTTATAGATATAGTCATAGCCTTTGCCATCTTTTCGGGGAATCCGACGGTAGTAAGAACCACCCCGGGCTGCGGCTTTTCTCAAATCAGCAACCAATTGTTGGGATCGAAGCAACCGAATATTCCGACCTAGATATAGGGCTTGAAGCACATCTCGACCTTTTCCAGTTATGGAGTACCGACGACCCCCACTGACCCCTTCCAAGGCAATCAACCCATGTCTTCGCAAATCTTTCAGAGCCTGTTCACCAAATCGCTCAGCAAATGGTGTTCGTTTTAGCTTTCCAGAAATAACGTGCTCAGTATGCTTGGGTCCAGACATTATTTCCTTCAACGCACCACCAGCTTTTCTGGAAAGTTTGTCTGCAATCGATTTTGCTTCCAGATTTTCTTTCTTTCCAGAAATAGACGTGGGCTTTTCTTTAAGGGAGTGCTTCCGTTCAGGGTCGCTGTATCTTCCACCCTTTGGGCCTACGTAGACAGCAGTTTGCTTTTTCCCAACGGCCTCATGCCGGGTTACTGGCCGCGTCACACCACGGCGGGTAACCAATTGGGTGGCCCCAGGTCGATCCATTTTTCGTGCTTGGGATTTCCGTAAATCTACTATGAAAGACAAGGCTTTTTGAAGGGTATGTGTTTCTTTCAAGGCCTTCAGCAAATTAAGAAAAGCCCCATTCAAAGCTTCACGTTCTTTGCCCTTCGGGTACGGTCCACCTTTTGTTCCAGATACTAGATAGGTCGATTTTCTATTTCTGGAAGCCAATGAATCCTCGATGAAGGCTTCAAAGGCTCGCGCGAACATTTCCTGCGGCCGCGTCCAGTATGATTGGTTGGATTGAGTCATGGCTTCGGAGTCTTGCAGGAATTGAGATTTCCCCCGTTTGGCATATTCCTTATTCCGTTGACGGAAAAGCTTTCCAAGTTCCACCTGTTCCATGTAATCCATACGGTGTTCCATCTGCTTTTTCTTTTTCAACAATTCTGACAATCTCTTGTCGCGCTCGATTGCCTTGGGATCCGGGAATCCGGTATGAATGGCCTGCATGATCAAACCCACGGCATCCGCCACCTTGGAATCTACCCCTTCCACATGACCCTGACTCAGGAACTGTTGAGACTTTGTGCTTTTGGGATCCCCCATCTTGGAAACAATGTTGTCCAGAAAATGGCCCCATTCATGGGCCATGGTTCCACCACCAGCGATCTTGGTGATATTGATGATCTGTCCATCCAATTCGTAGTGCGCTCGGGCTGAGCCTGCACCCCGAGACCCGATCCCAAGAGAGAGTTCACCTTTCATCGAAATTTGCTCAGGTGCCACACCCAAAATCTCGGCAAGGTCCAACAAGGCGCCATGGGCTCCCTCAATGTGGGTCCGGGCATCGCTGTCAGAGACCCAGTTACCAAACTGCAGATTCTTGAACCCAAAGGTCTGGGCCAACTCCTCCGGATTGGCTGGCGGTACGGCCTTTCCCCCAGTTCGAACCACTGTCGAGGGGACATCCCGCGTCCATTCTGGTTTTTTCCGCTGGCCTTTTTTCCGGGCTTTGGTTTTGGTCAGCTCCCGCAAAAGCTTTTCTTTTTCCTCCGGCGTTTTGCCGGCCATTGCCATTTGGGCTCGAAGTGCGTCCAGAAATTTCTTGGGCGGCTTCTTTCGGCCCATCATGTAGCGGCCACCTGTCCGGGCCAAAGTCAGGAAATTTTTTCCCAAAGCTGTAGCCATGTCCCGATACTTGTTTTCCCGTTCTTTGTCAGGACTCGGGGCATAGACGACCACTGAACGGTCTTTCTTTTTGGCATCCCAATCCTTGTACTCCAGTTGCACCCGATCCGCGTATTTCCAACGCATGACCTGAAATGTCGACGGTGTTTCATTTCTAGATTGGGTCAAGATTTTCCTCAGCTCATTCATTCGATCCATGGACGCAGCATACTCTGGGTTGGTTCGCGCTTCCCCAGCCACCCGGATCGCGTGCACCTTGTGTCCCAAATCCCGGTGTTCTTGTTGCAGGGCTTCTCTTTTGGCCGGGGGCATTGATAACTGAATGTTGTGGGCCTTCATGTAATCCAGCTTGATTTTTTCGACTTCAGCGGGAGTATGGACACCCGCTCGTTCATAGCTGTTCATCCAATTCCGCCATTCCATCAAAATGTCTTCTACATCCTGACCGGTCTTGGCCGCATCTAATGACCGTGACAGCACGTCGATTCCCTGCATATAGTCTTTTCTGGATTTGAGATTGTCGGCAGCCTTGGCCGCTACTGTGGCCTCCACAGCCAGTCTGAGCATGATTCCTTCAGGAGTCATCTCACGATCCAACAGTTCATCCACTGTGTTGACTGCCATCAACTTCTTTTTGGTAACCTGCTTGGCTTGCTCAGCCGGACTCAGGTCGTCAAGCTGATCTGCGGTCATGGCCAGATCCGCCCGACTGCCCCAAATGTGTTCCCCTTGTTCAACGGCTAATTCTTTGGTTTTTTCCTTTGACTTTTCTTGCACCGGAGGTGGAGCTAGATCTTTTGGTGGAGGCGGTATTTTGTGGCCTTTGGCAGGCTTGGCTTCTCGGACCACAACCAATTCATCATCCACCTTGGTTCCCACCTTTAGAGATGGTTTCTTTTCGACCACAGGTTCAGGTTTGGGAGGTGGGGGTATCTTAAATCCCTTTCCAGGTTTGGCCACCTGGACTACCACAAGATCCCCATCGATCTTGTCTCCCACCTTGAGAGGTTTGTCTTTGGACTTTGGCTTGGGGGCACTCAATTTCTGTGTTTTCTTGGCTTTGACTTTTTCCGCAAATTCTTTGCTGGTTCTATCTATCACATGGATTTTTTTGGTTTTCTTTGGCTTGGAAGGTTTTGTTTTATCCGTGATGATGATTTTTGCTTTTCCATGCGTTTTTGGGTCGTACGGAATGGTGTGGGCCGCATCTGCCCATTTCCCCCCGCGGGGACCGATGAACATCGCTTTTTCTAATCGATCCGTTGGTTGAGCAAAGCATGCAGGTACCCATTCATTATCCATGTCCTTGACCAAGACGGCTTTCTTTCCAGAAATAGACTTCGCAACTATTGTATTTTCTGGACGCGGTCTAAACGACCCTGTGTACTTTCCAGAAGCCTTTTGTCCGTATTGCTTAATCGCCCATTGCTTGTCTCGGACCACATCCGTGTCTTTGTGCACAGCACCCCACACCGAATCTGGAGACAAGATGCTTGCTCCACTAGATTGCTTCTCAACCGTGACCAGGCCTCGCTTGAACAAATCACGAAGCAAGGGGACAGCCTCTCGTGCCAACTTTTCATTCTCTGCCGGATTTAGTCCCAACAAACTCAAACCGATGGCTTTGTTGTTCATGATGACAATCTTTCCAGCATCATTCAAAGCCGCCCAAACACCCAGGTGCCGTCTAGTAAGACCTTTCAATACCTCTTTGTATCCCTCCACCTTTTTCTTTGCGATGGCATACCGCTCTTTCTTCGAAGCGTCCGTTGCCAAATTAAGGGGCTGTCCTTTCGCATCGTAGCCGACCACCCGGGTCTGTGGCTCATCGGCTGAACCATCGTCGTCTTGCTTTTCATCTGCGGCCGAATGCTTTTCAGTCCAGGGAATCTTGTGCTGGGGATCGGCCCATTTCCCACCTCGCGGGCCAATGTACGGTCCGCTTGACTTGATTACCAAATTCCCACCATTCTTCTTTTCCCAGAACTGTTGGGCGCGTCGCATCAGTACCCTCCGGACCGTCGGGTGTTCCCGATCATTCATCAGCTTTTTTTGGATCTCTTGGTGGAATTGGATTTGAGGCAATCGGGCCCAATCCGCGAGAAGGGTGGCCCAAGAACGTTCTTTCGTAGTTTCAAACCGAAACGGAGATACCACCGATTCAGCTGTGTAGACCGGTAGGCTTCCTTCGGCCAACCAACCCTCCAGGGTCAGTCGTTTTGGTTTTTTCTGGACAATCGCATCCAATTTTCGTTGGAACATGGCCCGATGTGGATCCCCACCGTACGTTCGGGTGTGGTCGCGCCTGGAAGCAACGACGATGGATTTGCCGAGATCTCCACCTTTCATTCGTTTGTAAATACCCATTATGTAAGCGTAATCATCCCCCCTGGCCTTGTTTTGGGCAATCTCTTTTGCTTTAGTCCACAGGCGTTCATCTCGCTTGGTCTTAACGACATTCGCAGGCATCCTGGATACTCCTCTGAAAGGGCAGAACGGCCGTCAAACCCAGGATAAGCGGTGTCTTGATGTTGGCCAAGACCTAACAGATCAGGAACTTGGGAGAGTTCCAGCAAGAGCACGGACTTCTGCGAAAGTAATAGACGTGTTTGGGGAATGGTCAGGGCAATTGGTCGCGAAAATTCGAAGCGGAGTATTTTCTTTGGCAACATCGGTCGGCTTGATACCATGTTCATTGTTAGGGGGGTAACTCATTTCTCGGAAGGCTGCATCAAGTATTTCTTTGTTTTCTACGGGGTTTTCACGTGGCCCAAAATGAACGACCGTTGTTCCACCCGCGGGTCCAAGTAATGTCATGAAATATGCCATATGTGGGCTCTCCTTTCTGGTTCACCCACAAAGGTAACCCCACATAGAGGATAGGCCAAGTCCTAATGAAGTTAAGAGGGAGGAGTGAGATCTTTGGCAGAAAAGAGAACGTCAGAAGAGAAAATCGATATAAGAGCCTTGATTCTGGTATCGATGGCAGCAGCTGTCCATTGCCAATCCAAAGAATCCAATTGTTGTCTGAATTCCGTTGGTCTCTCAGCAATCATGTTATTGGCTGACCGAAAGTCCAATATTGCTCCTCGAAACTCGTCTAATCTCTCTGGGCCGGGTTCCATCTGTGCAATTTCATCCAACCGAGCCAAATGGCCCCGATACCAGGCAACCAAAGCATGGGGACCTTGCTTTTCGAATGATTGAGTTTCCAATTCCGAAACCCAAGGCTGCATCCGCCTGTTCAAGCTTCGAGCGTATTCTTGCAATTCCAGCATCAACCCCAAGCATTTTTCAGCTTCTTCAGCATCCACATCGGTGGTGTCGAATTTCTCAGGATCAAATCCAAGGATACCCATCATGAAATCCTGGTATTCGACCATGGCCTTGAAAGCCGCTTCCCCGGTAGGATCTTTCAGTGCTTCCTGACAAACCGTCTGCATATGCTCCAGTTGATCTTTGTAAACCCCGAATACCACTTCTTTCACTACCATGGTGCACCTCCTACCTAGTGAACGGTTTCGTTCGGATCGCGGGGACTCATTTCCGCTGTGTAAAGGGTGGCCTCGTCGATCATCTCCTGAATTTCATCCAGCCGCTTGAACACCCCTGTCTCTTCCATTTCCGTTTTGTCTGCCTCCCGTTCCAAACAAACAGATTTGAACTTGCCAAACAAGTCAGAGGCACCGATAGCCGCGAAAACGAATTCTTGATAGTTCCGATCTTTGGCGCCCAACAGAAGTGAGTAAAGAGCGTTCAATCGACCCAAAACCAAATGGGGAGGCCCTTCACCGTCCGGGGTATCGATCGTCGATTCTGCGTATCGTTCCGCCCGATTCTTGAGTTCAGACATGGTTTGCAAAAATTGAATGAGGAAAGGAATGGGCATTTCAGCCCCTAAACGTGATCTCCTGTTCGAGGGAATATTCTTTGCAAAATTCCGATCTGCACGAACTGTGTCAAAGTGCTTGACCAAAAATTTGTGGCAATCCTCGTCCGTCCCTTTGTTTAGAACTTCCTGGCCTTCTTTCTGCCCCTTCCGAATGGACTCTACCCGCTCGGATTCTTCAGGAGTCAACGGATTGTTCTTTTTGAAATCCTCACGATTCCGGAGACGTTCTGGATTTTCCTTGAGATCCATTTCCTCAATTGAACCACCCGCAGCTTGAAGAATGGACAACGCTTGTAGCAATTTGCTGTCAAATGGTTTTTCTTTCTTTGGACGAGGCATCTCTGTTACTTTGGCTTCCGCCTTCTCCAATAGATCCACCAACCGTCCAAGGAGTTCATCCCACTGCATGGAGTCCAATTGGGTTTGGAAAACACCATCAGCCGTTTCCGCTCGTTCCATGATTTGAGGCAATGCCCGATAGACCTTGTACAAAGACGCTGAGACACTTTCAAAATCGGAAGCAGCATTCAGGCCCTCAATCATCCCAATGAGCAAACAAACCAACATATGCGGTGTTTCCTCTGAGATGGATCGCATGGGTAAAGACATGGCGTACTCACCAGCAAGCCGGGTAACCAGACTCATGTCAATCGTCATTTGAACAATTCTTGCGTGTTCGAACCGCGACGTGAAAGCTCTGGTCTTCGGATCCATTGGATCCTCCCCGGTCAACCGACTGGTCCACCAAATGTTTTCCATCCGAACACGAAAACAAAGTTCCGGATCTTGGGCTTCTGCCGCCTTGCGGATTTCTTTCATACCCACGTCCACATAGTGGAAAAACTCTTCGGAAAAGGTAGGTATTTTAGGCATACTGGTCTCCCCTTGGTTAGCGTTCCAGCCCAAGGTACACCAAAATGGTGTGTAGGTCAATCTTTATTTCTGGAAAGTTTAAAACTGGTGCCGGATATCCAGTTGAAGCCAGTAGAGAATGGCATCTTTGGCCTGGGACCATTTGAGGATTTCAAGCATGGCACCGGTCACGTTCTTAGGAATGGGTAGTCGACTCAACTCATGATCCAACCCAATCTTTTGGATCGCGGACATCCCGTAATGATCCCAGCGGTAGATTTTGCCCTGGAATACAACGCACTCTTCCGCCCGAAAGATGGTCGTGTCGTCTTTGGCCAAGGCCTCGGACATCTCCGCCCAACTGGCTTCACCTGCAGCAACGATTGCTCCGGCCAATTCTTCTTTGGTGCGAAAGATATCATCGACCTGATAACGATAGGTGCAATAGCAGATGGCCTTTGCCATCTCTCGCGCCTTGGCCTTTCGTTCCTCTTCTTCTTGTTCCTCCCTGCTACGAAGGGCTTCGCTCAACAGATCGGACATTCTTAGCTCCTGTGCTTTTTAAGTAGGATTCCTTCACTAACGACGTCGTAAGAAATTTCTTGGAAGGATGGGTGATTCATCACCAACTCGACCTGCTTGACCCAACTTCCATCTTTGATTTCAATAGTGTAAATCTGATCGTCATTTGGGCCGGAAATAGTTTCAAACCAATGGTTAGCCTCCAATACTTCTTGGAGCAGTTTATCTCGGGTTTCAAAATCCATGTGATGCCCCAAGATTTTCACGAAAGGTCGTCCAGCTCCATCTAACATACTGGTGACCGTCCAATACTGACATCCCTGATGAAGCGGCACCATGGCTTTCAGAAGTTCCTGCATAACCTCATCCCAGCCACCACAGTACCGACCCCGACCAATAATTGTCTGATCTGGTTTTGATTCGAATTCCGATTTTGATTCTGGTATTCCTCCAAGCCTAAGGGCACAATCCAACTCCGTCTGTGCATCTGGTTCTTCTTCCTCTTCGATCTCTAACCAATCTTCCAGCCGATAAGGCGCCCAGTAAGGGTGAGGCCATTTCTTGTGACTGGACCCGTCACGACATCTCCACCGATTCCCATCCGGTTCCCAGTGGTAGGTTTGGATAATTGGCAATAGAGCTGTTTTTGGAGTCAGCCCTATCACAGTGTCAGTGGCCTCTGAGCCAATCGGCGGTTCACCTTTTTGGAATTGGAGATCATGTGGCCACATTCTTTGACGGGCTAGAGGACGTTGATCCAATAATTTAGCCGCTTCTTTAGCACTCTCAACTCTGTTGGGGGTCATGTCGATAGAAGAACGATGCAACTTGCTACCAAGATCCGAAACTCGTGCACTCAATTCGGTATCGTGTTCATGATCGTTGGTATCGACCCAAACAGGTTTTTTAACAATTTTCTTTCTTGGCATCTCTTACTTTCCTTTCTGGACAATTCGCGAACAAAGCCTCTTCAGCCAAACAAACCCTTCCAAAAGAAGGATGCCGGAGATCGAGACACACGAAAAACCAATCTTTCCTTTGGACAGGGGTTCGAGGAAGAAAAACTTTCTGACAAGTGAGACAGCGTTTTGGAATTCTTTTGGCCATTCCCTCCCTCACTGTTCGACATACTCAGCCGCCCATGGATTCGCTGCCGGAACAATATACTCGACAAACACTTGCCCTGAATTCATCGTCTGATCTGAGATGACTTCCAATTCGAATTTCGGATTCAGTTGAATCAAAAACCGGTCCGCGCCCTTGGGAATCCTCCAACGACCACCTGAATTGCTTTTGATGAAATCCTGAATGAAAGTTTCGTAGGCGCGAACCCGATGTGGACACAAGCCTTGTTCCAAAAGGTACATCACCTGGTTTTCAAGCATCTCCAGAGCGAGATAAAACTCAATAAGCATGGGAGCCTCCGAAATCAATCATCACCACACGGTTCTGCTTTGCTGTAATCATATTCCAACAAAACCTGGCCTGGTTTAAACGTTTCATCAAAAATGAGAACCACTGGACCACACCTCAAATACACCGCACTAAGTTGTAGATCCCCCTCCTCACCCTGCCCAAACTCAGGATATACACGTGCACGTTTGGGTGTGAGATGTTGATCAGAAAGAACTAAAGCTTGGGTTTCCAGCATCACCATTGCTCTCTCAAACACAGATTCCGCCATCCTGATCTCCACAAAGAAAAACCCATCTGGGTGTCACTTAGCCTTCGAGTCAAAACGACAGTGTTAGCCAAGTTGTTCACCCAGATGGGTCCGCCATGACAGGGTGAGGGGTGGTCCCTGACACGACTTGCACCAGATTGCCTAGTCTACCTGTTAGTATCCATTTTGGTGTGTGGTGTCAACCTTTATTTCTGGAAATGTCTTCTGCCGGATTCGGACGATTGTTCAACAGAGATACACAGGAGTCTTTTCCTACCGTGTGGACATCCCCGCAATAGGCCGAAAGTTCAAGGTCGCCACAGCCGAAAATTATTTTGGTGCCAAACCGAAAGTTGTCCAAATGCTGGTTCGATACCGCCATGAACGTCAGATATCCATCCAACAATCTGTTGAACATGGTTTTATCCAATGACAGCCGTACCTCCGAAAGACGGGGAGTAACGACCACCGATTGCAATCGTCCATTCTCGCTGACCACACCTACTTCAGCGCCTGGGTACACGTCATGTGGAGAATGCGCCCCGCGAATATCCTTGGCTTCGAAATAGCAAGCCCACACGCCCATCGTGATGATCCCTGTTTTCTGGACGTGGTCATACTCTTTAACGATCCCTTTTTCCATGGTCTCTCCCTGGGGTCATCCCCACAAGTTCAAGGTCCGCCGAAGAGTGGTTTCTCGAGCAATCCAAATTCGCTCGCGGCGCCTTTCCCCAGCCTTCTTAATTTCTTCCACAAGCTGGCCACTGTATTCGAGCAACTGTTGTGTAGGCGTGGCCGGTTTCAAACGATACGACACCACGTTGTCATCAATTCTGCACCGAAATCGAAGATCGATGATCGGCAAGAATTCGAAGGATACCTTTTCCTTCTGAGCCAATCTCTTCAGTTCCTCTGATAGAGATTCAACCCACATGGTCACTCCCATGAAATCAGAATGTTCCCTTCTTTATCTTGCTCCACATCAAACGAAAACGGGGGCTCTGTCAACAAATGAATGTCGTGATACATGTTCTGCAAAGCACGCCTGGCCCTGTGGTACTCGTTCAATTCCTTTTGCCAAGCTGCTTTTGATTTCCCTGTCTTGATCCCCCTTGTCTTGGCTGCTCGAAATGCCTTTTCCGTCGAATTCACCGTTTCTCGCAAAGTATCTGTTCGAACAACCAATACCTCTTCATCGTTCTCAGCTGCTGATCGAATCTTGCGAAGTACTTCACCCACGTATGGTTTTTGGGAAATCACTATTCCCCGGGCTTCTTCGGCCGTAATCATCCCTCGTCTTCCTCTCTAATCGATTCTGGAATCTCCAGTTCCCCAGTTTCCAAAAATCGCTGCAACACAGGAATCAAATCTACAACCTGTGCTTGGGTTAAATGCATCCGGCCGTGCCGCACATCGCGGTTGTTCATGTCAGCAGACACACCTATCCAAAGTGCGCGTTCATCCCCCAAGCTTGATTCCTGGATGGTGCACAGCTGCCCATATCGATCAGAGAATTTAGCAATCCGAAAACCACGATCTGTTTCTTCGAGTTTGAACTTCATTGAGACCCCCTTGGGTACCACGGACAATGAAAGTTCACCAAACTTTCCACAGTATCGTCCGGATTGCCCTTTGTGGTCTCCCCGGTGATAGTGCAGTGCCACACGCGGCATCCATGGTACTTCTGGAAAGAACAAGCCGCACACGAGCCCGGGTCTTCCACCGGCATCTCGCCTGGTACCGGCGCAGCATCGGACACATCCACTTCGGGGTTTTCGCACTCACTGGAACACATGTGGCAAAGGCTGACTGAACACAGACTCTGGGCTTTCTGCATGGCTTCTTTGTGGGTACTGGCCTCAACCGTCCCGAGATATTTAGAGCCTTCCACTTTGCCCCAACAATGGAATTTGATTTTCTTCTTTTTCATGGATTGCTCTCTAGCCACGAAAGCATGTAGCTGGTGACGAGGAATTGATATGCTTCCGCATACTCTGAATCAGCAACCATCTCAGACATAATGGGTCCATTTATTTCCGAACTGAGTGTGGCACTACAGCTGAGCTTGTTGTTCTTTTTCCACAAACGAGCCGTCTCATACAAGAACCCATGGAGAGATCGAACCAAAGAATCTCGAATATCCAAAACTGCCCATTTGCCAAAAGACATCTCGTTGTGGGCAATCGTGATCGTGTTCAAAGCTTTCAACAACGCAGCACGATTGTTGTTGGTAATGGCATCTTCGTAAAACGCCAAACAGGTAGTGATTTCCTGTGTCAAATCCGATTTGTCAGCTCCCGCGAATGCAGCCAAATATTTGATGAAAGTAGCCAAAGCCAAACGATGGGCTTTATCTGGGGTTTCAAAACGTTCGGCGAATAACGATTCAGGGGTATCTGCCATGACCAATCCTCTCTTGTGGGAGTTCATCACTCACCGTACACCATTTTGGTGTAGGTGTCAATTTATTTCTGGAAAGGATCAGGGTAGATTTACAATCATGTCATACATGCTTCGCCGGAAAGCAAGTGCATCAGGCCGAAAATGCCATTTGTAGGAATCGGAGCCCACTTCCAGATGTTTGCCATGGCAGGGATCCACACACCCACCAATGATCCGGCCATCTTCCACCCTGCGACTGGGTTCGTCATGCTTGCAGCCACACGTCGGGCAAAGTTCACCAGCTTGTCCTCCAGCCCTACGAAGTTCAATCACCTTGTTCGCATACACGATATCGATAGCGATGTCTTTCGTCATGGTTCCCCTCCGTGGTTATGTTTCCAGAAATCGGCCACGTGAGGAAAACTTGAGAAAGTTTTTCCAGAAAATGGAAAAAGGTTGGCAACTGGTTATTTCTGGAAAGAATTAGGAGAGGGAATTGCTTCTAGGCACGTGTGGCCGTAACTTCCATTTTGGCCCAGAAAACATTGTGGAACACCATCGTTGCATCGGCGTATTCTGAGCCATTGTCCACATCAATGATTTTGTCACTGGCGATCCTGAAAAGCCGTCGTGCACTACCCTCATTGGGATGATTGGCGATAAAGATCTTGTTGTCCGCTGCCAACAGTTCAGTGATGGTCATGTCGGGATCATTTACGTCGAGAGTCACGGTTACCTCGTCCATGTATCCTACCTCCTGCGATATGTATGTTGTTGAACTTCTTATAGAAAATGATAAATCAAAGGAGGCAAAGAGGCAAGAAAACTCTACTTCGAAGAGAAAGGAATGGTCATAGTCTCATAGATCACATCTGGTTTTTCTGCTTTGATTTGCTTGTGGCACACAGTCGGTTTGCGACCATCCAGATGAATTGTCATGTACCCAAGACCCGCTTGAACGAACAGGGCGGTTTTATCCAATTCCACCTCAATATGCCCCTGGGTCACTTCCAGACTCCCTTCATACCGACCACAACCCGAAGCCATCTGGTGCAAACGACAAAGCGCAGATTCCACCTGCATTTCCTCTTCAGGAGGACAAATACGCGCGGCCTTGACATCTTCCATGGCCTGATGAACGGCAGACGGAACATTCGGGTTGTCGTATCTGTCTTCTCGATCAGCCCCATCGTTGTCCATCCAACCTTCAGCACTCTCGAACGTGGTGTGGCCTCGCAACACTTCCATATGAGTCCGGCCCCTGGGCTTCGAAAATTCCAACATTTCTTCCGTGATTCGAACCGGCTTGGCTTCATCTATTGGCATCGGGACCATTTGACCTGGACGATGATTCCTGATTTCCATCGTGCAATTGAACTTGTCTCCCGGTTTCGGCATTGGGCCCAATTCCTCCGGCAGAAACCCTGATACCAACGTTCCACCCGGCACCATCCCCGGAACATGTTCGAGAGCCGACTGTTGCTGATCCTCGGTCATGTCTTCCCAATCCAACCGCATCGGTTTCAATTCCGCCATCACCCCTTCAGGGATGTATACAGACCCCTTGATCTCTCTCAACGACTGTTTGATTGACCCAACGAAATTTGCGTCTTTGGTTTTGGCAATGAAATTTGCAACCTGTTCTTTGGTCAAAACCGGAGGCGCATTCTCGTCTGCGGTCGAGGCAATTAATTCGTCCCAGGCTTCTGGAGTCATCTCTTCGTATGTCGGTCGTGCTTCCATGGCATCAGACAACGCTTTGTTCATTTCATCCATGAACTCTTGACGTTCCCTTGCTCCCAGTTCATCCCATACCGTGTGTTGATAGAGTGATTTTGCTTTCGTCATACCCTCTGTTGCGGCTCGTTCTTGCATGATTGTTTGGGCAGCAGAAATTACCTGTTTTTCTCGAAGAGACGATTTATCCTCTTTCGACAACTTGGCGCCACCAACGCCATACGACAAATCCCGTGCAACCATCTTTCCAAATGATCGATTACCGATCTCCATGGCCCGTTCTTTGGCATCAGCTGGTATCTGTCGAATCTTTTCAAAAGGACGTGCAACACTCTGGCGCCAATGGAACATGACTTCGAATGCACGCTCAGTATCCCCTGCGGTCCATGCCTGCCTGGCCTCGTTGAATGCCTCTGTGTAACCTTCCAGGCTCAACCGATCCTGGATGATGTTTTCCATATGGACGCACTTGTGCCCACCGATAGAACCGCGGCAATCCATGCTGTGTTCATCCGCGTATTGGCCTTTCGCACCCAACCAAATGTGTCCCGGCGTGATGAAGATATTCACGAAGCGCATTCCCAGAAAAACATTGTCCAGGGGTTGTTCCACCTTCGCACGCTTCAACACAATGTTGATCGCCGTTTGGATGGACCATAATTCCTGGTCTTCGAGACATGCAACCCAACCCAATGCCATTCGATCAGCCGTGTAGTTATCCAGCCGTTTAGCAAAGCTACGAGTTCCAGTCCGGATCGTGAAAACATGATTCTCCGGAAAAACGTCAAAATGCTTGGCCACCAACTTTCGGAATTCTTCATCATCAGCTTCGCACCAAGCACCTTCTTCTTCTCTGAGAAATCGAGACTTATCCTGTTCTTCCCACCATCCTTTCCCTTTTTTACATAACCCGGGGATTGTGAATCCAACCATCCCCGCATCAGGTTTGGCATCAACACCCAACAGTTGGCAACCATATTCCAAATGCAACTTCAGTTTTCGGTTGGAACAAAAGAGATCACACAACCGATTCAACAATCCTTGCGGATCTTCATCATCAAAAGTCTCCGCGTTCATTCGGGCTTCTGCAGCCCCATCCTTTCGCCCGTCACTATACCCATCCGCATACCCATCCTGCAGACCGGTTCCATGCCCATCCTCAAAGCCTTCGGTGAATCCATCCTGGAAATGAGCATTCAACTCGTCGGCTTTTGCCGACTTACACCCACAATTCCCATCGCAGCCACCCGCTTGCTGAGGGGTACTGAGATTCGTTTGCTCTGGCCCTGAGGGTGCCCTGTGACCATCAGCCTTGCCTTGGTCTACCAACTGCTTGTGAATCTCTCTGAGAGCCTGGCTTTCGGTCACAGACATACTTCGAGCACCGGTCGTTCCAGGATAGCCCATGGGGTCACCAGTGCATTTCATCCCGGTGGCCTTGCAAAAAGGCAATACCTTGCCCGACGGCCCTTGGCAGGTCTGTACGTACTTGCACAGCTGTTCTCCGGCCTCCTTCTCCACCCCTGGACACTTTGGAAGATCACGCCTGCGGACGGAACTTGGTCTTGATTTCGACATTGGACATCCTTGGTTCGGGTCAATGGTTTGGGTTAAATAATGCCACACCAAAATGCTGTGTCAAGGTAGGGTTCAGTCGATGAAGGTTTTGTGCTTTTCCAGATTGGAGTTTCGCTCGTTTTCCCATTGGGCTGAGGTCATGACCTTGATGGTCCACCCGGCGATTTCGTATCCGTTGGGCTCCTTCATCGGTGGACAGGGATAGGCATGATAGCCCAGACGCCGGACGTACCATTGGTAGTGACACAGGTCCGAGGGGATCCCCGGCAGGTAAATGTTATCATCCCCGCGCTCGAGAGCACCCAAAGCCACGTACAGAATCTGGAGACCATTTTGGGTGATCGGCGGAACCTGAAAAAAAGCTGTGTAGCCCCGATCCGGCTCCTTTCGAAGATAGGCCTTTCCGATCCCCTCCATGTTCGGCGCACAGGCCACCGGTGGAAAATTCAAGTAGGTGACACCACACGTGAGTGCCATGTCGCGCCACTTCAACACGTCGGATTGATCCATCAGATTGGATTCAATCGTCCTCACTTCGTTCACTTGCTTCATCCTTGGTTCACTCCTTTTTCGCTGCATTGAGGGAATGGATCATTTGGGTTACTTTCCCTATGATTACTTCCCTCTGAGCCGGAGATTGGGGTTTGGGTAACACAAAATATTTAAAAGTTTGATCTTCGAAAACACCATCCCCAGGAAAATGAAAAATCAAAGCCTGTGTCCGCCGATGCCAACCTTGATACTCCAACTGAACATCCGCTCTTTCCGCAACTGGATAAAGTGCTTCCCAGATGAAATCAAGCTCTTTCCAGTACTCGTAATGCTTGAAGCCTGGCTGACTCAGCTGATTTGCTTCGTACCACGACCTTGGCCGATTCGTGCGGTGGTTCCAGCTCCCGAATTTGAGGTATCGGCATGCGGTAGGATTTGCATTCCTACGCGACACACTTTGGAGGGAGCCATCCTTTCCGTAACGCCTGATCTCGATCGCTCCTTCAGAGGATAGTTGGCAGGCAACCATCAAGAGACTCCATTCCTTCTGGTGCCAGTAGGTGTCGGATCGTTGTTCTTTCTCTCCTACCGTAGCCAAGGCGTCGCCCATGTTCCCACCACATCGAGCAATCTGAACCCATTCGGCAAGACGTGCGTCGTTGTACTCCAAATAAAACCAGAAAGCGCCCATCACAAATCCTCCAATGAATCTTTGCGGTCAAGCGGATCCGGCCGAGAAAAATCAAAATCCATCAAAACTTGGCCAAAATTCAGCTTCTCTTCCACCACCAAGGTAATGGGGCCTACCTCAGTCTGGACTTGTGACACCAGGTAATCCTTTTTGACATTGACCCCCAACGGAATGAAACTCCGGCTCAAAGCTCGGAGTGAATCTGTATTCATCATGGCCTTCACGGGAGCATGGCCCACACGATCGTAAATAAACATGGCCTGTTCACGAAGTGAATCCATAATGAACTCGCCATAGAAATCGGACATTGGTTGCTCCTTTTTTGGGAATCTACTCACAGATAATACCGGCTGGCCGAACGGGTTGTTCTTTGATTTCCCGATTTGGCATCCAAGCTACGCATTGGTGACATGAGACCTGCTTAATGCAAAATGGTGTGTCTCCCGTCAAGGTGTTTATCGACACCTCGGTCAGACACTCGACGCCGGTTGGCTCAACTTCCCACCCAACACAAGACTTTCTGGAACCATGGATGGCCAGGATCCCCAAACTGAGAATCATCACGATGATGATCGCAACCAGGACCCCGTCCACCATGCCCACCTTGGGATTGTGATTGGATCTCATGACTCTGGGTCTTAAACGCCACATGACTTGTTCCTGACTCCATCCCCAAGTTCTTTCCAGAAATAAAAATCGAATTCAAACGTCGAGGCCTACCCCTTCCATGGCCAACGACCAGCACAACAAGTTTTCATCCGGATAAGTGACCGACCCATCTTCGGCATCTGCCACCCATTCATCGCCGTCCCACCATGCCCTCACCAGATACAACGCGTCTTCGTATTTCATCGCATCCAGACACTGACCCTCGAAGAAAACGCACAGCAACATAATCGAGTCATCTCGAGGTGGCTCATGGTACCGAAACCGGATCCCACCCTCCGGCAATCCGGCGTACTCTTCACCCGGTGGGCCATACCGAGTGACATCCCGCATGAAGTCTTGGATTGCCCCTCTCAGACAAATGGCAGTTGGCATGTTCAAAGCCTTTCCAGAAATATACGTGAGAGAACCCATCACATCTTTCACGCTCTGGAAGACCTTTTGCCAAGAATATGCCTGCTGAACGTTCGTCTTGGTATGCTGGAACACCAATTTCTGGATATCGGCTTCCCACCGGACTGACCATGGAAAGCCCCCATCACCCAACATGTACTTTCGGCCTCTCGCCCAATACCGGGGAGCCTCTTCTTTCGGTTGCGGGGGCTCGCCATAGAGACCCACATCCGCTCGGAAGGTGTTCAGCGCATTGAGAATCTTGGCCCGGCGATCTTGGGTGTTCCGAATCCATTTCGGCGCCCACGTTTCGGCATAAACTTCAGCGTATTCCATGATAGATTCCGGGCGCCAGCCCTGCCGGGACCATTGACCCGTTGACCCACGGACAACCAAATAGACCCATTGATCGTCCGGATCCCAATAGAGTTCCAGGTAAAACGGTTTTTTGATTTCCAGATACAGCACTTTGTTTTTCCAGAAAGAGTGAGACATCCCACACCATGTCCTTTCATTGTTTTTTGATAAGTTGGAGTACCGATCCGTTGCCGTCCAGAGACCCAAGCTTTTTCATCAATTCGGGAGTCGCAGCGTCCACAGCATCCCGCGCCTTGGATAGCCCCCGTTCAGCCTTCAACATCATCCGTTTGAGCTTGCGAAGTTCCTCTTTGATCCGCTCAGGGCCCGCGTAGGCCTCGACCTTAGACAAACCCGCAGACACCAGCTGATTGGCTTTTGCTACCGCTTTGCGGTACTCCACAGCCGTTTCCCCGTGCTCATGTCGCCAACCGGCAACGGCAATTTCCATTTCTTCAAGAATCAGGATTTTTTTCTGCAGATCTCGAGCTGAGCCCATCGCGCACCTCCTAGGTAAACTCTGGTTCTGTCTTCCCAAGAGCAAAGACCAAACAAGGTTCCCTGGATTCTGCCTGAGCCCGGGATCCTGCCCGTCTCCGCTCAGCATACGCTTTGACCCTACTGATGACCTTCTCGATTCCTTCCGCCTCGTAAAGAGGACGCCTGGCCTTGAGAGCCGTCAATCGTTCGAGCAATTCTTGGAGGTAAGAAGACGCAGCCTCCGGGGAGTCCTCTTCCATGACGAATTCGATTTGGTGATCGAAATGGATCTTTTCGGCAATCTCAGCCGCCCGATTAACCCCGCGGACTTCCGCTTCACGCCCCTTGGAATTCCCCTCGGTCAATTGGGCCACATCCGCGGCAAACAAGGTCTCGTACTTGAACCGCAAAACTTCAATGAAAACTTCGTTCAACGTCACAGCTACTTCCTTCCTTCAGTTTCCAGATTCATCGTCTTTGATTTCTCGAACAAACCGCTTTGCCAGTGCCTTGGTCTCGAATGGACCGAAAATGTCATCGTCTTGAATTTCGCCATTGTTGAAGCGCCAAAAGGCAACCAACCGATCCGAAAACGAGACATACCAACCCTTGAATGGGCCCGTCTTGAGATGCACAAACTCAAAACTATCCATGATTCCCCTCTCCCTCGGTTTTATCTTCAAAACCCAAAAGATAATCTGCACTTGTACACAAGACAGAACACAACACATACAACTTGTTCACACCTGCAACTTCGCACCCACGCTCATAGGCACTAATTTGCCTGGAAGAGATCTTGCTCTGATACCCTAGGTCCTCTTGAGTCATCGCACGTGCGAGACGAGTTTCTTTCAGACGACGACCAAACGCTTTTGCATCAAATGCTGTCATGATTCCTCTCAGTTGAATGGGTATATAAATGGGGGCCGAAGCCCCCGGACATTCTCAAGCTGCTGTTACCAACCCTCGTCGCCTTCCCAACCATGTGGACATTGGCCTTCCGCTTGTGCTCTTTTCAGGAATTGTTCAGCTCGTTCCACCGTCTTGAACGAAATGTACTGATTGGTGTACCCATAGACATCCCCATCATCGGCGTACGCAACCACGATGTACTCATCGCATTGACGAAAGAACACCCGATCCTCACCAATCGTGAAAACCTGGCTGTCCCCGTTGGAATCGAACATGATCCCCTGGACATCCTCTTCCTTTTGAGTGTTGTGAAAGTGATTCTCGAGAACGATTCTTTTGGACTTTGACATGGTTTTTCTCCCCTTGCGTTATCTACTACTCAATATAGCAGACTGGAAGAATATGTCAAGAAGGATTCTTCTAGTTTTTGTATTTTTATTTCTGGAAAGATTATTCGATGGGTAGGGGACGTGGGGAGTACTGATTCAAACTCGCGGCATCCTTCTCAGCCTCAGCCTGATCGGAATACAGATTGGCTTGCGTCTCGGACAGCTTGGGCTCAATGGGTGGGCCGTTCACCAGTGGGACCGGGCCGTCGACGTTCATCCCAGCGTAATACTTGCCCACCCGGGTATTCCAGATATACCAGGGCTCACGGGGGCCATCAAATCGACGAACAACCCAAATCGGATTGGATTGTCTTTTCCGAAATTCAACTTCAAGTTTGGCCAGAGTCTTCCGCTCTCGAAGGAAATCCACACGTCGTGACCTGTAGGCCTCCCACCAAGTTCTGCATTCTGCAAGTGCATCATGAAGCGATCCGGTAGCTTGTCTTTCCCGCATCGTTGCGTAGGACTCAGCAGCACCCAAATACCGTTTGTAGGCAGCATCTTTCCAACAGCGAGCCGCGAGTGTCACCTTTTGTTGAGCCTTCAATTCAGCATGCAACGCGGTAAGCGTCTTCTCTAATCCAGCCTCCTCCAACTCCTTTTTCATGTGTTGAGGTCCTTTGAACAGCTTGGGACCTTCATTCGGATTGGCCTGCACCAATTCTAGGCTTGCAACGGTCTGAACTGTGCTCACCATCTCATTGTCCCAGTTTGTCCAATGCAACACCGCGATAGGGCGACCCTCGTCGTCATGATCCAAGCTGCTGACCACCATGTTTTTGAATGGTTCAACCGCTCCTTTCTGCCGAACGATATCACCAACCTTGAATTTGTGCGGCATCCTTCACCCCTCATCAATCCAGAACGTATAGTCCCGATCCGATGTCTTGCAACCCACATCCATGATACTCGGATCCTCACCACGGATTGCTTCGCGCCGAATGGCCATCACCGATTCACGGGTTCGAATTTCACTTTGCGCTTTCGTGATGTCATCGTAGACACCCCCAATCATAGTTCCATGCCAGGGCTCACCATGATTACGCCACTTGATGGTATACATTTGCACTACCTTTCTCCCGCCCCCTTATTGAATGTATTCCATTGGAATACCCGTATCTGGATCCGCCTGTACCACGGCCGGACCGATCTTGAACAATGCCGCATCCGTAGCGGCTTCTTTCCACCCCTCTAACCACTTCTTTGTCTTTCGGACGTAGTATTGACCGTTCAACCGATACCACACCCGCGCCAGGTTCACCTTTTCCTTCGGTGGTCCATTGTGGATATTCAACAGGGCCGTGGCCAATGTCTTTGTCGGGAATTTCGCGAGGAATCGAATGTGGGGATAATCTGGATGTCCGTGGGTCCGAATGCACCATTGCCGATCGTAGCGTTCCACCTTGAACTCAATCATGGATCAAGCCTCCTACTAGATAGAATCGGGATCGGTGTTCCAGACTTAATACCCACTGTGCTTTATTTGTCCAGAAATAAATGTACTACTCCAACCACACTGTGACCTGATGAGCGGTCGTATCCTTTCCCCATTGCCGGATAGTCGCTCGCATATCCGCATGGTGGTGTTCCAGCCGCCGAACTTCCTGTCTCGCGATTCGAAGACTGGAGGTAATCAACATGATTTCCACAACCCCTGCAGCGTGCCATATTCGTTTGACCTCGTAGACCATGGCCTACCCATCTACCAAGAGATTCCACAAAATCTGGAATGCAGTCGCAGCCACGAGCGGAACTTGTGCGTTGCCAGTGGCTTTAACTCGGTCCATGACGGGGGTAGACCCATCATCCATTCGCGCAAAATCAGGTGGATGTTTCCAAGGCCCAAACGTCCCTCGATACTCTCTCCCCGATTGTCCGGATGAGTCGTCCAGTTTGACGCCCGCGGGGTCGGCAACCATTTCTGGAGGCGCCGGTGGCTCGGCCACTTCGCCATCGAGGGAGCGAATTCGTTCCCAGCTGTTGTGGGGGTCGGAAGAAATTTCGGTCGGTCCACAGGTGGGGTGGACTTCGAGGTTTGCTTGCTTGGCAAGGATCCAGAGTCGGTTGCGCTTGTGGGGTGCGCCGACATGCCAAGCTCCCAGCACGCACCACACCGCATCGTACCCCATAGAGTCAAGCCGCTGGAGAATTTGATCGAGCCCACGCCGACGCAAAAGCGGACTGTTTTCCGCGAACATAAACGGAGCTTGTACTTGATCAACAACACGAAGCATTTCGAAAACAAGGCCCGAACGTGCGCCGGCCAATCCCGCACCTTGACCTGCTGCGCTAATATCCTGGCAGGGGAATCCTCCGGATACCACATCAACGCGACCTCTCCAGGGTCGGGCGTTGAACGTTTGTATGTTGTCCCAAATCGGGAACCGGGGAAGATAACCGTCCCGTTGCCGTTGGAGAAGGATCCTACGGCAGAATCGATCATTCTCGACAGCGCAGATGGGGGTGCATCCGACGAGTCCGGTTCCCAGCATTCCACCTCCGACCCCTGCAAATAGACATAGCTCATTGAGAGTACCCATGGCCTTTCACTCGTCTTTGAGATAGATGTTCCGGGTTTTGATGATCCGCTGAATCAACTCATCCATCTTGTCAGCGTGATCCACCAACCATTCAGCCCAACCGAGCAAAGAATCCCGGTGAAAGTCCGGCATATCTTCGAGCTGATAGACCACAGCTGCTGTTAAACCCGATTTAGGATCCTTGTACTCCAATTCAGGTGCACCACCTTCCGCATTGTACGTCTTGGTCAACACCTCCTTTATCAGAGGCTCAGGGGTCTTTGTGGCCTGGCCTCTCTCCAGCTGGTAGTTGTCCCAGCACTCCGGAGAACAAAACGACATGTAATCCCCAGGATTGCCGTACATCTTGACCGAATCCTGAGGGTGCTTCCCACACTGAAAGCACACCCGGTCAGGTTGGAAGTCTCCCAGCTTGGTAGGCATCCCACCCGCAGGTTTCATGTCAAAGGACGCAGGGACTGTGGTGTTCTTCTCCTCACACTCGGGGCTGCAATATACCCCATCTCCATCCTCAGAGTAGAAGTGCAACCCACAACGCTTGCAAGAATGCTTCACAGGCATCTGGACTCTCCTAAATTGGTTTGATGAGATCTTAATACGGTTGGTGGGCTATTTGTCCAGAAATAAAATCAGGGAACGGCCGGACCGGGGATCCGGATGATCATGTAATGAGACCCGAGCACATTCAGGGCTTGGTGTACCGCAGGATCGGCTTTGGTCAACCGCTCAGCCGAGTAGGCGCCACGATGAACATTACCATCCGGATCGAAGAAAACCACCCCAACAACACCCGCCTCTTCCGCAACATGGCCAACAGTCATCAGCGGTCCTTCATCATCCAGAAATACCAGATCGCCTGGTTCAAGGCCTCTCGCCTCCGGTTGCACGTCTTGCATCATTGTTCCCCTTCCTCGTTTTCAGCCACGACCAAGGCCCCATGGCAATCCGAAAGTTTGTCATGCTTTTCCCGTACCCGCCTACGGGCCTTGTCACACTTGGTACGCAAAGACAAAGCTTCTTTGCGAAGCCGTTTGACGTTCTTTTTCAAAACACTCCGATTCGGACCCTTCACCTTGCCGATCGCTGTCCGATAGGCCAAGGCTGCTTCCTGATACGCCTGGCAAAGAGCAGCATGGGCCAACTCAGCCTCATCCGCCGATCTTTGCGCATTCTTCCAATTCCGGCGTAACCGCTCAATCCCTGGATTCGTCTTCGGCACTGCTTCCCTCCAATTCTCTCTAAGAAATCAAACCACTTATATCAACGCCGAACTATCTTTTGCCCAGCATATCAACAAACAGTCTGGCAACGGCCAGTTGTTGCCATCAAGAGTCCGCCAAACCTCATGCTCGGGATCCCAATAAACAGAAGCAACAGACAGATTCTCTCGATAAAGACCAGCATCCAGGTCCATCCAATCCGCCACAATGAACATACCAAGGATGGTCTGACCAGGGTTACGCGGTGGATCCTCATAGTAGAAAACTAGATCGCCCGTAAGCTTGGTTATGGGTGGTTGAAGAGGTGGGGCGCCATGCTTTCGAATGTCCGCAATGAAGTCTTCCAGACCCGATCGCAGACCCTCAGGATCCAGAAAATTGCTGATTCGATGGCCGTGCTTGTCCCTGCCTTCAATGATACGAGACAGAGCATGATCCAACCCCACCTGTGCAGTCTCAGGAGTCATGTTATAGATCCACTTGATCTTACCATCATGCCATTCTGTGATAGATAACACTCGGCTCACATGTACCCAAGTCAGCACAACCCCGCTCTTATAAGTTCCCGAAATGGTCCAATACAGAATCCGTTGATTCCAATAAGTCAAAGGCATAACAACTACTCTTTCCAGAAAGTTGACATGACTTCAGCCTTCTGATGTTTCAAATCCTGCAAACCATCCACATGGAACTTGCCTTTCGGGTGGGTCTCGATGTGGTGCACGGCCAGTTGGATGTAGTTGTTCAGCACATCCAACCATTCATGCTCGCGCACAATCCATTCGGCCAGCTTCTTTGGATCCAACCCCTGCAAGAAATCTATCCCCAACAAGGTCCGCTTGTCAGTCAGGAAGCTGTGCACGGCTTGCAGCAAGGCCGGTGGCAGCGTCTTGAAGACCTGATCCCCGGTGGTGAACCGTTCGTCCTCAGTCATGCTGAGAAAGCGCTCGGATGGCGTCTTAGACATGGTTTATCCTTTCCAGAAATGAAAATGGGCATCCTTACTCTTTACGTATCCAGAAATAAAAGTCTAGGCAAAAGATGCATCATTCGACGCCCAGCAAACCAGCGAACAGTCGGGTAGAGATCGACTCACATTGAGAAGGCACCACTTTTCCTCATGCTCATCCCACCGCATTTCGGCAATATAGAGATTCGCTCGGTAGGTATCCTCATCGAGAAACAACCAATCACGCGAGATGAAGACTCCAAGCAAACTCTGGAACGGCAATTTGGGTGGTTCGTCATACCGAAACAACAAAGTGCCGTGACGGGCCTTCTTTGGCTCTCTGGTCTTGGGTGGGCCATAGATCCTGATTTCGTCTCGAAAGCGCTCCAATCCATCCCTGACTGCAGCCAAAGACTCGGCCCTGATGATGGTTTCCAACTGAGTCCATCCCCCGGTAGGCAACCACGCCATGACCTCTGACACACTGGCTTGGATCGCCTCCGGAGATGCACGCCGAGTCCAACGCTCCAAACCACCCCAGGTCTCTGTGATCTCCAACTGCCGCTTGTGTGGTAGCCATTCAACCCTGGTCTCGGTTCCTTCCGGATCCCGATAAATCCGATAGGTGATCCGAACATCCCAACGTGATTCAACTTCATCAGGTCTCGTAATTTTGGCCATGGTAGACACCCTTTCCAGAAATAAACAGGTTCAGAAGTCAGACATCCAGGTCCTGAACCCAGATTGGACACCAGCAGATCAATTGGCAGTCGGCCGCGGACGCTGACGGTATACCTTCCTGGATCCATCGGTTCGCCTCACTGTCCCACCGGACCCGAGCAAGCAACAGATTCTCACGGACGTTTTCCCAGGAGGTCAAATCGACCTCATCCATGACCAGGAACACACCTATGATCTGACCCCACACTTCTTTAGGGGGCTCCGCATAGGTGAATTCCAGATTGGCCATGGTAGGCTTGGCTGAGTCAACCATCGGCGCCCCATGCTTTTTGATATCCGCATGAAACTTGTACAGAGCCTTCTCAACCCCCCGCATATGCCGCCCAATCACCGATCCGGTATTGGTCATAGTCAGCTGAACCATGGCCCCCGGAACACCTGCTTGGATAAACTCTGGGGTGAACGCGATCACCCCTTCCAAGAACCCATCTTTCCGGCCTACCACGTTCACTACACGTTCCTCAGGAGACCAGTAGACATTGACCCCTGTGTTCTCTGTGGTTGGCTTATAAGTCAGATACTCAATCCGATTCGTCCAATACGAAACCACCATCGTTGAACCTCCTATTCCAGATATTGTGACCAGTGGTGCTTACAATGGTAAAAACACTTTGATTTCTCTGCAAAATCCCGAGAATGACACTGCTCGACCTGGATGCAATTCGCTTGCCCCTGACAGAAGCTGTTGGTATTCCCACACGTCCCCAAAGACACCAGGTAGCAAAGCAGCGCAAAAGCTCCGAGAAGCCCCAGAATTCTGAGAAACGGTGCTACCCAGCTTTTCCAGAAATCACTCATAGAAATACCCCTGGTCGGCATAGATTGCCAGCAAAAGGAGTAGGCCCCAGATGCCCAACAGCACCATGATCACGATGAAGGCCCGAAGGCCACCCGGTTTCCAGAAATTAGACATCAAATCCTCACACACGGACACCCACAGTTCGACACGGAATCACAACTTTTCGACCCAAAATGGTATTTTTGCGGTTCTATTTCTGGAAAGATAACGGCTCCTAATTGGGTCCGAAATACACCCAAACGAAGGCTGCGAATGCCCCTATCTCCAGTGCAACAACGATTGACCCCATGATGCGTTGACCCAATAGGCATAGGCCCATGTAGCGGAAGTGGATGGTGAATGACACAGCGTTTGACACCGGCCACAACCAGATATGATAGGCAGCCTGGTAGATGGCTTTCTTGATGATCTGAGATAGGGTCAAAGCAAGACCTAGGTCGTACTCGACGAGAATCTGTTTTGAGAGTTGGGGTAAGCTGTAGAATGACCCAATACCTACGTAGAGTATGACGATTGCTATCCAGTCCATGTCTTGTTCTATCCTCTCCTGAACACCATTCTTGGTTTTGGTGTCGGTTCTTCTACTTCTGGTATGTATCCATCTGGGGATACTGTCTTCGAATCTATTTTTTTGATTCCGTTTGGGGTTTCGATTTCCCGGTTTTCTGGAATCTCTTCCACATCGATGTACTCAATCTCGCCTTTCTCACATTCCGATTCACAGGCTGGACAGACGTTCACCAGGGCTCTCGACCACGCCTTGTCTTTGGCTTCCTGGGGGTTTCTGGCTTCCACTGTCCCAAGGAATTTGAATGCCGTTACATGCCCAATGCACGCATATCTCTTCAATTTCGTATCGCTCATGTCCGACCCTTTCGGGTACTGCTCACTTCGGTTTGAATTTTTGAAAATGTCTAGCACCAACAGGCCACCGCGATGTACGGCATGAATAGGCCCATGGTCACTAAACTGACACTTGTCTTGACCCTCAACTTCGCCCATCGATCTTCAGGTTCGGCCCGGTTGCTCAGCAACCAATGGAACTGTCGTCCGATAGACAGGGTCCACCCCACCAACGCGCAAACGAAATCCACGAATCCCCAAGACTCTTCCTGATACTCCCATTCCACGGCTATTGATACGGCGTGCACCATACCAGTGAACAGGTACAAGCCAAAAGCCACAAACACAGGTTCCAGAGACATGACGGACTCCCATGAATTGAAAAATGCCCCGGATGAACATACAGACTGTGCCGACCTAAGGTTCCACAGTCCATAGGACGATTACCCGGTTCCAAGGTTCATCCGGGGCGCCAAACGAGACCCCAGCCAGGAGTCATCAAACGGCCGCGCTCCCAAACGTCCATTCAATGACTCTGTCTTCCTACCTGAGGCCTCAACCACTGGCCCAGCTTTGGATAACCAGGCGGAGGATCGATGGTCAGTCTGACACCTGGTTAACCCTCTTTGGCCAGCGGCCATCACTTGTTCGACCACGACTCTGCGTTGGCAACCGCCATGGTCAGCACTTCTTTCGGGTCCATCTTGGCTCTTTCAAGACCCTGCCAAATACCTTTGATATGTTCCTGCAAGTCCAGCTCCGCACAGACACCATCACAAAACTTTTTGCCGAACAGACGCACCTTGCACTCACCGACCGACATTCCGCACTTGTCGCATTTCTCGCCCATGAGTCTCGCTCCTTCCGCACGCCTCAACCCAAAGGGTTTCGTGCTTTTGCTTTTTCTGGAATCGTACCATCATCCCATCGTCGAGCAAACGCAGGGCTTGGTATGCTGCTGTCTCATAGTGAGACGAAAACAGGTCTCTGACCTCTTTTGTGCTGTGATTTAGCGCTTTGACTGTCCAATAACTCACGCGAAACACCCATCTCCGCTTGCGGCTTGGCATCTATGCCTTGTATTCCTTTTTGCAAGTCCGGCAGAATTTGAACAACTGCCCACCGGCCGAACTGTCAGCCAAATCCCTTTGACTGGTCGAACAGGAGCAGTACAGACCATCTTTGCCCGTCGAACCCACCGGCGCCCCAGCCATCTTCATATTAGGTGGACCGTTGGGTTGTGGTTGTTGGCTCGGTTGCGGATGTCCAAACCACGCAGGCATTGAGAAAAACGTCAACTGATGCAAAGGCTCCACCTTGTCCGGACTCACCACCCCATTGAGCAATCTCCATAATCGGGCCGCAACATCCCATTCATACATCCCACCTGTCTCAAGTACATTGACAGCTTGATGTAACACCCCCTTCATGCACCGTAACTCATCCAGATACGCAACATCAGACATCAAACATGTCTGGACAGACAGTTGGGCTTCCTTTTGATTGTGAGCCGGATTTATGGGTCCAGAAAACGATATCCGCCGACCCTGCCAATACTTTTGGGTATTGACGGCCCCGTGAGGCGCCCACTGTTGGCTCTTGTCATCGTAACGGTACACTTGCTGGGCCGATTCCAAGAACACTCGTCGATCATGCTGCGGTATCATATGAGCCAACACCCACGAATTCGTTGCCATGCAACATGCACCCGATATGATTTTGATGTGGTGCTTTTGTCCATGGGATCTATCCATTAATCGATTCAGACCCGCACTCCAAATACCCACAAGGGTCCAATGATCTTGGTAGGAGTCATAGACGTAGGCTCGGTCCCGCCTCTTGCCGCTGAGAAGAAATCCAGGCCGACCATGCAACGGCCGCAACGTCCGTAAAGCTGCCTGACTCTTGAATTCAAGACAACCATTCACAGGGAACCCCCTATCTGTACTCTTTCTTGCAAGTTTGACAGTACTTGAACGGCTTTCCACCTGCCATATTATCGACCAATTTTCGTTTAGCAGACGAACATTGGCAGAACATCTGATCTTTCTCGGTGCTGATCGCCTTTACTACCGTGTGTGGATCCACGGTACCTTCACCAAGGGCCACACTCAGACCATCAACAGAAGTGATCCGTTGACCTGGATTGGCTGGGGCCTTCGGTGGGGTGAACCCACCTTGCATTGCCGCCCGCGTTTTTGTTGAAGACAAATGCACATCTACTGCCCTAGAGAACGGCTGCAGATAATCCGGTGGATTCCTCACTTTACCAGGGGCATCTACCCGCCACATTGTACCTTCCCATTTGTAAGTCATTCCTCCATTAGCTCTGACCCAAGCCATGAGTCCTATGTCGGATCCACCATTCAACGCCAACAATTCCAAAGGTGTCCCCACAAACACAGAACCGAGAGAAGCAACCCCGAGCGTTGGAATTTTGGTTTTATCTGCTGAGACAATACTGTGTGGGTGATAGATATTCACATGTTTGAGGTATGGAAAAGATTCTCGAGTAGTTCTTTCCCAACAATTTTTGGGTTCATTGTACTTATACCAACTTCGTACAGATTCTACATAGACCGTATCACTATCCCAGGCCACTTTTGACTTCATCTGGTTCAGACTAGACAATACTGTTCGAGTACCAAAACACAAATGAGGCAGATCCACAGGCGCATGTTTTTCATAATATTCAAATCTACCTGAACTTGTCCCGGCTACACCGCGCCAATCAGTGGTCATAGCATCAAACACATAAAATTCACGGCGCGGTAACCTGTGATGATCAACCCCATAAATAAATCCAGCACGGCCATGAACCGGAACAATTTCCGCCAATTCGTCTCGACTATCAACAATGATGGTTCCATAGGCCATGGTGCACTCCTATTTGAACTCTTTCTTGCAGGTCTGACAAACCCGAAATGTCTTACCACCCGCAACGTTCTCAACAAGCTTTCTTTTGGATGATGGACACTCGCAATAGAGACTCTTCGATTGACAGGAACACGAATCCTTGTTGCAGGCACCCCCACACTTGCAGGTTGATTCCCTGGGTTTAATGCCAACTTGAGAATGAGAGCAAGACCCCGAATTTGAACATCCCTGAGACTGGCCCCAAATCGATCTAGATGCTACCAATGACGATGCGTACAACTTCTCAGCAACACTACCCACCGGGCAATCTTTGATCGTGCTAGACATTTTACAACACACCCATGTGTGATTCTTTTCAGCCCATTCGTAATCCAAACCCTGGCGTACCGCCGTTGCCCTCATACCCTTTCGCCCTGGGATAAAATACAATTCAGCCCCGGTTCCCACAATCATGTGATCTGTGTCTTGCACACATTGAATCCGCTCTGAACCCATGGCTGTGACTTCTGGCATAGCGGCCCTTACAGGTCTCTTGTGTAGGTAAGAATCAAACCATGCCCCTACCGCTCTCCAAACACCATGACCAGGATCAAACTCGTAAACTTCCCGAACAGATTCAACGGAAGCCAACCGGGGCCCATGCTGATCCACCTTCGCAAGAAAATTGAGATCTGGAACAATGAAACGCGCGTACATCTCGACCTGTACACCGAAAGGTGCATAACTGCCACTGAGACGATTCGAATTTGGGCCCCTGCCGATCAATCCTATCCACTTGTTATCTACAGCTGAGTAGCCATAGACTGCCTGCAAACCATTCTCATCGACGATGTGTGCAATCCGACCATGCAATGGGCGAACATGCAGTAAAAACCGGGAATCATCAAATTGCATCAATCCGTGAGTCATGACCCGCCCCCTTATCCATCCGAGGTAGGCGCTTCCACCAACACGGCTTCGATCATGTCCGCCACTTTCGGCCAACTGTGGTGATCGGAAAGCTCGATTTCCAAGTCGGCCAGCTTCGAACCCAAACGAGTGAATTCATCCGAATTCTGAGATTCCCAACAACCAATCCCGACCTGAATCAACTCGATCAAATCATCATTGGCCAAATCGTCTTGAACAGCCTCTAATCGGCCAATCAGATCCCGCCGATACTCGATATACTCAACCACATCTCCCGTCAATGCCGTGTGGTTGTACTCGGTCCAAGCCTGAGCCACGATCGCCCTCGCGGCCTCCTCCGGCCTCATCGTGGGGAACAATTCCGTCAACCTGGATTCAGACATCCAATCTTCCACAGCCTCTTCTGTGGCCATAGGCCAATTGTCCGAATCAATGATGTCTTGGATGTTGTGGGCAATTACCCCAAAGCGCATACCTTTCAAGGAAGGCACACCATCATCGACTTCCGATGCCAACCGCAGAATTTCTTCCAAACCTGGCCGAACGTCATTGAACAGCTTTCCGACTTCCACGACCAGGAAGCCGCTCGGAACGATCCATTCTATGATTTCACCACGAACAACAGCTTGTGACTTGATTCCTTCTTGGCGTTGATAGAGCAACAATTGACCCGTGATGAGATTAAGAGTCAAAACCCAAACGTAACCAATGTCGATTGCCAGATACTTGCCTTCAACGACGATTTCGTTTCTCAGAGTTACCATTGATTTTCCCCTCGCGTTAAGTACACCTAAAGACATACACCATAATGGTGTATGTGTCAAGAGAGAATCTGGAAAGGAATCAATTTTGACTGAATTTGATCGGTGTGAATCCACCTTTGACTGGTCGATGGGTCTTGAGCACCGACTCACCAAGACTTTCATCCACCCTATTCAAAACCTCAGCACCGTGCACTTCGAGAATCCGTTCACGGGCCGTTTCAACAGTCGCCCGAAGCAACACGTACCATTCGCAATAATCGAAATTCGGGTCTTCATCCTTGAACTTCCCGGCGAGTTCCCAAAGCCGCAAAATAAAATTTGTACGGTCATAGCCGTTGATCATCCATTTAGGCATTGTCAACACTCCGTTAAGGGTGGTGGTAAAGCCATAGACATGGACATCTTGTACTTGTCCCGCTTGGCCATGACGTATACCTCTTCAAGGGTGTCCCTGTCTAACGTCCCTTTATACTCAGACTCACAATCCATCGTAAAGGGCGAGTCCGTCTCGTAGTACACGTAGGCTACCAAATCAAAAGCGTCACAATCAGAAGCAAACCCGATCATCTGAGCCAACTTCAGGGCCACCTCTTTGCTCTGCAAAGGGAAAAAGTACCCTAATTCATTGGCTTCCTTTTCCATGGCCTCCTGTTTCGCTCGCCATGCACCCGAATAGAGTTCATCTTCCAGGATTGAAGGACACAAACACCACAATATCTTGTAGACCTTTTTCGCCACTGGGTTGCTCCACTTTTATCAGGGTTCACTCTCAACTGGCACAGGATGGCCTTCGAACTTGTTTATCACCCGGTTGATCCAGGCTATGTCGGATCCTTCCTTCTTTGTATCGATCAAAACCCCATGGTCACGAAGGGCAACTGCAGAAAGGTCAGCATAAATTCCCATGGCATTCGCGCCATTCAAATGCTGAGCAAGGATATCAACCGTATCCCCCGCCAACCATTCAACAAGAGACTTGACCGTTGGTTCGAAGTTCTGCATGGACTTTCCAAATTTGGACATGTTCTCACCCTCTCAGAAAGGCTGCACAACCGAATCAAGCCAACTCTTTTGTATCCTCCAGATGATCTCCCGACTGATCGATTTAAGCGACCGCGAAGCGTCAACACGTTTGACATATGAGCCGGTTACTCCTCGATAGACCCCTGCTACCTGTGCAAGGTACTCCTTTTGCTCAAATTGCGACTCTCCGCACTCTCGGCCACAAATCCGATTCCAAGCATCTTCAACCGGTAATTCAAACACCAACAGCAGATCCGGCCTGGGTGCAAACTCAGTGTTCATTGCCTTGATCTCAGCTGCCGAAAACGGGACATCGTCTCGGACACTCTGATAGGCCATCGTTGAAAAATAATACCGATCTAGGAGCACCACGATACCTTGGTCCAACGCAGGTCCTATCGTTGTCTGAACATGCCATCGCCGATCCTGGATGAACAACGCCAACTCCTCCAACGGTGGGTACCGCCCTTCCACTGCGGCCCGGCGCAAAGCCATCCCATACTGGCTACGTGTTGGCTCTCGACTCAAGATGTGGGGTACTGATCGTTGGGACAAATACTCAGATGCGCACTGAATCTGGGTGGACTTACCAGACCCATCAATACCTTCAAAGACAATCAAAATTCCACGATGTTCAAACAACGTCCCGTCCCGAGTTCAGACAATCCCACAGAGTTAATCCCAACTCGAAAGCAACTTGAGTCGTACTGCTCAAAATTCGACCAATGCAGCAACCCGCGCGCATGCACTCATCCGCCGTCATGAAATGTGAAATTCCCAAGGAAGTGATCGCTTGCCGAGTCCAAGCATCCCTCAAAATCTTTGTGAGATCTCCAACCGCAATTTGAAGAGACAGGATTGGATGTATTGGGGACGCACCTTGATCCGGGTACTTCATGGAGGCACAGGCATTCATCAGATCAACTAAAGTAGATTCGTCGGACAGGTTCATTGAGACACCCGCTTGCATTCAAAATCAGGATTCAGGCGATTCAACTTCCACTGTGACCTTGACGGTCTCAGTCGATTCACAGATTTCCTTCTCAACAGCTTCCATTTCGATCTGATAGTGCCATTCAATCCATGATCCTGTCGGCCAGGTTTCCATGATATGCATGTTCAAGACGGCCGTCCCATCCGGATAGAATTCAACTCGTCCTTTGTACTCTCGACAACCCACAACAACCACACCAGGTATTGCGATTTTGTAATTGCACAGCACCGCGGCCGATTCCGGATCAAAGGTACCCATACAACCCCATGCGCTCAATGTGTCCCAGGACCGGACAACATGAACATTGACTTCCTCATTTTCGTGGATCTCATCCACAGAAGGCTCCGGGAATTCATTGTCTTTGAAAGTGATCTTGCCCTTGGTCACTCGATAGACACCTGCCACACTCTCTGAAGTCAGGGTTTCATGGTCGTACTCGGTACCACCACAACCGGTAAAAATGGAAAACAGAACAAAAACGACCAACAAAGAAGCTACGCGATCCATGATTTTCCCCTTTGATAGCGGTTACCCGCCGTTTGCGTTCATTCTCTGTGTACACCATTATGGTGTATCTGTCAATGGAAAATCTTTCCAGAAATGAATTTTTCTTCTAAAAGCTGATTTTACTTACAGGCGCGGGCGGGTCTCAATGGAAGTTCCCCCACCCTTCCAGCAGGAAGATACTCGTACCGAGTGCACGAACGACACGATCTGTACTGGACACACTTTCGTCTCCAAACTGTCTTGATACCATTTTCCGTCGGGACGAAAAACCGTTTTCTCTTTGCCTCGACACACTCTCGACCATCCAGGTCTGTAGACCATTCCACACACTCTGTGTGATACGAGAGGTAAACACCAGTCCCCACTGCGGCCAGGATCGCAATGGCCGCTAAAACAATGCCCAACTCAACCCATGGCAGACCTCGAATCCACCAACGTACATCCCGAAAGAAATACCTCATTTAAGCCTCTTGACGGCATCCCTGTTTTTGTCTGCCACCATCATTGAATAATTGGACAAATCAGCCGCAGCGTCCCAGACCTTGTCCTGATTACCGGGCTTCTGGAGAAGGGACAAAAGGGTGTTCACTCTCGCTTGGAGCTTGTCTTCCAGGAATTCAATCGGACACTGTCTCCAATGAACTTTGTGTCGATTCAACATCAGCTGCTTAAGCATCCGGGCAGCAAACGACCAAACCGCCGATGTCAACAGCCCCGATGAATTCCGATCGATCTTCCGTTCTGGAAATCCCAATTCAACATTCATCGGCCATGACCTCTTCTGGTGTTTTCAGAATCTCATGAGATTCAACATCGATCCTCCAAGATTCCTTTTCATCAGTGATACTGATGACCTTTGGACTGGAAAACTCACGATTTCCACCAGGACCCATCGGAATGTCAAACCGACTGAACAATGCCTTGCAGAACTCCTCTTCAGGCACATAATCAACCTTTTTTTCGTACAGCCCCGCTTGGGCACTCTGAACCGTCACATGGGTGTCCTCGGATGTGTACCGGACAACTTTAATTGCACTTTTCGGCAAGTCCAAACTGGAACCTGGTTCTCTGGAGAATTGCACACATTGGATCAAATGGTTCCCTGTGATCCCCAAATCATCCAACAAATGATTCACCTGCCTATTGGCATCCAGAAAAAACGTTGTGTTCCAAACCTTCATACCGTCACTCCTTTTTGTAAATAACCACCCTCTTGACTTGTCTTTGTGGAATGGGAGACTTTGGTTTAGGTACCTGGGGACCAATTGACTTGACGACACGCCGATTCTTTTCCATCCGCCCGGCCACCCGCGCAGCATAAGCCTTCCTCGCTCTTTCAGCCTTTTGAAAACTCTCCAAACACCGAACACAGCACCGCGGATCCGGCCTATTGGAAACCTCCTCCGGATCAAACGGCTTGGTCAAATCCCAAGCCACAAACCGACCACACAAAGCCTTGGTATCCGCCCCTCCCCCAAGCCTTTTCCCCTTCTTTGTCAGCCTGCGAATATGCCATGGTGTTTCCCCATTGGCGTAAACCGACTCACAATATGCAAACCCGTATTCTTCCTTTTTCGGCATCCTCAAACCTCCGTGACTTGGAACACACCCTCAGGCCATAGCCTCCCCCAACGCAAAAGCGTCTGAGCGAGTCTGTTGACCTCCACCATCTCTTCGGAGGGTCCATCTTGAGGATTCACTGTGGCGTAAAAAGGACCCATCAAATCCACAATTTTCTCATACACTCGTTGTCCCACCATCCCATCCAGCAACATGGGGGTCTCCTCCCCAAACAACAACCGCATCTCCGGCCAAGGAAGCTGGATGGCTTGAACCAACTCTCTACCCAAAGGATCTAACCCCGTCATGTAAATCAACTTGGTAAACGGCTTGAATTTTGCTTCTCGCACTGAACAAATAAACATCACGTCAACAAACCGCCAAACTCTGGCAGGTGCACCAGCTCAATCCCGGGATTCTGACCCAACAGCTGAGACGCAATCGGGTCAGCATAATCGGCAATGAAATACACCCGACGAACCCCCGCATTGATCAACAGCTTGAGACAATGCGCACACGGCCGATTCGTGCAATACAAATCGGCATCCTTGGTACTCACCCCATTGAAAGCCGCCTGAACCACCGCATTGGCCTCAGCATGTACCGCCCGGCACAGGTCCAATCGTTTGCCGGAGGGAATCTTTTGCTCAGTCCGAAGACAACCCAACTCCAAACAGTGATCCATACCCTTCGGTGGGCCGTTGTACCCTGTAGACAAAACCTGCCTGTCTCTGGCCAGCACGGCGCCCACTTGCCGGCGAATGCATGAAGAACGCATCCGGACCGTTACAGCCATCTTGCAGAAGTACTCATCCCAGGACACCCGTGTCATCGCAAGTCCCCCGACGACCGAATCACACCCCTCTTTTTCCGATCGGCCAACTTGAGGACATTCTGTTCAGCAACCTGCTGCAAATTTGAATTCATGAAAAGGGTCAAATTCGTAATTTGGATCAATACTAACCGCATTCGACCAACCAACACATGATGGCCAGAAAGATCAAAAGAGTCTAACTCAGAAGCCTGGATATTATTGTTTCTCCAAAACTTTTTGTATCCTTCAGCCAAATACCCAACTTGGGAAACAAGAGATTCAGCAGCAACAGTTGGCCATTGTACCGACCTTTCAAATGAAGCATGAAAAAGTTCAAACGTGGTAAAACCACCTGTTAACGTTGTCAAAGGTATCTTCCAAACATGAGACAAAACAAATAGATACCAAAAAACATCCCCCAATTCCAAAATGAATTTCTTACCGGTTGGAGACGCCACCTTGAACATACATTTCGGATCCTCCAACCAAGGAACCAACGCCTTTACTTCGGATGCCTCCCCCACCAGCCCCAACAGCAAATAAATTGACTTCGGTTCCGGCATCCCTTCGGCCGTGACCAAAGCCTGATCCAAATAATCCTGAAATGTCAAAATCTCCACAGAAGGATCCTTTCTGGGCTAGGAATCAAACCCCCGCCTGGAACCCGTCCGGCCCCTCCTGTCCTCTCTATGACCATTCCGGGATCTACCCCTACCCCGTCCTCTCCACCCCTCAGATGCCGCATCCTTGTCTCTCTGGTGCTGCCTTCTGGAACTCGGCCGCGTGTTCTTTGGGGCAACCGGCCCCTCCCCATTGAAATCATGATGACCGAGCCAAACTTTCTCGGCCTTCATACCTTTCTGCCCCACGCCGACCGAAACACACACCTTGTCCCCTTCCGCCAGCGTTTTGAATCCCTCAGTCTGAATCGCGGACCAATGGACCATCACATCCCCATGGTCGGTCGCAATGAACCCGAACCCCTTTGTCTCGTTGAACCACTTGACTTCCCCGTTTGTCATCCCTGTGAACATCTAGTCACTCTCCCTATCTCGTGTGGTAAACCAAACACGGTTGATTAAGTGTCTCCAGATCGAAGGCTTCATCCGATCCAAGACCAATTCCCGCACCCGGTGATATGGGATTGGGTAAAAATCATGAGAATCAACACCCACATCCAATTGCGGAACACCCCTGGGGGCAAAAAGCCGCCCGTGAGAATGGCCATGCAGGTTCCAGACTGACCCCGAACAGCCCGGCCATGTCCGCAACGGATAGTGGGTCAACACCATCCGCTGGCCATCCAAATCCAGATTGTAGAGATCCTTAATGAACTCGAAGCGCTTTGCCAGCCGCCCCTTGATATGGGAATCGTGATTACCGCGGATCAAAACAATCCGGCCGTTCAGCTGTCGTAGAAGACCCATTCCCCAATCGCCACCACGCCAAAGAAAATCACCCAAAACATAAACAATATCAGAACGATTCTTCACCCTTTGATTCCAACGATCAATGATTTCTTGATCGTGCTCCTCGATGGAAGGAACCTGGATCACCGGATTTTGAAAACATGACCGGCCTTGTCCTATCAATCTGATTTTTCGGTGGCCCAAATGGAGATCGGAAGTGAAAAACACGTTGGTCACGGGGAACCCCTTAAACTAAGTGACCACCTGCCTAAACGCGTGGGGAAGGGGGACGACAGGTGGCCACTTTTACTTGTGTCACTGATCAATATAACGGCACACCAGAATGGTGTCAATCTTTTTCTTCACCCAACATCCATTTTTCCCCGGCTTCGGCCTCTTTCTCCGAAATAGGGCACCCTTCTGGAAGAGTGTTGCCAAGTCGAGCGAACACCGAAGGCCATTGATAGTCGTAGACATGCAAGCCTTTCGAGACGGCCACGATCTCACCATCACCGACACCCACCTCACCGGCCATGTACTCCTTAAGCAACTGCAAGCCACCCAGATTTTCTGGCAGACCAGCCCAGCAATCCCAACTGCGGAAGTAGACCACAAAGTGAAGCTTACCATCCATGACTCTGCAATCAATGAGACGCAAACACGGGGGATGCTCCTGATGAACACTTTCCGTGCCACCGATGGTAATCGTAGCTTGGTTCGTACCCGGACCATGAAGCCTCAGCATCTGAATCACCGGGCCCAACTGACTTGCAATGTACTGCCCATAGGTATACATCTCGTTTTTCTGCATTTCCCCTGAGAACAGATAGTCCTGAAAGTACTTTTCCACAGCTTCCCGATCCGTAGGTGGACTCACCCCCGGAGGAACCTGGGGAACACGGGGCTCATCAAACGGATGTGTCACCCGCAAATTCACCATCGGCAATTCCAAACGTCGATTGCCCTCGTACGAACCCTTTTGAATGACGTAGACCCGACCCTTCTCAAATACCTTTCGAAGAGCCAAAAAATGGGCCTCATCCAATGTTCGCGCATTTACTACTGAGATTTCCATGGACAGTCTCCTAGTAAGTCATATCTTCGTATTCCACCCCAGCCTGGATCTGCCGATACCGCTTGACCCAAGCTCCCAACACCCCAGCAACCGCTTCTTTCACCCGCAGCGTCGGCGCAATCAAACTAGCCAACTTGTTCCGTGTGTGCCAATTCCGAACAGATACTTTCAGCTTTCGACCCAATACCAACAATTCGGCCTTCCAGAGAGACAAGAGCAATCGCCGTACTTCCAAATTTGGATTCCTGCTGGCTGGTCTCACCCGATCGAACACAACCCCTTGAGAGGCCTCCCGAGCAACCAACACACCCCAATACTCTGGAAGTCGATTGCAAGCCAATTGGATGTAACGGGCCGTAGTGACCATGGTCACCTTAGGAAAAACCAAATCAAAGTACTGCGCCTGAAAGACGGCCCTATGGATGTGATCTCGGTCTCCTTTGATTTCGTATCCGTGAAATGACTTGCGGTGGAGCGCGACCACATCCATAATCACCAATCGATCCGCAACC